CTCCATTTGTCTTAACTTCAGTCTTCAAAATCCCCAACTCCTCCAGACATCTCTTCACATTCCAGTATGGCAAATCAACGACACTGCTGATCAATTCGACGGAGAGAGGTCGATTCAAAACCCTCACCATCTCCACGGCATTCGCGACAAGCTGCTTATGTTCAGCATGAATGACTTCAGGATTTGTATCTGGGTGAAGCGAAACGACAAATGAATGGTTGGCGATGAATGCTTCTGGCTCAAGACAGGGCGCGGTCCAGTGCATCGCCGCCATGATTTTCATTCCAGGTCAGAAAATCGATTTGTCGGCAAGTTTAACTGATGATCTAAACAAGTGCAAGTAGAAATTTGCCTTTTGTCTTTTCAGGCCGGTTTAGGTATCGAGAGATATCGCCAATCTGCAACACTTTCCCGCTCAGGATCGGCCCCGACTATCGTTGGTAGGTATGTAACACTGGTGTCCATGTGCGAACAGAGCATAGCGTCCGCACTGTCAGGCGAACGTTTGAGTCTTGCTTTGATGTCATCCTTCGGCTCGACCAGCAGAGTTCCGCTAAATCTATCGACCTTGTATGACGGCGCGAGAAGCTGAAGCCGCAGTTTGTTCTGCACACTCTTCGACATACGCGACAAGTCGATCATCCCCTTTCGCATCTTCTTTCTGTTCTCAAACCACATCTCAGCGCGCTTGTTGTAATAGATTTTCTTTCCTGACACGTCCAAAATTTCAGATGCCTCACTCGCCTTGAACCCAGACCAGTCGCGAGGCGCAACACAGTGAGACATGACTCCACTGCCCATACCGTCCAGTTCAATAATTACCTTCACCTTGTCCGGAATGAGCGGGAGGCGATCCATCGTAGCCTGTCTGTTGTACCAACCACACCACTCGATAGATAATTCCCAGAGCCGCTTGGCGGTCTGATCCTGCGCCCAACCGTTGTGCTCCTCGTGATGGAGACTGAGCGGACCCGTCCTTACGTGAATACTCGTTTGATCATCCCCGAATTCTGCCGGGTCGCAGCCGATTATGATTCCGCAATGACTCTCCCAACAAAACTGCGGACTGAACTTCGGCTTGATGGCGCGTTCCCAATCAGATGCCCCAAAGATTGTATTAACACCTTCAGTTGAACGGATACCAAGAGCACGAGCCAAAAACTGCGGTCCAGGTCGGAACCATTGCCTGGGACCATCAATTATGGCCCAAGGAGGATACCACTCGAAGTCCATCGGCATGATGTCATCGCCAACATTGACAGGATCGCACCAGTCACTCACCCAGTCATTTAATTGCGCCAGAGACACGGCATCAGGAATCGGCGGACGTTCACCCTTAAGAGCGGCAGCAATGTTAGGATGGTCGATGGAAGACAAATTATAAACTTGCCATTTAGGATTACCACTCAAATCGACAGCAGTGTCCTCCAGACAACTTTGGGAATCCGTCGTGATGGGATTTCCGATTGCAATCCAGCAGTGATCCATCTCGGGACCTGGTTGATACATCGTGTTGATCGTGGTCCAGTAAATCGACTCGATCAGATCGGCCTCGTCTATCAAAAAGCACATATGAGGTCGGTGACGACCGACGAAATTGTTTCCGCTCCGCGCCGTAAATCCCATCGCCTGGTGCTCTTCATGGTCGAAAATTGCCGCTGCTTTTGGTCCGATGTATGGCGTTAATAATCCGGCTCTCGCTCGTTGAAGACGCACCTCAGTCCAAAGTAGTTGCTCGATGTCTCTAGCCGTGGGCGCCGTGGTAATCACCCAAGATGGATCGCGAGTATCATACCACCAAGAAAGAACAGAAGCACAAAAGTTCGTTTTTCCAATATTATGACCACTGTTCACCTTTACACGACCAGGAAGTTTTTTGTAAAGTGTGGCCTGCTGATCGGTCGGGGTGATCTTCAGTATGTCAACCACATAACCCAGACAGTCATATCGGTACTTGGCGTATTTCGCTTTGAGGTCTTCACCGGACTGAGAAGAAGTGATCGTCTTGGAAATTTCTTGCGGCGTGTAATAGTCGAGAAAGTAAGCAGAAAATGGATCGGCCATCTCGACACATTAAACAGTGACAAAAATCGGAACGGTTGATCATTCTAGTCGATATGACGCAATCGGAAAGGCAGATTAAGGTTCCATCAATTTCTCACCAGCAAAACCTCAGCCTTGGATTTATTCACCTGCGTCTTTCCTTGCAACAAATTCCACTTCCATTCTGACTCAGGATACAACTCGCGGATCAATTCACAATCCCCATACCGAACCACAACGCGAGAATGCTCAAACTGCGAAAGTCTCGCAGCCAGCTTCCTCTGATGTGCTTCCGTAAAGGCAAACTTATAATTATCTCCATCTTTGGGCCACGGTGCATCTATGTACAGTCCATGCTTCGGTAAGTCATGACAACGGTCAAAAAGAACAAAACAGTCCTCCGTGCTGAACGTACAACGACGAAATATCTCTCCGAAGTCCTCCAGTGCTTTCGTCGCGTTCCGAAAACGTGTCGCCGAATCCCCTCCACCATCCTTCCACCGGATCGAGAAGGACGAGTCGAATTCTTTCTTTGTACCAGCATCCCCGTTCCTACAAAGCCATGACGCACAAAAATACCAGTAAGCCCAATCGAACGCGGAGAGTGTGTTAGGATTCTCTTCCTGAAGTTTACACCATCGCTGAGACTGCTTGAGTTGATCGGGATGCACCGCCGTCCAATCGAGGTCTTCAATCAACAACTTACGCTGCTCACGATCCTTGACCACATTGGCCAGATTGATGACGTGTCGATGAAGATCGTTGACGATGATGGATGGAGCGGTAATGTACTTGAGTTCACACATCGACCCAGCACAGGCGATTACGACGTGGGTACAGCCATGAAGTACATTGCCGACGTTTTCGGCGATGGTGCGACCGGAACCAAAATAAGGAATGAGGGCAGAGACCTTCTTCATGCTTTTATCGGCTGAGGTACTTCGAGCGTGCTCATAAAATCAATAATCTGTTTCAGATCAGCCTCGTCGTGACACATCATATTTACTGTCTCGAAATACCATTCACTATCGATCAGCAGCAACCGACCGCACGTTTTACCTTCTTGAGTGATATGATAGTCGCAAACTTGTTGCCTGCTTGTTTGAATTTCAATTTGCTCATTTTTCACCACTCGTTCCTGTTGAGATATGCCAACTCAATCTCAGAATCACTACTACCTAATCTTTCGTCTTCGGCGATCTGTACCATAGCATTTGTAAACTCACATTCCACAGGCGGTTTTGTCTTCAGACAAACCATGCACTGCCACAAAGCCAATCGGATCGTTCGTGGTCCAGGTTTGACGCGCAATCGATGGCCGCACGCGGGGCATTTTGGTTTGTTCATTTCATATCCCCCGGTAAAAATACCCTGCCGGGCCGACTTCGGGCTTACAGACTTCTACCCCTGCGTTCCCGGAGCGTAGAAGAGGCCCGGCAGGTTTGCTCAAGGTAAATTCAAAACAAATCCATACGCGTCACATCCGTCTTCCCGAACCTCACTGAAGTAATTCACCACCGTGAAGCCTACCGACCGCAGGAACAACTGCGCGGCCACGTTCTTCTCATGCACCGTCGCGGTCAGTCGGCATTGGACTTTCTTCGCGACCAATCGAAGATTCGAGAGGTCGTTATTCTTTGGATCGCCATCTTTGTGCCTCACCTGCGCGAGTGGAGCAGAGAGTGCATTCATCGCCTTGATCATCAACCTCGTACCGATCCCCTGCCGCTGAAACTCGGGCCGTATGGCCACGTAGTCCACTTCCACGAACGTTTCCTGCTGACTGGCCAGCAAAAAGCCAACACAACTACCGCCCGAATGAGCCACAAACCCAACGACGTTGCCACACTTCAGATATCTCTGAAAGCCGAACCTACCCCACTGCTTGCCGCCAGTTGCTTCGTATTCGACGGCAGCCAGACTCTTGTAGTCCTCGACCGTCACGGGACGAATCTGAACGTTCCTGGAGAGGAATGACGAGATTTTCACGGGTGTCTCCATAAGGTCCTTACTTATTGTATCGCCGGTCATGGTCATTTGCCTCTCAGTAGCTGCACAAGAATAGGACAAGACGCGTCCGGAGAACGCCCTCCGGAAGCGCAATAAGAGTCACTCTCACACAGATCGACCAGAACATGACGATCCTCCTTGAAATTCACGCCGCAACAACCTCCAGCGCGTCCATGATGGTGTATGTATCCCCGCCCATGCGAATTTCCTGGATGGAATCCAATGAGTATGTCAAAAACACGAGTGGATCTTCCAACCCCTGATTCGCGTAGCTATTCACCGGCTTCATGTACGGCTTTAAGTCTTCCTTGTTCACCTCTTTCCCTTCGGCATCCTTGTAGCTCGGCTCCTCGACCGTCGAAATCCTCATAAACCGCACATACAGCCGCTTGCTGTCGCTCTTGTGAGCACACAGAGGAGTCAGCTTGCCATCGTCCAGAATCGGCTGATGCCAACTCGTCCCTGCACGGAACTCGTCAGGAGACTTGCCTTCCTTCTCCAGCCTGCGAAGCACGCCAACATCGTAATGAAAATTGACCATGCCATTGACTGTACTCGTTTTTTGGATCGGTCTGGCAAAGGGGATCGGTTGTTTGGTCCTTTGGTCCTTCGCATACACATCGGCTTCAGTCGTCGCCGTGAAGGTTGCGGCAGCAGAGCCTTTAAGCTGCATCAATTGTTCAACCAATTGCTCTCGCGTGATAGTGGCCATTTTTGTCTCCAGGTTTTGGTGGGTAATCATTCCCACACCATGAGTATACACCCGGAAGACAAAAAGGCAAGTAATTATTTTGCCTTTTAATCGACTAACGGTTGAATGAGCGCTTGGATGTCAAAACCCCGATCATTCTTAGCAGTGAACCACACCGGTTTGCCGTTGCCTTTCACAACCATCTCGACCCTACGCTCTTCTTCTCCCAAAACGTCTGCAATCGTATCCATGAGCGTGGAGAGTTGAACTGGACAAAAAGCAGACATGCTTCCGTTATTTTCATTCCACTTCGCCGCATTCAGGATGTTCTCCGTCGGCACCCACCGCCCTTGGATCGTATCGATCTGTTCCATCGGAAACTCTTTCAGATCGGTCGCGCCGAAGGCAATCACTTGCTCGATTTGTTTGACTTTTTCTAACGTTTTTGTTTTCTTCAGTACACTCACTACCTCTTTCTCCACTTCCCTTTCTACCTTCGTACCGATTTGCACGGCAAGCTGCTTCAGATCATCAAACACACCACACTTTCTCGTAGTCCGCTTCGCCATTGCGAATGCCTTATCCCAAGTCTCGTACGGAACGAGTGAGGAATCCGAACCGTTCGGTATGGCTTCCAGGCCGGGATGGACGGGATAACCATCTTGGGAACCGCACGGCCCGGTCACACGGATCATGATGTGCGCATCGGTCGCCTCCACCTGAAAGCGATTGTCTGGCAGGAATTTGAGATAAACACTCCCCAAAGCAAATCGCCCGCCAGCATCTCGCCGATCGGCACACTTAGACACAGACGCCAAACAGAGAGGTAAAAGACGCATTAAAAGTCTCCTGTAAGGAAATGTAAGTTAAAGCACTTACTTACCTCTAACATTAGTAAGTAAGTAAGTAAGTGGAAGTGATTAGACAGACGCCAGAGCAGATTCTGTCGCAACGATCCTTTCCATCGTCTTTGGAAATTTCTCAACGAGGAAATTCCGAACTGTCGCATCTGCTGCAATACAGCCAGCTTTGCGAATTTCAGCTACGACTGCTGCGACAGATGAGCAACCATGAAACCACTCGCCTTCTTCCCACGATTGCTTGGCCACATAGCTCCAAGCTGTCTGTGACAATTTGAGACGATAATCAGTATTGGACCACTTGCCATTTTTTTTGTAATCGGCCTTGAGTACGGCGACTACGCCGGATATGTGTGACCCGGAAAATTCGTGGATTGCATCGCCTGCCCCGATCAGCAACTTGCTCTGTCGCCCCCGATGACCAATTCCATCATTCCACTCCAATTCGGTCGCTACCGTAGCGACCGAACACACGGTATACCGTGTAAGTCTAGCGCCAGCGGCAATCATTTCCGTCTGCCCATACTCTGCCCCACGGGGCGGATCGCCGGTGAATTCCACAGCCACTACCTGCACGGCCAGAGCCGCTAAGTGCAATGGCAAATTGCCAGCGACCACAGCACCGATGACATCAGCACGAACCGCAGACGCCAATACGGGAGCGTCTTTGAATTCCGGTGCATTCGTTTTGATGAACTCTACTGCCGCCGGGTGGCGGGAAACGATTAAATAACGGGACATAATAATCTCCTGTAAGAGTTGAGTGAAAGTAAAGATAACACATGGGCGACAAAAGGCAAATTAATCAGCAGGCATATCGGCGCAGCCTCGACAGGCCATTCCACCCGTCTCCAGGTCGTGTACGAGATTGTGCGAGCGTTTGCCGCACACGTAACACTGCTCTGCGCCCTCCGCCTTGGCCTGTTTCTGATCTTTTACAAAGTCAGAAATCGATCCCAAAGTAGTATAAACAGTAATCGTTCCATTCGAACCACGACGACCATTCCACCGCTCGCGTGGTTTATAGATTTTGGTCTGCTCCACTTCGGAACGCAGTGCCCAGAAGTCCAAAAAGTCGCCATTGGCATCTGGTAGTGTCAGCAATCGAACCTTCGTTCCATCGCGAGTGATCGACCCGGCAAAGTACTCACGACCTCTGTAGCGACCCTTCCCAGTCAGACGGATATTATCCGGATTTTCCTTGGGTTTCGGCGCATTGGGATCGACCGGAACCGCGCTGGCACTAACCAGAGCTTGAGCTTCAGCAGCCTTCGCCTTCCCTACCCACCACGCTTTGCGGTCTCCGTCCCAGTGCCCGCCCATCGCCTTGATGCGATCCTTGATTGGATAGGTATCACCAACCAGGTAGATACGGGACGTTTCAACTTGTAGTGCGACAGGCATGTTTGATCCTCTCTTTTGGTTTGGGTTTTTGTCTCGACATCATTTATATACTCCACGAAAACGAAAAGGCAAATAGCTATTTGCCTTTTCATCAAAAATCACGATTGGTGGCGAATTCTAAACGATTCAATAGCCATTGTAATGATTGCTTCAGGAGGAACGCCCTCCTGATTGGCGATCTCGTGGATAGTGGCAGCCACAGCCGGACTCACCTCAAATACAGTTTGAGGAGGCGGAGAATTGGACTCTTTAACAATCGTCGCCTTCGGATCGCCAACCACGACAAAACCACGATCCAGAGCCAGGTCGCGCGGAATCCACAGGCGAAACACACACTGTTCCCCACTGACGGTCGGATTCTTCGCACTGCCGCCCGAATCTGGTATTTCTCCATCAATCAGATCCGCATAAACGTCGGCAGCGTCATCGCGACCGCGTCGCGGTCGCGATGACGTGCCAACCCAAATGATAACAATTATCCGTGACGTCGTAACCCGGAAGTCCGGCAATTGCCTCGTCGAACTTTCCCGGAAACTTGATGATAGCTTCTTCAAGAGTCTCACAGCCGGTCTCCTGCTTCTCATCAAAAGACAAACGGACCTTTGGCTCAATCCCCTCACTCACTTCAACCTCAACCAAATCATCCTGATCCTCGCCGATCTGCTCCTGAATTGACTTCAGGCGACTGAGTGGCAGAACCCACCCGCCGCTCGCTTTGTCGAATTTGCCGCTCCATTTGCGGCACTGTTCGACCACGACACCGCAGTAGGGAGTGCTGACTACAATCTTGTTGTCCACGATTTTGTAACTGGAAATAGCCTTCATAAAGATTCCTTTGGTTTAGGTTTTTTGTCTCGACACATTCTTTGTACCATCCAAAATCGAAAAGGCAAATATTAAAATTGCCTAATTGATCATCTTATCATGGTTTAATTGCAAGATAGTTAAAAAGGCAAGATTTTGGTTTGCCTTCTTTCCTGGTGTAGTGTATGATCGATGTGTAAGACGAAACACCACACAGGAGACGAAGATGAAATACCTTGAATGGAATGCCGAAACATCGAATGGAAAAGCCGCAAGCGATGCAATTGGAGCATTTCCAGCATCGAATTTTGCTCGTTATCCAATACGAGACGACGACCACGAAGATATGATGTGGTCATGGTTGTTTAATGTCTTCTGCATCAACGCCTATATCGTTCATGATTAATACCTCTTACCTGGAGAATTGAAATGGGCCACAAAACACGAATGGACCGACATAGAGACCCCGGAGCCGCCTCTCCGCGAGGGATGGAAGCTCTGAAGGCAATTGCTACGGAACCGCAGACGCTCAAACCGAAAGAGGGCTACTATTGGGCATCCTATCTCGGACGCGCCAAAGAAATCGTTCACGCAACCAAAAACATGAGTCACTGGGAGGTTTGCAGAATCGGCGACGAGCGGATTTATCCCACGAGTGATTTCGTGTTTCTGGAAAAAGTGGAAGACAAATAATTTATTTGCCTTTTAAAATTCGTGCTGTATATATAGGTAGACAGGACGCGACTGATACCCCGACCCCCAAACTGGAGACGACAGATGAACACGACATACACCGTAATACGAATCGACTGCACGAATGACACTGAGACTGTGCTGCACACTTTCGGCGGCCTGGATCATGTGGCCTACGAATCCGCTCAGACCGCGTGCGCCAACGCCAACATGTTCGGCTCAAATCGTGGTGGACCGCTCCCTCGATTCCGACACGAGGTCCGCAAAGCCTAATCCCCCGACCTCTCGCGCCCTACTCTCACGGGAGTGGGCCACGAATGGCCGAAACCTTAACCCCGAATTGGAGTAATTATGACCACCATCGAATACCTAAAAACATCCCTGGAGCATGCACCGCAATCGCCCGGCCAGCTTGCGTCTAACCTCGTCGGTTGGAGCGTTCCGACCACAGAAGGCGATACATTAATTGTCTGCGCTCGTTGCGCAGGTCGCATCCTTGCGAGAGGATGTCACTTACCACAAAACAGCGAACCAATCTGGCGAAGTTCTGAAATTGCTTCGGTGGTCTGTTGCTTACACTAAAAGGTAAAACATGAACCAGATCAACACAATCCGACCTTATCTCTGGTGGGGATCTTGGGTCTTCGACGACGAGTCTGTCGGCCTAAACAAAGAAGCATTCGTGGCCGGAATGCCGGACATGATCGAACGACTCTGCACCGATCTCAAGATTTCCAACTACCGCGAGGATGGATTCATCCTCCTGTTCAGCAAAGATCCATTCCCCGGCGCGAAGGTGGTCCTGGAACGACAGGAAGAGGACTGTGGCGGAAATTGGTACAAGTGGCCGGAAACGGGACTTAGAGGCTGGTGTTGTCCTGCACTCGAAAAATATATTTTTCCGCCTCCAGATCGGATTTATGTGGATGTGAAGGAAATTCCGCCAGGAGGGGAAAAATGAATGCCTTCGATAACTGGCTCAAGGCAGACGTGTCTCATTACGCAGGAGGAACTAGCACGATTTGTTACGCACGTGCTGCCTGGAACGCCGCACTTGACGCAGCCTCAACGGAGATCGAATCTGAAATCGAAAGGTGGAGAAAGAACGACCCAGAAATCAGTCAAATAACCGGCCTGATGATCCACCAGCTTGCGAATATACAATCCAGAATTCAAAAACTGAAAGACAAAACATGAATCGCCTCACTATCTCCCTGATGCATCATCCGCGTATGACTCTCATCATGGAATGTTCCATCTGCAAACAGCCAGTGGATGACGAAGACCAAACCGCTGTCCAAGTCCGTCTGTTTGGTGCCAAACAATACTCGATTTGCATCGGCTGTGGTCAGGAGGTCGCAAATCCCGACCGTCCTTACAAAACTCGTTGGGGTGTTCGGTATCGATCCTTGAAATACAAAGGCAAAACATGAACACTTCTTATCTACACAATGACTGGAACGAGTTCGAAAAACTGTTCCCTCAAGCATACGCTTGGTTAATCGCACATTCACTAGTGCGAGAGAAGGAAACTCTGACAGCGGAAATGAACCGCCTGGAAGAGCATATAAAGAAAGAACCGGTGAACGCAGACTACAAAAGATGGGCGTGGATCAAGACACGCCTGCAAGAATTGAATGAAATACCGTACTAAACCACACCGAACCTCTCACCGACGAAGTCGGTCCATAATAAAACCCGCGAGGACAAAGCTATGGCCGACAAAATCGCGAAGGTTCCTAACTCCCGCCGCGCTGAATTCATACAGTCTTTTGTTTTACTCGTCCTGGAGATGCACAACATGGTCTCCAACGACGGTACAGTTCCACAGGGAACCATGAAAGATGTACTGCTCAACTACTCCGGTATGATCCCAGAGCAGAAACTAGTCGGGATTCGGTATTTGAACCAGATCCTTTGGGAAGGTGTAATCTAAATATCTACTTTGCCTTTCTGATTGTAAATCCTCCCACATTCCAGGAATCGGTCATTGCCAAGACACGATCCTTTGGCGCGATAGCAAAGCGTCCCTCAAGACCATCCGCTGACACAGCCGCGCCATTCAAATCGACGCCGTAAGGCAAACCGATGAACTTGAACGGTTCTCCACAATTCACGCATTTGATTCTGATATCAGCCTGAAACTGCATCGGATCGCCTGTGTCGTTCTCAAGTCGATTGATGTTGGCCGAACATTCAAATTCCATGTGCTGACAGCTATTCATCTTTTGCCTTTCAAAAGCTTCCGTGACCGTGAAACATACGCTGCGTCGGCTCGGCTTCACCTGTATTGTAGCCCGACCTCTCATCCTGTCCGATCCCAGAGACATTATCGGCGTAGCTCATGCCCTCCTCATCCATGCCACCGTCCATCTCATCGTCGTACATCGTCGGCTGACGCAGTGCGGCCAACCGCTCGCGCAAACGGCACAAACGACCGTGATAGTCCGTTCGCGAGTAACGAGCCGCCTGAGTGGGTTGATTAGCTCTACGTATATGCTCATGCCATGCCTGGGTCGGCTCTTCGAATCCTTCCGGTAACTGCTCGGGTGGATTATATGGACGACGATTCGCGCCAGATTCTTGTTCCATTCGATCCACATGAGAAGCCCACTCTTCGGGGCTGCTCTGCTCGTGTGTATCGGCCAGGTAGTCGTCAAACTCGCTCGTGGCGTGGTTCTTGCTCAGATCGAATGGATCGTGGTGAGCACTAATTTGTCTTTGATTCATTTCGTCTCGCCAACCTGCCAAGTCCTCTTCGTTGGTCGGATGTCCCACTCCAACTCCATGACGCGCCGGACCCGTGCGATAGGTCTTGTTCCAGATCATCTGCTGGTCGTGAGGATGGAGTTCATCCCACTCTGGAAAAACCTGCCGGAGACGATTCTCGTGCAATCGCCGATCCTGGATGTAGGTTTGTTGGAGTGGATTGTCGGCGTAGCGTGCATAGTTCGGATTTCGCCGTGCTTTTGGTCCGGTGTCGGGATAGGGATATCGAGGGTCCGGTCTCGTGGATGGTCTCAGCGGACGACGAGGAGGCATACGGTCCATCGGCAGCGCTTCTTCCGCTCGCGGATCGTGTCCGGAAGGCAAACGACGCGGCCCATGACCGCCCGGAGCCGGTGCTGCCGTGGCGGGGCCATAAATGCCCGGCTGGTCGGTCACGGCATACTTCGTCGAATTAGCTCCACAACGCGGACAGACGAGGTCGATGGAATCAGTGGCGATATACCAACGTTCATTGCACTGTCCGCAAGTCGCCTGTCTCCCGTAAGAAATCGAATGAAAAGGATTGGATGTTGAATCCGAATACCGCGAATATCGTGGTGCGGGGTGCGACTCACGCTCGGCCTCCCTCTCCTGCCGTGCGGCATCATCACGCATTCGCATCACGGCAGGATGATTGCCATAACCGTGACGTGTGTTCTCTTCGGCTGCGTGTTCTAATACTCGCGCGGCCCGGCGACGGGATTGAGGTCTGCGAGCGCGATCCGCGAAGTCCGACACGTCTTTGGGAGATTCAGCGTATCCGATTGGAATATCCGTCCCTGCATAGTAATCACCAAAATGAGGCATTTGACCAGCCCGACGTCGTTCTTTTCGTCTGGATGCTGGCGATAAAGTCTGCGGCGCAAGACCGAATGCATCTCCCGCATTACGAAATCGTTTGGCGGCTTGTGTATGTGCTTTGATTCGTCCACCAATTGCAGAATTTCGTCGATTCATGTCGCGCGCCTGCAAACCGTGCCCTAATGCCTGTCCGACATTCGGATGTCCGATATCTGCTGGATAGATCTCAGTCGGATAGTCAAATGTGTTTCCTGGTCCAGGAATATCACCTCTAGAAGCATACTGCTCCGCTGGTCGATTGCCCTGAATATGCAAATACTCGTCGTTGGGATGTTGCGCGGTCGGCCTCCTGCGCATGGCGCGCTCGGCCATCCAGTTGGCTTCCTGCTCCTCCTCCGGTGTCCAGAGGTGAGCCTCCTCACTGCCACCAACGGGAGCATTCCCATGCAAGTGGATGTGGTCTTTGAGATAGTGAAGCTGATGTGCGAGCTTATTACTCAAGTTGACAAGGTGGTAGAGTGTAGGTTGACGCATGAAAACCTCCAGTTCCTGCTCATTCTACTGAAAGCCCGTCAGGCCGTAACCTTCTCTTTCTCCCGAATGATCTTTCTCATTCGGTCTAAACACATTTGACATGTCTTTTTATTCGTACCATCACTCGCCAGAAGCCGACGGCCTATATGCCCTTTCGAATGTTTCTTGCAAAGCGAAACGGAATCTCCATCCTGATAAATACACCACTTCGAATCGCACCTATGGCTCTTGCCGAAGATAAATTCATCGTAAGGACTCGAAAGAATTAATGATTTGCCTCTCACTTCCGCCGTCATGACGGTGATGACTTCGGCGTGAAGTATCGAAGTCGCGCGCATGATAAAGAGTACGCCATCATGGATGCTGTAAGTAGTCCCCGACACTCGATCCGCAATGAATGGAACCGGCTCGCCTTTTGGAATGAGTCGAGACTTGCGCGCGCTCTCGATCAGGTCGTTGCAATCCGTATCGCGAACTCGTTCCCGCCAACGCTCCATCGCGTGATTGGAGACGTCGAAAGTCGCCTTATCCAGTTTCATGATATCTAATTTGCCTTTCCGTCGATCATGTCCGAAGCCTTCCTGTCGAACAGCTTCGTCGTCTCCAGATCGACTGGCGGTTGCTGGTCCAATTCGGGAATGTACTGCCCGATCCACTCCTGCTTCTCGTGCGTTTGAAAAATCACACTCACGGATCTCTTCCCGATACTGCACTGAGGATGCTTGAGAGCATGGTCGTCCCCGCAATACTGAGCCATGCCATTGACCCAACCACATAAAAGACGATCTCTTTCTTCGCCTTCGGCGGATGCCTCCTGTTCGGTGCGGGCTCGTACTCTCACCTCACCACGACGTTTGCATTGATCGCACTCGTAGTATGCCACGATGGTCGGCTTACCGATCACAGGCCGCACGTCGATGGGCGGATACTTCATGTAAGGTGGTTGTTCTGGCATCGTTAATCCAAACCCCAAGTATCCCCAATAAACCATCCAATTAGAGCGCCCGCAATCAACGCCAAAAGAGACAGGAGCAGAGCTAACTCGCTCGTCACCATCGGCTGCACAGCCTTGACCGGCTTATTGAGCGGCATGTGCCAATCCGGTTCAGGGTCGTCGTCGTCGATCATTTCACGAACATCCATTTGAACTTCCGCAATCAATACATGTTTTACAACTACCCGCCTGGATGAGACGGAACGATCCGCACTTATCGCATGTTTCCCCATTCGACGATACTGGGATATTCCGCTTGACCAGGTTGGGAAGTCTCTCGTCTCGCGCGAAGATCGACTTCAATCCCTCCTGGTCGTAAGAGGCAACAATCTGATACACGTCTCCAAACGGAGTGCCGCTACGCAGAAGAGCATAAGCTTCAGAAAGACTAATCATGTTTTGTCTTTCCGATCTTCAACCACGACGGGCTTGTCTTCGGATTGTGGAACCTGGATTGTACCACTGACAGAGAATTGGAGTATCTGTCCATCTTCGGATAAACTGTAATTGGTGTTGGTCAGTCGGCAATTCGCAATCTCGCCGAATCCTTTCATTGCCGCACGAATTCCGCTGATTCCGGCCTTCATTGCGTCCGGCATGGGCTGTACGTCTTTCGGCTCCCCGATTTCACCTAACCTGTTTATCCTTCCCGTCATTCTTTTCGTCTCTTCTCGCATCTTGTCCAAAGTCACGCCCATGCCCAAAAGAACAGTTCCTCCAATGCCTTCCGCCTCACGAATCAGACCGAGAAGGATATGCTCTGTCCCAACATAACTGAAAAATAAAGCACGAGCCTCCTCAATCGCATAATCAAGGGCTTTCTTGGCTCGCGGCGTGAGGGGAAGTCGGCCCATCGCAGATTCGCTATTGAGTAAGTGTGAATGAATGTGCTTTTCTGTTTCCCTCCGAACCGTATTCAGATCAATACCTAACCGCTTGAGCGCACACGGACCAACTCCATTACCTTCTTTCAATAGTCCAAGCAAAATATGTTCGGTGCCGATGTACTCGTGGTTGAACCGCTGCGCATCCTGATTGGCCAGTTGCATCACCTTGCGGGCGCGGCCTGTAAATCGCTCGTACATTTCTCACTCCAATATATTTGTACAGAGAATCCCCGCCGACTTCAATTCTCTGTCGAGTTGCGCGGGGGTCAGTGGAAAGTATCCGTACTTCATCGCGTGTCTTACGCACAAGATGGAATGCAACCCACCGCCTTTGGTCATGTGCATGGCAGGCTCCAGACACCGCTCAGCCTCGAACACTAGGCAACAGATCCGTTCGTCAGAAACCACAACCTCGCACGTCATGGCTTTCTTGTCGATCACAAAACAAGTCTGCGGTCCGCAAGACACGATTTTGTCTCCGACGCGCCAGCACACAAAGCCGTTCCCGAAATCGTGGATCATGTTTTGTTCTTTAGCGGATTCGGCGAGAGACTTTCGTGATACTTGAAAACCTCAGACTGTAACCGGTGCAGTTCCTTGTACTGCTTAAGGATAATCTCCAACAAACATGCCTCGAAAGACGGAAATCCCCCAAGTCGCCACTCTTCCAAAAAACTACGAATCAGTGTGTCGCGACTGATCGATCCAGTAAAGAATCGCCTGAGCGCAGGATCGTTAGTCTCGCGGACGCGGTGATGGTCGAGATATTCATGGATCATCTCGTCGAGCGTCTTTTTCATTATTGCCTCCATTCCTTCAGATGGACCACGCTTCAAGCTCGGATCGGACAAGGCCGGAGAGCCGAAGTAATCCCCATCTATTGCCTTTTGCGTTTGAGGAACAAATGCATTTCCTTCCGGCGTTGGATAATAATCGTTTTTAATAATCGGATCGTCCGGACTTTCCGGTCGTGAAAGTCCTGCTGCTTTGCGCACCTCTTCACTCGCATCCAACTCCATCGAAACTCTCATGTCTCGCAGTTTCTGCGCCGCTAACTCTTCCAACACACGCGGATCGCCTAGCGGCATCTCTGACGATTTGGATGAGTTGAGTTTTGCCTGTTCTTCAGAAGAGAGGGTCATTTTCGTGTAGCGATTGACACGAAAGGGTCGCGAAGTTCCTGCTGCTTGTTTACGAATTTTGTCTGCATATCCTTCTTCTTCCTCCAACCTACGCTGATGTTCTCTCAGTTCTTTGCCTGCCTTTTCCATTGCAGCATCGAGATTGACGGGCTCCGCAACCAACGAATCGTCTGCCGATCCTGCCTTATCCTCCAATGTCTTCTCATCTGGAATCAACAACGTACCATTCGCCATCGGAATAGGATTCTTTAGTTTGCCTTCTTTCTCCCACTTCTCCGCTTCCTGCAAATCAAATAAGTACGGCTTTTGTGACTGGTCTCTGATGTCTGCTATTGCTGCATTCAGCCTTAGTTGCTTCTTCAGCTTGTGATCGTCAGGCAACACAATGCCCACATCGGCTAGCCGAAAAAGGATATCCGAAATCGACATGGACAAACAAATCACTTTACCAACCATGTCCTTACCGGCATTGATGCAGCATCGAATGTGATCTATGTACTCATCGGCCTGACGGGCCTCCAGACCCAGATGCGTGATGAGCATATTGCGGTAAGCCTTCCATTCAATAATCTCGCCTTCGCGTACTGCCTTTTCAGTATCGATCAGAGCAGCATTAAGATCAGTATGAACGAAAGATTTGATTTCTCTCGATGGCTGTTTCCAAAATCCTTCCGCACCACTTCCGGCGAGAAGGCGGAAATCAAGTACTGTTTTGTCTTCACCTAACTTGGCCGGATCGACGTGAGTATCACAGGCTACTTTACCGTCTTTCTCTCGGAAATTGTCAGCATAACCAACCACTGGCACATCCTCTGGTGCGCAGCCAGAACGACGGTCGAGTACGGGAACTTTCGTTATCTTTCCGTTCTGCGCGACGAACTTGGAAATGCCGGAACGGCCTGGAATGTCTGTTGTGGTTATTGGCACACCAACCGGAACCTCGCGCCATGCGCCAGAATTGTCCTGTCTGACAAATTGAGACGGAGGAGGTTTTAACTCCAACTCGCGATCAACGGACTCTTCGCAGATTCCGTTCTCGCGCAGGTCAATCAAAGCCTTCTCCACCGACTCCGTATTGGTCATGTTCTTGATGTTCTCATCAGCCTCGTCTTTGAACGCTGTCCGGCACTCGGGGCAGGCGCGAGACTCCCACGCCATGAGGGTAAATTCGTGCTGACAGCAACCGCAGATGTATTCTTTCATTTTATCTCTCCGTTATTCATCGTTCCCGCACTGACATTTCTCTCCACCCCATTCAGGAGGTTTGCCGCAAAGGGAACAATACCCCCTGCGAATAGCCTCTGCGGCAACGAGAATGACCTCTCCCCGATGCGCCAAAGGCAATGCTTCAATCAGTTCACGAACCTTATCAGCAGCCTTGATTGCCTCAACAGCCACAGGCAAATACTCAACTGGAAGACTATAATGAAAACTATAATCTTCACCATCCACCACAACTTTATACGCCCGCTCGCTCATCGCATCCCTCCTTACGACAGACCAGCCAACTCCGACACAGGTTCAGCTTCAATTCTCCCAATACTACGCAAATACCTGTCTCTTCGCTTGATCCACTCATCTACGTTGATCTGACCGATTGTCTCCCACCCACCTTCCATTCGCTCCATTCGAATTTCCATTGATGGAACAGCAGCTTCGGGATTGAGAACAGTCATGACACCAAAGAGAATTCGACTGTTGAATTCGGCCTGGAGACTTCGTCTTTCTTCAGCGACAGCCCTCTCAATCAATCGATTGCCTTCACACTTCAAACAATCGACTCGAATGCACTTGCAGTCAAAACGAGTAATCATTGTTGCTCCGATATGGCTGAACTCGCACAGCTAGTACATACCCATGTATTAGCCATCAAAACTCCCGACTCGTTTTCTTGTGGTACTTCTGCCCAAACCATTTCTTTTCCGCAAATAGGACATCGCTTCTCGTCAGAAGTGCTCGTCTTCATTACTTCTGGTTTAAGTAAGCCGTTATCCAATACCAATCTCGTATCGCCAGCAACCGGAACCTTCCTTATGTCACCCTGAGTCTTATCGTAACAGTCCTTACAGACTACAAACCACTGAGCCGTCCCCCTCGTACCGTCGGGGCGACCAAACTCCGCGCCCGGACCCTGATCGTAAAAATAAGAGTTTTTACTTTCTGGTCCAAAGTGACCGCAATGAACGATTATATCGTTATGTTTGGGCTGTTTATTCATTGTTTTGCCTTCAGTCCTTAATGAGAACGTAATGACCGCGATAAGTATCGAAGTATGCGCAACCGCGACAACCTATCTCGGCAAGGAAACGATCTGCTCCGGTTCGAGTCGTCGGCCCTCCGGTTGCTGACTCTTTCATATCGTCGATCACCATTACCCCGCCGGATCTGACGTATCTGTATGCCAGATGGCAATCCTGGTACGTGCCTTCGATGCTGTGATCGGCATCGACATGCGCCAGATCGACTAGTTCCCCGATGCCTAAATCGTCGGGGATGTCACGCAGATTGATCTTGAAGCACTGAACGCTGATCGCGAGATTCATCTGCGCGAACTTGTCGCGCACGTACTGACACGAACCAGGACAATCTACTTCGCTGTCGAATGAATAAAGACGGTAATCGGACGGCGAATTGCTTGCCCCCTCTCCTGCTCGACTGCCCTCATACAACGCCTTAAGCGAATAGCCCCATCGTGTGCCCAATTCGAGGATCGTCTTGGGTCGATAAGTGAAACCGAGATAGTAGTACCATTCCCCAACACCATGTCCCATGTAATAAGCATCGGCATCGCAAGGACGCAAGAAATCGCCAAGTATCTCCCTCTCGGTAAACGGGCAGACGATTTTGGTCAGATCAGTCGGTATTGCAACATGAGTCATTGTTTTGTCTTCAGTTTATCGACCAACTCCCAGTTCTCCCGCACCAGATTGTTCTTAATTTCGATCAGTTCTACGTGTTCTGTCTGCAACTGCGAATGGTCGGCGATCAGCATATCGACCAAACAGCAGAATCCAGGCTCCTTTTTGCGCACAATCTTCAATGCCGCAAGGAACTCATCTACCTGTTTTTGTGTCACACTTTTGCCTTCTCGATAATAAGTCTCGCAATCTCCAGAGCTTGTTCATTGGAAAGCTGAACAATGTTCACAACAGACTTACCCACTCTTTCAACAGAAACGGCGCCGTGCGAGGCTCTCCTGACTCGCACACTACCGAACACATCGGTCGTTTTGTAAATCGTCTCGATTTCCACACCAACTCCCCTATATCGAGCAAGTAATCTGTCCCAAGGACTTCGCCCTCTCCAATCGCTGCTTGCGCCGCTCCCACTCTAAAGCCTTGATCATCCCCACCATGACGAAATGTCCTTCGTGGGTTTCGATCCAGAGCGTCTTACCACTTACTGTATCGTCTTCATTCGTAATCACTAATTTGGTTCTCATGACTTCGTTGAAGCCCGCGATGTCGGTCTTGCGGACTTCTTGAGCGGCTTCTTTGGCTGCTTCCTGCATGGCTTCGGCGATGGCTCGGTTGGCTTGACAACCGATACAAATGAGTTCTGGGTGTTCTTCGGCGGATGGCAGACAGGTGCATCCGAATTCCTTTGGTTCGTACTTTGACACAATTCACACTCCTCTATTCTGATTCCCAGACTCCAGTTCTTTTCCAGTTTCACGTCTCGCTGATCGATCCACCAGAAAGACCCGCACGCGTTCAAGAATACACCAAAGAGCGTTCGGTGCTCCTGGCTAAGATCGAGTATAAAATGGGCAAATCCTTTTCCTCGAATCGTGTCCAGTGGAATCGTTGGATTTAATTGAAAAATCAACCCATGCTCCCGATTGCCGCTTTCCGATACGGAATCTGCGCCTTGATCATCTCCTGAATGACCTCCCCAGGAGAATCAGCCGATGAGAGCTTGAACCACCACAGGTCGGCCTCATGAACATCAGAAGGCCAGTAGTGATATTCAGTCATCGGCGTCTTGCCTTTGGGACGGAACCGTACCTGGATCTCAGATCGCCCGTTCAAGAACAGTTGAGCAAAGCGAGTATTACCAGGAAAGTACCGGAATCCCTCCAGGTGAGACGTGGACGGGGCCGGTGTCCATTCCTTACCAGACTCATCGAGTTCGTCCTTGACACCAGCCGACTCCGGCGTGTGCGGTACGGCGAATTCCGGATACTTGGGTTCCCACGGCACGCCGCCCTGCGGATCGAAGTTCTTCTCGGCCACACTCAATCCCTCTTGAAGTAATCGAGCAGGACGTCCAGTGCCGCCTCGTGGACTCTCCGTTCCTTATCGTCCATCTTCTCTCCGCCAAAACACTCCACGTATCGGAGCGCATGGCAGGCTTTGTTGTTCCGCTCACCGATCACCATCATCTTATCGTTGAACTCCCGCTGCATCCGCGCATCGCCTTCATCGAACTCGTCATGATCGTCATGCATTTTGTTTTCCTCCGATGTTTAAAAGGCAAAATTTAAATTTTCATTTACGGGGTTTCGACAGGGGGAACGGCCACCTCCGTCTTGACCGGAGAAGTAGAAGGCAACTCATCAACATGCCCATTCTTCGAAGCTTCGGTCTTTTCTTTCATTGTCTTGGAGATCATGTCCTTGAGTTGCTGCGCGACTTCTGTCGGCAGCAGAGCCAAGAACGCTTCAAAATCGGGAATACCGGTCTTGCGGATTCCCAGATAAGACGCAAGCAGACCCAAAGCGTCCACCTTTTTGTGCATCTTATACTCGATAGTGGTCTCCACTATCGGCGGTCCCTTCTTCCTCGAAATAGATCGCGTGCGAAATTTACACGACTGAATGGCCCGGCGCTCCTGCGTGGGAATTTGCGACAGGCGCAGGAAATCACCAAACGCACTCTCCACGCAGACCAGATCGGAAAAGGCAACCCGAATAAGTTCCTGGATCACATCCTCGTTGTTTAACCGAAACTTTTGCATCACCGCTTCCGTGGCGCAGCGGATCTCCTTGGCCACATTGGGGCGGCGGAGCATCAACGGACCTTCCTTGTTCGCGTTGCCGTAACTGCACTGGTATACCTCCTGGTACGAACGAGTTGCGTTGTTGTTCACCAGATAGCGACCCACGAACATCCGCTCGGTGGGCGAGAGAGGACGATCTTCTGGAGGCGTGTTCGGATCGATGGGCGCATCGGGAGGAGGCGGAACAGGAATATTCCGCTTCTTATGTTTGTTCTTTGTCCCCACCGGCCTACCCAGACGCTTGCCTGCTTTCGAGAACCCCTTCTTCGGACGTGCCATTATTCATTTTCCTCAAAAATGATTTTGTCTTCTCCTTCCTTTATATTATTGCAAATTCCTCAGACTCCAAAAGTATTTTCGGTCCTCATTGAGGGGCCTTACAGCTTGCTAGTTCCTTTAGATCCAAAAGGTCTTTCCGAGCACTCACTCCGGGATACTCTGTCACCTTGCAAGTTCCTTTAGATCCCAAAGGTCTTTCCGGAAAGACGATGAAGGCATCAAAGACTTCATGGATGGCTTGCAAGTTCCTTCAGATCCTAAAGGTCTTTCCGGTCCACTGTGGAAGCCTCAATCGAACCGTTTGGTACTTGCAAGTTCCTTTAGATCCCAAAGGTCTTTCCGGAGCCCGACGGCCCGTTCCCGCTGATGGTGTTACTCGGTCTTGCAAGTTCCTTTAGATCCCAAAGGTCTTTCCGGTTTATCTCGTGCCGATCCTTCAACGTGAGACGACTCCTTGCAAGTTCCTTTAGATCCCAAAGGTCTTTCCGGGAAACTTCCGGCGGCTGTCACAGATTCCCGTGCAGCTTGCAAGTTCCTTTAGATCCCAAAGGTCTTTCCGGCAAGCTTGGTCCGACAGGTGAGTCGAGCACGATCGCTTGCAAGTTCCTTTAGATCCCAAAGGTCTTTCCGGTGAACCAACCAGCGTAAACCCAATCCCCGAGACGAGGCCTTGCAAGTTCCTTTAGATCCCAAAGATCTTTCCGGATGTCAAAGTCAAAAACGGAACCATCTTCAATGTCACACCTTGCTTGCACCTTCAAGATTCCAAAGGTCTCTCCAGAGCCGTGGCTATTCGCCTTCTTCTGGACCAGTGTTTCCGGCGTTCTGCGAGCGGCCACTCATGCGTTGATGAGTGTGCTCATTGCAGCCGCGCTCGGCAAAAGCGCAAAGTCACTGTGTATCTCCTGTTAGGATTGCGCGAGCGGTTACCAGTGATCTGTTCACCACTTCACCACTCGCAAAAAGTGGCCTGAATAACTGCCAGACCCCTGTTTCAGTTCCGCTCTTCGGCAGCACCCTCCAGAGCGCGCAGCCCATAGTTTCCGATTCGACAGGCTGTATTGGCTTTCTTGCTCCGCAAATTGCCATTGAGCAATTCAACCATCAACGCACTCGACATGCGCGAATGATCTTGGAACGTATTGAGACCGCCGGATGCGACTTCAATCGGTGTCTGGACCGATGCGCGGCCAGCCTCTTGAGTGCCTGATACTTTGCTTTCGCGAGAAGACATAATTGAAACTCTCCTTTTGGTGTCATGGATAAAAACCACCTTACTTGCATATTCCTAGCGGGGCCACTCTTGCTTGAACCTTCAGATCCCCTTGCGGGCTCCTTCAGATCCCAAAGGTCTTTCCGGCAAGCACTTCCAATGTCTCCGGATCTCGGCGGCTCACCTTGCAAGTTCCTTCAGACTCCAAAGGTCTCTCCGGCCAGAACTTCGCAGAGTTTTAAAAGTTCTGGAGTATCAGCTTGCAAGTTCCTTTAGATCCCAGAGGTCTCTCCGGTGGAAGATTGCCCTGGTGTCGGGCCGATGGTTTGGTCTTGCAAGTTCCTTTAGATCCCAGAGGTCTCTCCGAGTGATTTTTCTCACATTTTGCAATGCTGAAATTTTAGCCTTGCAAGTTCCTTCAGATTCCGAAGGCTCCTCTGATCTGAACTCTGCAAGCCCAATCTAGTCTTGCTCGATCCTTCAGATCCCGAAAGTCTCTCCGGAAAACGACCGTCGGATACAAGATGCACGACAAGATCTTGCTTACACCTTCAGATCCCATTGGTAAGTTTTTTGGCTTGCTTGCACCTTCACTTCAGATTCCCTTGCGGGCTCCTTCAGATTCCAAAGGTCTCTCCAGAGCCGTGGCTGTTCGCCTTCTTCTGGACCAGTGTTTCCGGCGTTCTGCGAGCGACCTATTACGCACTGGTAATAGTGCCCATTGCAGCCGCGCTTGGCAAAAGCACATGGTCTACTCTATTTCCTTTGTCTTGTTCCTTTCGATATCGTTAGTAGTGATGAACTCCACTCCCATCCCGGTCAGCTTGTAGCGTAGTTGTTCTTTCAGCATATGCCACGGGAAACCATCCGGGATGAACTCTTTATTCGCGTCATCGTATGCCAAAGTCGCGACCTGATTCCTCTCCATGAAGCGAACGACCTGCTTCGAAACAGAATGAATCGCCGTCTTCAGCTTGTCGTTGTGCTTGCGGCATCTCTCCTCCCGTACCTTGTTGAGTTGTTCTCGCTGGCGGCGATCCATTCGCTTCTCTCGCTTCAAATCCTCATGCGTCCTTTGTAGAAAGTCTCGATGCTGTGCCTGCCAACGACGAAAGTGGTCACAGTTCAGAATCCACGGTTGCCTCCCATCGATCTCGGCAACCAATAAAGCAGCAGGATCGGTGTGCATCGCACAGGCATGAACTCGATTGTCCTTCGACCGCTCCACGCGCGGGAACTTCCCCACAATCTTAACTAACAAATCGCCTTTTGAGTTCTTGTAGACCGCCGCTTCGCCCTTTGCTGCCGTGCCCGCATGTATCTGCTTCAGCATGGCCAGTTGCCGCCGAAAATCCCCGTGACGCTTCAAGCGCAAATCCACTTTACCCAGTCCCGGCAGCGCGAACGAAACCACGGGAAAGTCGCCAGCCTTGTAGCTCAATTTCCATACATCGGCGTCCAGCGGAAACGGATAGGGATACCGCACGGTCAAGAGGGACTGAGTGTGCCGCACCATCACGTCGAATCGACGCCGCAGATACTCCCTGTGCGCATACTGAAGAACGATATTAAGCGACTGCTTCTGACCGCTCCACTCGGAGAACCAGGGCAGGTTCTTGGCTTCGCCGTAGGCGTAAAATCGCCCGTCGCTCTGCTTTCCCATCTTCACCGCGTCGGGAGTCTTGGCCTCGTTGGGAATGTCGCGACGGAACAACTCCGTAATGCACCAGTTGGCCGCGTTGGTGGACGACCTCCAGCATGCTGCCATTGCTTTATTGAAGTCAGCCCAATCGCCAGTAAGCGGTCGGCTCGCGGCGATGGTAACAGCACGGACTATGGTATCGTTTGCCACGATGGATCTCCTTATCCAATAATATCGCCTTGTCTTCCAGGCTCCCGCCGGAAAAATAAAAGATTTATTCAAGTAGTAGATATTTTCTCAATCACGATCTTGCCTTCTTCCATTTTAAATTCCACCAAAATTGGAGTCTCTTCGAATTCCAGTGTATCGATCTTCTTCAAAAGAAACCCCTTGCCATCCTCCATGACCACCAGCACTTGAGCAGTCTTCATGTTGGGATTGTCGGTGTCCAGATCGACGTAGATTTGTTGTGACTCATACTCCTCTGGCACTTTTTCCAGAACCTCTGCAATGAGCGCCTGGCATTTCTGCTGCAAGAGGATGTCGCTAGTCATATCGTCGTATTTCTCACTCCATTCTATGTCACCTTTGACTCGCAATTGGTTTGGATCGTCCTTGCTCGCTTCGTCACACTCCCTGCACGCCATAATCCATTTGGCGCTGCCCATCTCGCCGTCCGGAGACATGAAATCCATTCCGTCCGGTACGTTCCAAAAAGTAAATTCACCCACGACGTGGCCACAATGGAGAACGATCTCCCCTATCGGTGGAGTCTTGGCGGAGCGACGGATGTCCTTGAGTTGATTACTGCACTTTTCATTCTCGCTGCCATTGATGCGAAAGAATAACTTCGCCACTTTCACGCCAGCGACTGGAACAAAGTCGTACTTCGATGCTGCAAGTCCTCGCTTCTCAAGTCGATCCAAAAGGCGATGAATGCTCCGCGCGGACCAGTAGAAGATCCGCCATTTGCCTTTGTTGAAAGCAGTACGCAAGAGAGGTATGCCCGACCAACAATCGGTCTTGCGCAGGATGTTCAGCATTTTCTGTTCGTGGGGATCATTCCGACTCATTGGAATCCGCCGTTGGGGAATGAACGTGGTCTCTGATCTTCTGCATTGCTGTGTTCAAGGCTACCTTCTCTCTGGCCGTCAATAAACCCAATGCGGGAAACATTCCCTTGTCACCCGCCACCAGTAGAGCATAAATGCATTTCAAGCAATCGGCTGCGCCTTCCTTGTAGCCGTTGCTGTAGCTCTCATCAATCTCGACTCTGACTTTACCAATCATAATTTTGTCTTTCAGCTTCATTTGTTATAGTCCGACAGATCGCCGTTACCTCTCATCATCTCGATTATTGCTGGATTATCTTTGCGATGAGGTGGAGCGTCGGGATCGGCTTTGCCTTGCATTTCCCCACTAGCGATTGCCTTCACCCTGGCTTCAAAATCGTCGGCCAGTTCCCGAATACTCGCCACGTACTCAGGATCGAGTTTGTTCTTCTCTGCTTCATCTGCATATGCACGAAGGGCAGCAGACGCATTAGGATCATCTCCGCCTATTACAAAATGCGGCCAGTGTGGAATTGTACCGTCGCGGCGAACCACGAGGTACTTACCTTCCTGAAATTCTTTAGTCTTTGCCCAAATTTTCATAAAAACCTCAGTGATTAGTTTGCCTTCTCGTCTTTGACTCGCTTCCCATTGCATAATACCCGCAACTCCAATTCCATCCGGCGTGCGTCTTTTGGATGTATCTGCGCTCGATACCCGCACTGCGAGCACACTTCCGCCTCCACCACCGTCACGTCCTCCAGATCGTTGGTGAGAGGATATCCAGTCACGGAATCGAATTGCACTTCCAGATCCTTTCCTGTGATGCAGTCGAATCCATACTCCACTCGATATGCCCACAAGAGCCAGTATTCCGCCACGAACTCCGTGTTACGACCCGGCAGCTTGTCGGGAACTCTCAGAATACCCTCTGGAGTACGCAATCTACCTTCCTCATGCAACAGACGAGGATCGCATCCCACAGGCCAGTCCGAATCGACAGTGCCGGGGTTCTTCAGTTTCTCTATATGTTCGGGAATCGACTTCTTTGGTTCACCGATCCTGCGTTTGGTTTTAGCCATTGAATTTCTCGAAGCTCAATTCGATAAGAATGCCTACTTCTTTGCCTTTTTGTTGATCAAAGTACAGATGCCAGAGTGGATTACTGTCATCTATACCGAGAAGATAACACACACAATCCTCTACACCCTTGAAGCAAGCCGGAAGATTAATATGACGATCAACAATACGAGGCCCGATGCGTGTAAATCGTGCGTAGACATGTTCTCTGTGCCTCAATCGCAGTTCAAACGCAACAAGCTCCAGCAAAGTCACTGCCTCCCTCACTGCTTTCCATACCGCTCCAGCACGTCGATTGCGGCCCTTCCAATCCCGCAGATTACTCTCATTTACTACCTCCACTCCAACCTGCCATTTACCCGTCCCGAGTCTCTGGTGAGGCAACAGGACGGCTTTTTTGCTTTTCTTCTCTGATGCATCGGGAGAAGAAACAGAGGTCAGCTTGGCCAGAGATTCGCCCAGGGTCGGTTTCTCGACGATGCTCCCATCAGCCCTCCCTCGTATTAACCAGTCGGGTTCGGTGGACATGGTTCTGCTCCTACTGGTCTTTTGATGGTAACCTGAAAACAAAGCCATCGAGTATCGACTCTCAGCATGATCCCCACATCTTCAGTCAATGCCGCACTGTGTATCTTTGCGCCATGAGTATCTTGTACATGATCCCACTGATCACTCTTTTCCGCCATCACCGCCCATGACCGAAACAGACCGGCAAGTTTCTCGCGGAGTTCGCGTTTGACCTGCTGTTCTCGTTCTTTGGTTTCTTCGTCGGTCATATCGTTTCCAATTTGTGGAGAGAGTCGCAATCAAAAGCAATCACTTCAATCCAACCACCCTCGCAAAATTTAACGAAGTGGTCGCCGTAGTCTACCTGCAATTCAGCTTCCAGATAATCTTTTCCTGTGTGCTGTTTGATGGCCATACCAAGCGTCATATGTCCCGGCAAATGCCGCGTGCACTCATCCTCCGTCCAGACAGACTTGGATGTCATGTATAAATCGTACGCTTCTTTTTTGATTTCGTCGAGCGTCACAACCCGCCTCCTCTCACTTCACGCTTGTGGTCTTCCATCGTCATCGGCGGAGCAATTCCCGCTACCTTACAGTATCGCCCCACGAGGTCGTTGCTGAATGCATTATCCTCAAAAAGATGAATCGGCTCGCCAGAAAAAGGCAGCGTGACCAATTTCAAATTTGTCTTGTATTCCTCTGACGTAATCCATTTCTGGATATCCGCTCGGCGCTTGGACTTCGTGCTGAGCGTACTGTGCATGAAACTGATCGCCGTTTTGATACCGACATCCGGCACGCCCGGCAGGTTGTCCGATTCATCCCCCACAATCGATTTCACCGCCGTCCACCAGTTCGGCGGGATATCGTATTCTTTCTTGAAAGATTTGGCGGTTACAAATTCCTGCTTCCGGGGATGGTAGACCGCGCACCTCCACGACAAGAGTTGATAGAGGTCTTGATCCTCTGAAATAAGAATGACGCGGTCCTCGCCAGCGAGTCCAGTCGCGACGCGAGCCATCATATCATCGGCTTCCAGTCCCTCTTCGTGCAAGACGTTCTTAAAGGCCAGTTCCGGCAGAATCTCGCGAAGTTGATAGATGCGTTTGGTCGTTACATCCAGAGCCTCTTGAAGTTCCTGCTCTTTTGGTTTCTTCTTTTTGTAATCCGGAAATAACTTCAGGCGAGTATACGGCGGAGTGTCAAGACAGAAAACAATGTGCCGCGTGCCGAACCTCTCTACAAAGCCACTCAGGCGCGAGAGCATTCCGACAATGGACGCCATAGGATCGGATTTGGCAGAGGCATAGAACTCTCTCCAAACGAGTAGATGCACATCACAGACGATCCAGTCCTTAGCTATCACTAGAATCCTTTGGAGGAGTTAATGGTTTGCCCTCTTGGTCCAGTAGCTCGCGACGAAAAATCGGAATTTCTTTAGGACATGAAATCCCCAGACGAATCTTATTACGATCTATTTCGATTACAGTTACAGTGATATTGCCGTTGATGACAATTTGTTCATGCAATTTCCTGGTCAACACAAGCATAGTATTACTCCTTGAAAATGCTACTTTTTGTAAATTTTCGCTCCACGGCACCTACCACAAACATAGACCATCTGACCGGCAGGCACAAGAACTCTCTTTTCGCCTGGCACTGTATCGCAATCACACACAGCCACCTCTACTCCACCAGGAACCGGAAACACGTACGTGCATGCTTTCAGTTCCGGCCAGCGATGACTCATGTACTTGACAAGGTACTCACCAGCCGCCCTGTATCCAGGACAAGAAGGCTCCTTGGAATACCCGTAACCGTCAGTCACCCCGTTACGATACGCCGCTCCGTTACTGAGAATGGTCAAGATAAACATCCCCACCAAAACAGTCACCAAAAACCACTCAAAACCCGTCATATTTCACCTGTACTTAAGTTTCCGATTCGGCGTTGCGCCATCGATGATTCCTCGCCAGACCTTCGCAACCAATTGCTGAAGCTCCCACTCCAGTGACTTGTCTTGAATCAACTCGATGAGCTTTTCTTTTTTGCCTTCAAATTCAAATTCCGGAGCAGCAAACAACTTCGCTACTTCATCATCGTCATATGCTGCCTTCTTTCTCCTCTCCGGAGTGGTCCAATAAAACTCATCCAGCAACCATTGAACAGATGTTCCGATGTCATCGACTCCGTAGTTCTTCAGGAACTCCAACGAGATCCGATCTTCCCATCCGCACACGCGATTCTTTTCCACATCCACCTGAATACGAGAACCAACATTTCTTTCTTTCTTCAAGTATGTCTTTGTGATGCTTTCCTTTGCCTCCAAACTAGCTCGTATGTGGGCATAAAACCGAAGTGCAAGTCCTCCACTCACCGCTTTCTGTCCTGGATACCCACCCGGCTTACTGCGATACTGACCAATGATAATAAGGATGCTTCTGCTCTTATATAGATCCATCACCATTCGATTGATGTTCTGTGAGTTCACTTTGCCTTTATCCATTCCCATCGACCCCGCGACTTTGCCTTTGCCGGTCTGGTACTTCTCCAGCTTGGCCTCCCAAATCTCATTCGCTACATCCGGATTCAAAGCATCCATTGAATCGAGTAGATAAATACAAGGACCCTTCTCGCAGTTAATCGCCAGATGGTAATAAAACTCCTCTACCGACCCGCTCCCTCGTACGTTCTTGTACGGCTGCTCCAGTCGCTCGTACACACTCGCCCCGAAAAACCGCTCCGTGTCCCAAAGCGCTCCGTTCTCGGCATTATCAAAAACAAACCTGTGATCATTGAAATGTTTGTTGCGCGAGGCTTCGGCGAACCACGTAAAACCCGACCAAGTTTTTGTACTCCCCGATCCCCCAAAGATAAATACATAGTTCCCACATGGAATTCCAACGTTAGGTCGTCCTGAAAAGGCAAGATTAAGAAGCGTACATCCCGCAGATAGCATCTCACTATCGGGTATGATCGGCTGGCGCGGAGTGGACTGGCTCAGTTGTTCAGCCAGTTTGTCTATGTCCTTCTTCGCCACACTACAATCCTCGTTCTTTCTTGAACCGGTCGAATGCAGCATTAATCTCTGCCATCTTCTCAACACTGCCGCCTCGATCAGGATGGTTCAGTAACACCATTCGCTTCCATGTCTCTTGAACAATATGCGTCGAACAATCACGAGATAGATCAAAAACCTCGGTCCACGGAATATCCTCCTTCTTGGGTGGAAGTTGCGCAAATCCGGAGAAGGCAGCATCCACCATCTGCCCGGTGCCGCGACGCTCGATCATACGAATACACTCAATTGCGTCCGCAATAGCCCGCACATTATCTTCGACTTTGCTCCATCGGTCGCACGCCAGACACAAATCTCTTCCTTGTCTTTGAAAGTAGACCACCACGCCGGGATCGGTCGGTTGTCTTTGTCCAGAGTAAGGCAGACCATCCTGTCGAAGAAGTATGTTCGACGAGATGATTACCTGTTTGGCCTTTAATCTGCCGAGTTCGGCAAGTAAATGATCGCGCTCGGCGGCAAATGAATTAGTTTTGAATCGCGGGCTCTCCCGTGAAAGAGTCCGCGAATTGTTCTCAGGCCATTGCAAAGGAAATTTAGATACTTCCATGTTCATTACACCACCTTCCATAGCTGATTCCGTGCAATGTATCCAATCAAAGAACGCCCAACTCCAAATGCTTTAGCTATTTCCCTATGCAATTCTCCTTTGGCTAAACGCTTACGTATTTTGGCAACTTGCCTCTCAGTGAGTTTAGCATTACCGCCTCTTTCGCCTTTTGCAGTACGTCCTTTGGTGTCTCTGTCTTTCACGTTATCCAAATCAGTTCCAAGAAATAAATGATCTGGTCGAACGCAAACCGGATTGTCGCATTTGTGACAAACACACATCCCAGACGGTATGGACCCGAAGTGAATAACCCATGAAATACGATGTGCCCGCATCGACTTTCCGCCGACCCGCATTACTCCGTATTTTTTCTTCTCTCCCAGATTGGTCCCGGTCCATATCCAACACTTAGAAGTTTTTCGAACGCGAGACCAGAAACGCTTAGCTATTGGGCGCTCTTGCGGCTTTTCTAAAGGAACGATGCCGAGAATTTTCTTTTCAAAAGCGTCCATCAAATAAAACCTAAAAGGTATCGTAATGGTTCCATTGCTACTTCCGTTTCTTCGGCTCCTTTACACGATTGTCTTCTTCTGTATCCCAATCGCTTTGTCTGGATGACTTGCCGTCCTTCGGATCGGAAGCGGCAGGGTCGTCCTTGAGTGTGTCCGTCAACTTGAATGAAGGATCGCTCTTGACCACAAGCGTCAACTCCTCGAACTCAAAAATTAGCGGACGTTTCTGGCCATCGACCTTGACGCTCGCCGTTCCCGCCTTGCGATCCACATCCTCGATGATGCCTTCAATCCGGCGATCCATGAACATGAACGACACGAGATCCTTCTCGCCGAATTCGACCTTCTCTTCTTTCTTTGGGGCCGGTTTCTCGGGCTCCTTCTGACGTTCCGGTTCACGCGCCTTCTCGGGCTCACGAGTCTTCTCGGGTTCCCGACGCTGCTCCTCACGAGGTTTCTCCGGCTCAGAACGAGTCTGGATTCTCTCCCGTTCACGATCTGGCGTTCTGTTACGCTCGGGATCGCGAGTTCTGCCGGTAGGAGGCGTGTTGTCGTCATCTTCCTGCACGTCCACCTCACCGCGATAAATCGCATCCAGGTCATGGTAGGAGAGGCAGCGAACGATTGAGTGCAGATCATACCCATGCATGATGATCGACTCAGGCAGGTCCTCGTCCCGCTTGTAAAAGGCGTGTGGAGTCCAGATCGTGTTCGGCTTCCCCCCCTCGATCACTTCCGGCGATGCGGTGATGCGGATTGTGTAGCCATCATACGGATGGAAGTATCGCCGATAGCTCTCCTTGTCCTGCGCGCGAGCGCCCTCCACGAACTTGTCGAGGTGCTTGCCGAAGTTCCAATTGGCCACTTCCCAGAGTTGAACACTACGTTCCTTCTGCTCGTGGTCGTAGATCAAAAAGAGTTGGCGATCTTTTGCCTTCAGCTTCCCAGCCTTTTTCTGATCGTCCTTGTGAGGCGACTGGTATAGCTCGCTCACGTCCTCACAGATCGGACACTTCAGGCCAAACGTCCGCGCGGGACAGGTGTACTGTTCCGGACTCACGCCAATCTGGCCGTGCGCCCAGTAGGAGCACTCACCGTACCACTTACCAGGCGATGCGAACCGCAGTTTCTCCGAAAACCTCAGAATCTCTTCCGTCACCTTGAACGGAATGATGTCAATGTTGCGCGAGCCCTCCTTGAAGGCACGCCACATGGACAAACCTGGAGGCAGCGTCAGCGACTGCTTCCCGGTGCCGTGCATGGCGCTCCGCTTAGATGTATCTTCCACGTCAAATTCTTCTCGGGACATTCTTCGTCGTTCAGTCATGTTTTCCTCAAAAATAAAAAGGTTAAAAGGCAAAAGCTCAAGTAGTGAAGTAGTAAACTGCTGATCAAGTCTCGATCAAATTCCGATTCTCCCAATTGCCGGAATTGTTATAAAGCTCGTCGATTATCAAACCAAATTGCTTCTTGATTTGCTCAACATCACCTTCAAATGCAGCAAACCGCACCACGCAGGGTTCTTTTAATCCATCAAATCCAGGATCAAGCACAGCAGACAACCAAAACGCAGCGCCGGGATGTCGCGACCCGTCTTTTGTCGAGTACAAACCTGTCTGACCTAGTGGCGCAGAAACCTCGGTCGATCCGATCTCATTTATCTGTTCCGTTCGGCCACAAATGACAACATCAGGTATGGCTTTCATCGTCACTTCAACCCCAAGGATTAAAAGGCAAAAGTTTAAATAGTAAAAGACGGGCTGGTAAGTAATTTCGATGTCCGGGTTTGTTGTCCCCATCCAACCGCCAGTTCCCGTCCTCGTGGGCTGGTAGTAGTATTTCGCTTCTGCCTGAGCATCCGCGCCAGTTCCCACTACCCCTTGCAAGGGATTTCAATCAATCTCGTTCGATTTCATGCTCATCGATCACCGACCGCACAACTCGCTTCTGTCGATTCCTCAACTCTTCGGCGGCAGCAGGCGAGAGCGGTCTTGGTTCGCGTTCGCTATGGTACTCAATCGAGAGCAATTGCACCATGTTCTCCAGCGCCTTACGACGATCCACGTTCGCCGATACTTCCACCGAACAGATATCCTCTTCCCACTCCAAGCGACGAATCTTGGCCTCCATCTCGCGATATTCGCCACTCACTTCCATCGCGCTCTTCACTGCATCTTCGGTGATCTTATCGAGGCCGAATTCTTTTGGGTCGGTACGAATCCTCAGTTTGAGCCTCGCGCCCAACACCTTCAACTGCGCCTTGGCCTGAGACAAAGCATGCTTGGCATCGGCCTTCGCTCGTCCTGCTGCTCGCGTCAAAGATTGCTGCCGCTTCCATTCCTCCCACAAATTCTCGCCAATGTCGAGTGGATGACGTTCCGACATAACCAATCCCCTTATTTACAATATCGCCTGATTCGACGAGATGCGGCGTGTCGGTTGCGGAATTTTTTGGAAATCGACCTTATTCCCTCTTGGGGTGACGGAGTTCTCCGTTCTTCTTGAATACCTTCCCCACGATCCCATCCACATCAACGTACGGTCTCTCTTTCTTCTGATAACGCGGTGGACCATATTCGGGTTCGGGCATTTGCTCTTCTTCCGGTAACTCGCCAGTCTCCAGGTATTTTGTGTTTGGTAACATATCCCACATTTGTTTGGCCGTAAGAGGAGGAGTCGAGGTTTCTACTTCCTCGGGTAGCGCAAACAAGTCAGGTCGTTTGGCCGCTGCCCTGTCCAGTTTGGCTACAATCGAGTTCCAATCCATATCGAGTGGTTCGGGTATACCAAAGCGCTGACGTATCTCAGACATACGAGAGGCAAGCTCTGAAAGAGACGAGAGAGAGGAGGGCGAAGCCTCCTTCCTCTTCTCTGCTTCTTCGCTGGACGGATCGTTGGATGCGGGCTGTTTAGGTTTGTCAGAAAGATGAGAAAAAGATGAAGGAGAAGGAGCGACTTTTCCTCCTCCTTTTCCTTTTTCTTCATTTTTTACTTCTTCCCTTATACTTAATAGTGGCCGCGTTTGCGGACGAGCCTCGTCCGGGTTTGCGGTCGTGGTGGTCGTTAGCTCGTCCTGGTTTGCGGACGAGCCTCGTCCGGGTTTGCGGTCGTGGTGGTCGTTAGCTCGTCCTGGTTTGCGGACGAGGTTATCTGCTTCGATGGTCGAATTCGTAGCCGCCTCGTCCGCGTTTGCGGCCAAGCTCATCCTGGTTTGCGGACGAGCCTCGTCCTCTATTACGGCCAAGCCTAACTCCTCCAGTCGCTCGAATATCTTCAAAACGTCGATGTGAATTAGACGAAAGTGGTGTGCTTTGTCCATTCGAATACTGATGAGTCCGAGTCTTTGTAGCTCCTTGAATATACGATTTTGGGTATGCTTTGTGATGTTAAGTTCATCTTTCAAGAATTCGCGAGTGCAGACAATCCACCCTTCTTTGGTCGATTTATTTGCTCCGAGATTGATAAGAGATCCAAGGACAAAAGACGCTTCGATGGACATGATCTTGGTGAAGCATCGAGGCACCATAAACCAGTTCCCACCGTCTCGGATTGTTTGGATCATATTTTGCAATTCTTCGTTCTGCCTCAAAGACGAAAAAGAAAATTGTATTTTCGGTTCCCAGTCGATACCGCTGCCTCGTATCTCGTGGAGTTCTTCTTGAGTAAATTCTTTTTCTGGATTGGGTTGATCGAAAAGGCAAAGCGGATTAGAATTGCTCACATGGACTCCTGTGATGTAGGAGGACTAGGCCGATGCTCTCCTGTCAAGTAGGAGACTAAGGGCCGAAACAAGAGAAAGAGCCAGGAGCCAATCTCCTGGTTCTTTTCTTTTGACGTGGTGTAGATTCTATTCGCTTTTCGGAGATGTGTCTAACTTGTTCCGCTTTTGTCCTTTAAGGCTGAGAAGAGCCTCTGAATAGTTCAGCGGGAATAATTCCTCAAGCAGTTCCGCCGCCTTCTTCACTGACGGAGATGTGATGCGACTGGCCAGTACACACTTGATCGCCTCAGTCAGTTTTTCGCCGCGACTCATATCAGCAACTCCCTCGTCCGTTCTGGATCGTATACCTCCAATTCCTCACCATCGAAAGTCGCCTTATCGTTTCGATTGAATGGACTCGGAAAATGCCAGTTGCCTTGCTTCGTCTCGATGTCGGTAGTTCCTCCGTCTCGATACCTGGTCGTCTGCGTCACGCCCAAAGACGTAAAATGGTCGCCGTTTCCGTCGGTACTGACATCGAGCAGTACGGCAAAGTCGGTATATTCCCAGTTCTCTCGTGGCCGCACTACGATGAATAAACGACCGGTCGATATCACCTTACCATAATATTCCACATAAAACGAACGAGGCACACCGATCACCACTGGCCGGTTTTGAATCGACACTTTTGAAATGTCAAGAACGTTCATGTTTTGCCTTTTACTCGCAATTAGCAAACCTCGAATTCGGTCCCACCAGCGCCAAGTTTGCCTCATTAACCAATGCGTATTCAGGATCGTGATCCCATAACACTTTCAGGATGCGTAATTTGCCAAGTATATTCTCTTCCTGCACCACGCCGCGCCAGCGACACATCTCGCCAGTCGGTGTCTCACCGATTGACTTGAGGAACTGCACAGAGAGAGCGACACGATCACCGATGATGAATTGACGCATGAGTTACTTCTTCTTTTCTGCAACTTTGATTGCCTGTTCTTTATCTCGATCTCGCTGATTCTGTAACTGAATCGCTCTCGCAACCGCTGCCTCAACTCCAACCAAATCGGCCAATTCTGTTCCTTTATTTCTATTGCCACAGCACAGCAATTTTTTGAGTGCGTGCTGACGCGCCGGACATGTCACACCAAATGCCTCAATGACAGCGTATACATCGACATATATCCCCAGTTGATTAGTTTTTGGATCGCAAACAACATCCTTCCCGCACGGCCAGATAAGACGAAGGTACTTCTTGCCTTCGTGTTCCTCAATTGGTTTAGTCACGCTACACCTTTTACTTCCCAAAAACTACTTTGTAACAGGCATTCGCCAAAATCGCCCGACCGTCGTTCCCGTACATGTTCAACTCGAAACGATCAATCACTCTGGAGGCTAGTATACCACGAGGATTGTTTCCTCCCTTCAAAAGCGCCGAACGTGCCAGTCCTAACACAATCAGCCGAATGGACTCGCTGTCCTCGTCTTTCACATCTTCCAGGAGAGATGCGATTGCAGCCCAATTAGCCTGTCCCTGAAAAGGCAAAAGTTCCTTCGCCAGATCGTAACCGCCCTTTTCGGCACCAGCCCGGCCCACCGCTGCCATGCGGTCCTTTGGTTCCAATCCGGCGATCTTCTCAAGCTCTACCAGTGCCGTCCGCGCCGATCCCGCCGAAGCGTCTACTATCTTGTCTATGAGTCGTTCTTCCAGATCCAGGTTTTCGGCCTTGGCTACTCGCTTGATCAGATCGGTCAAGGCTCCGTCCGGAATGGCTTTGAAGGTAAGTTTGTGGCAACGATTCAGAATGGTTTTGAGAATCTTCTGCGGATCAGTAGTCCCTAAAAAGAAGAAGGTATGATTGGGACCATCCTCGATTGTCTTCAGCATAGCTTCCATACTGAATCGCGAGCGGCTAAAAGCCTGAAGTTCGTCTAATAAATAGACTCTATTGTGACCTTGCAGCCCCGTCAGCGTCATTCCTTGCCGAATTTCCTGGATCGTGTCGAGCGGAGATTTTACGTCCCCACAATTGATCTCTTGATAGTCCGTTGCGTTCGTCTCAGGGTCCACGCCAACCATCCGCGACAAAATGCGAAGGGTCGAAGTTTTCCCCGTTCCGCTTCCGCCAATGGCAATGATCGCATTCGGGATTTTCTGTCCGTAGCCGCGAATGATTTTAACTATATCCTCTTGTCCTGCAAGATCATTAATAGTCTTCGGACGATGTTTTGTGTAAAGACAATCAGCCATTTTGTCTTTTCCTTTCACGTCGGTCTACAAACACAGGGCATCACCGCGCCACAGTCCCCACACCTATCGACGGGTTCCGGATTTGCCTTCTCTCCGTTCCACCAATTTGCCACAATCTCAGCATGCCGCCTGACATCAGAAGCCCACGAAAGAAGTCCAGGCTCTTGATGTCGTAACAATGCCGCCAGTCTCTCAGCACTGTTAGCAATCTTTGCCATGTACCTATCACGTTCCGCGTCAGTCATTTGCTTTTTCTCAAAACACAAGACAGAAGAGACACCGTGCGATTCTAAACGAACCCCTTTAGATGCCCCTCCTGCCATGTTCTCTTAATTACTGTATCGCCTGTTTTCACACAGACTCACCAAAATAAATTCTCTTCTATTTGCGATTCTTTACCTGACATTTCGCAGTTCTCGACGCACTTTCGGTAGTATTCGTCCTTCAGTTCAATTCCATAAGCCCGGCGTCCCAATCTCAAAGCCATCACAAGTTCAGAGCCGATCCCTGCAAATGGTGAGAAGACGATCTCTTTTGGATTGGTGTAGAGTCGCACCAGCCTATTAATTATCTGAAGCTGAAGCGGGCACACATGACGGGTGTCATTCTTTCCTTTACTTCCTTGAACGTTGAGTGTATCTGTTTCTTTGATGTTTGCCCAACTGCCCTCAGCCCACTGAATCCAATCATTGCGCGAAACGTCATTCTCTGAATCCACCGGAACGGTATTCTCCCCAGGAACTCGAAACTTGATGAGGTAGTCACATAGCGTACCACGAGACTTAGCGCGATCAGATTCCAAACCAGCAAATTGCAATTCTCGCGAGCGAGTCCTGATAGCCTGACTCTGTGGATTGCGACGGACCATCCAGTCGTACTCATAAACCAAACCAGCCCGCTCTCCCAATCGGATATTCAAACCACGAAAGTCAAATAAACCGACTTCGCCGGTTCGCTTCATACGAGCAATCTGCATGATGTGAACCATAATCACCCGACCTGGCTTGACGATCCTCGCAAGCTGACGATAGAAAAAAGACAGATGGAGACGAGTTTCTGTTTTGTCTTCTGAATTTCCTATGTCGTTAGTCAAATCGGTATACGAGTATAGCGCGGGGAACGGTGGAGAAAATATCGAAAAATCGACTGATTCTATAGGCATCTCTGCCATATGAATAATCGAGTCTCCGTGAACGACTCTCCAATTCTCTCCATCTTTAAGCAACATCAAAATTCCTTTCTACATTAACCCTATCGATTCCTGCCTGAAGATTTTCTCTTGCTCTCTGTTGTCCTGCTCCATCCTCTCCAACTTACGAAATACATTGTTGACCATAGTCAGTTCGATGTCGGTCGCCGGTATCAACACTTCGAGGGGATGTACCGACCCATATCGATTGGCTCTCTTGATGCACTGATAGTAACCCTCTGCTGAGTCCATGAGCGTCGAGAAGATCATCCGATGACACATCTGAAGGTTCAGGCCATACCCGAGTATCTTGTCTTTTGTGAGGATAATTTTTTTCGTACCTTGCTTGAACTCGCGAATTAGTTCGATTCGACGGTTTTCAGGTGTGTCTCCACTGATATTGGCCGCTTCCGGCAGCAAGCGATAGAGTTCGTCCTGCTCCTCATTGTACTTACACCAGATTATGGTTCCCGCGTCCGACGCTCTGGCTAGATCGGCAATGAACTTCGGCTTATATCCGGCGCTGGATTTTGCGATTTGCGCGACCTTGCTTCGTTCTCCAATCCCGCCTGGAATACCCATAATGTTACTCGTCACTTCTATCGCCTTCTCCCACTGCGCGTCTGTCAATGGTACGTTTAAATACTTCACATCAATGGACGGCAGCGGTTTGGTGTTGTCCTTCCATCCGTAAACAGAAGGATTTGTCAGGAAGATGCACCAGTGGGACAATGAGCGATAGAACGAGTGAAGAGCGTGCGGTTTGAGTTCCCATCGGTTCTGAGTCTCGCCACGATTGATGAAGTATTTACTCAGAAAGCTATTCACATTGGGAAAACGATCCATAAAAACCGCATGATTCGCATATTCGATCCGGTCGTTCGGTGCAGGTGTACCAGTCAAACACAGTTTCCACGTCAGTCCACGACCTAAATGAATCAACCGGGTCCCCCACTTACCGTATTGGGATTTCAGATAACTCGATTCGTCTGCTACTACACAATCAACTCTTCCTGGACCAGTAATCTCGTCAGAAAGAGCCTCCCAGTTCGTAATTCCCAGACGACATTTTCCGAAATGCATCCACGACTTCAGACCAGCCGCTCGAACCCTCTCAATAGGCAGTTCCTTGCCATAAAACCGCATCAATTCCGAAATGGTCTGGTCAATGACCATCGAAGGCGAAATAATAAGCGCTGCCCGATCCTGTCCCATGCACGAAAGAGCATGTTTAACTAATTCAAAGGCAATCAAAGTTTTGCCTAATCCACAATCAGCAAACACGCTGAACTTCCGCTTACGGATCGCGATTCGGCTAATTCCTTCCTGATAGTCAAATAATGAACTGGAAGGGGAATATTTCTTTTCTTTTGCCTTTTCGGCACTCAATCCCAACTCACCGGCATACTCGTCAGGAAACCACGCTTCTCGACCCACGAAACGATAAAGAGGCAGAGACTTCACCTTGAGGAATGTCTTATACCCATCTATCGAATTCAAATCTAAGAACAATTTTGCCATGTAATTACTATATCGCCTGTTTTCATACCCACAGTCCGAAATTCTCCTTCCATTTTGTGATGTCTTTCGGCTGCCACACATCACCACTTCGGATCAGTTCCATCTTGTCCGCCCATGCACTATCTATTGGACATGCTTCTATTTCAACTCTTGGTTTTACAACTTCAAGCCAGGGCCATGCCTTTACGATGTCCTCAGTCATGACCTTTCTGGCCATCTCAATGTAGTTCTCTCTATCATTCGGATAAACTTCAGCGTTATCAGAATCATGCACTTCGTCTATCAATAGTACATCCATCTTATACTTACGAATCAGCTTGGCTTTCCGGATTAAAGACCAGAGCAGGAGTTGGAAAGCATCGCATTGAATAGGACAGTTGATGACTTCATTTCTCACCCGCACATCGTTGACCGCGAAGCCGACCTTGGTGATGAAACCACCAGTTTCTTGGTATCTGTTCCACCACGAATCTTTCCAAGCCGCATGAACTCGATATTTATCATTCCAGTACCAATCTTCTACACTCTTGACGTGTGCTTCAAATGTTCCCGGAGTTGGCCTTTCTTTGGGGCTGCACAACCCCCGCCTCGTGATACCGTTCTTTGCCAGTCGGTCCAGAATGGTTTCGGTTGAATCCTTCACCATGACGTTCTTTACATCCTGTAATTCGTGCCAGATATTGACGGCGCAGTTTACATAGTAGTCACCGTAAAACTGAGCAAACACGAACGGAGACTTAGCAATGTTCCGCACAGTCTTGGTCACTTCGTGTGGTTTCAAAAAGAACAGTTTGCAGGCAGTATCGCGATGGGGATCTTTGGTCGGATCGTTGCACTCCGCCACGGCGTTTGGATCTAATGTGTACCGAGCGGCCATAGCAACTTCGTTTGACCAATAATCAATTTCAATATTCTGTCGTCCAGGTCTCGGAATGAACACTCGACGCATCAGTTCCATGAATTCTGGGTCACGTTTGTACTGATTTTGAACGTTCGGGCGATTGCATGAGCTTCTGAATGTTTTGACTGTGTTCAGGTTGAATGATGGATGGATGAGCCAGATCCCAGGAGAATGCTCTACCATCTCCCGCTGAATTCCACCCAAGTAAGTCCCGCGTAGTCTTCGAAATTTGCTGGCGCGAAAATACGCCTTCACGAGTGGATGATCGACGTGCTCCAATGCCTTTTCGCTTGCCGACTCTCGCTCTTCCGAGTCGGTAAAGATGACCGGCTTGTAGGTGTGACCGTATTCTTTAAAGATGAGTCGGGCTAATTGTGCTGGAGCGGCAAGGTTGGTCTTTTCGCCATAGAGTCGCTGCCAGTCCTTGTATGCCGGGCATACGCGCACTTCAGCCTCATGCTCTCGTATCTTGTCGTCGGCCAGTTTGGTTACGGTTTGCAGATAGCCGTGATCCACGCGCATGCCGCATCGCGACATGGCCGATAGCACAAGGTTTCCCTCAGCAAACAAACGACGAGCATCAAGAGTAGTTAGGTACATACTCAACCTACTTCCGGTATGCCTAATGCAGCCTTCGCCAGACGCTCAATCTCAAATATACATTGGCCTTGTGGTGTCTCATCGTCCGCATCGCACCACTTAAAAATCGCCCGTAAAGCGGCAACTCTTTCGTCTTCCTTTTTCCGTCTGCGCCTCCACTTCTCCGAAGCAATTCGATCCAACTCCACCTGAATCTCCTTACAAGCCGCAATCATCAAATCCTTGTGATCTTCAGAAATTCCCTCCCACGGAATAACAGTCGCACTATGCACGAGACCCATACTATCCTCAAAAGTCGGCGTTGGAGCATTGCGACCATATGCTTCATAAAACAACTTTGCCAGAGCCTCAGCCTGGACCAATTCCCGCTTTGGTTTGGTCCTTCGCTCAAGCACTTGATCTCTTTCCTTTTCACTCACAAATCCACGAGCGCAACTTCCAATACTAAATACACTGTCATCGAAAGTCGGCTCGCCAGTCGCGGGGGCATTCGGATCGACTGGCTTTTCGAGCAGTGCAGCATCGATCTGCGACCAGTTCGGTTTTGCGCCGACCTCTGCCATCCAGTGGACGCCTTCCAGCGGTTCATTCCACGGCTGATCGATAATGTCATCGACGAGACGAATCAATCGTCCTTGCTGGTCCTGAGTCATAAAGACCGGAATCGCAAAACTGATTTCTATGGCCTGAATCTCGCTGGCGTCTGGGTCCGGACAAGTTCCACATCGTTCGCTGCTGTTCATATCTCGACCCCCATTTCTTTCATTTGACTCATGGCTATACCCCATTCAATAAGTGCGTCTTGGCCACAATATAAAGCAAGATCGTAAGGATTCACTTCCCGAATTCTGTTAGGAGAATTCCCGCCACTTTCTTTTGATTCAAGAAATGGCGCAATGTGATGCCAATAAGATTCGACTCCAAGACGACACCACGCCTGAAAAGCAACATTCGTAATTCCTGCCCGTGCGTCAAGCAGATGTGAGTCTAAACAACAGTCCCACAACCATCCTTGTATTTGAATATCAGCCTGTTCTGCCGCCCAAACATGCTCGAATCCTGAATTTGCGCCGATCTTACCAATATTAGAATCTTCGAGTATCGACTTCATGGCGTCTCTTGTTGCCGCACACCACGGAAAGGCAATTGTTTCTTTGCCGTCACTGATGCCGCAACAAACTATCTCCGCGTGCTGTCCTTGAGGTTTTAGTGTTGTCGTTTCAAAATCAAACGCGATGGCTGGTGCCATCGCGTACCCTGCGAGTCGCTGTGCAGCCTCCACCGGGTCCAGAATTATCTCGATCTGTTTGGCATAGTCAGGCGCACCATTCGGCCAAGGACGTCCAGACAAAGCCAGCGCCTCTCTTATGTGCCGCTTGAAGTGTAATTCTAAAGCCCTGTTCTGCTTACCGCTATCTCGATCCCGAATGATGTAAGCAGGGTTCCACGAACAACACACCCAAGTATTATTTGAACGTACCGGAATCCTCCACCCGACCCACTTGGCTATCGAATCTCCTACACTCTCTCCCCACAGGTGAGAGACAAGACTCGATACGGCTTCCAAACCCAAGAGTAGAATTATTTCCGGCTGATGCACGCGAATCGTCTTCAGCAGATTCGGCAGACAGTCCTGAAGGGCAGTCTTATGCTCACGAATGTCAGAAGAATAGCATATAGTAGCATTGGTGAACACGCAATCGCGATTGGGGTCCAGACCACAGTCGTAGAGGATGCCACGCAGGTATTGTCCAGAACGACCAACAAACTGCTTGCCCTCTCGATCTTCGGATTCGCCGGGGTGATCTCCCACGATGAGGATTTTCTTTTCACCACGTCCTGAAGTCGGCATCTTAGGTGTCACACACCCGCGCCGAAAAAGCTGACACCTTTCACATGCCGGAATGAGTGAAACAGAAGGCCGGAACTTCATGGCTTCCGACCGGGAGAAGAACTCGCCGTCGCTCATATTCCATCACCGACGTCATTCTCATTCCTCACATGCTCAATTGCATCGTTAGCGTCCTTCTCTCTCCAGTCGGGCCACGCTCTGTTTCGATTCTTGATGAGCTTGGTCGTCAGTGCTTGCCGAAACTCCACCGGACTGACTCCAGAACGCCAGACTGCATCGACGACCAGGAAAAAACAGTCAGCCAGTTCTTCAATCTGAATTTCTCGACAGTCTGCTGCATCTTGTGGACTTGCAGCATTAACGGTAGTCGCAACGGAATTCAAAGCCTCCTCAACTTCCTTTTTCAGATGCTTCAATGGTCCCATTGGCCCACGATGCGATTGTGGTCCAAATGTTCGTGCGGACCACAACCGCTGTAAAAGCAAAAACGTGTCTAAAGACAAACAACCAGTTTGCATTTCGGCTTCAGCATTACCCAAAATCTCATCAAACCGATCAATCGCGTTAGCAGATGTACCAAACATTAGCTTGCCTTTCAATATGGAGGTTCTGTTTCTTCCAATTCCTCTTCCGAGTTCTCAAACTCTTCAGTCATCGGAAGTGCAGCTTGTTTCTTATCTTTTGCCTTCTCGTCCTTTTTCTCTTCCTTGTCCTTGCTGAGCGCCGCGCTGTACACCCACCCCTCACCAAATACCGAAAGTCTACCTTCTGGCGCAATCTCGCAATCGTTGAAGTCCTCTATGAGTCGCACGAGTGCTTTCGGAGCGATCCAGAACGACACCTGCCCTCCTGTGTAACCACATTCCAGTGTCGTCTCTGCCTGCCCGTGGGCGCTCAGTCCCACCACAACCATCTTTCCGTCGCTCAACTGCACCTGGACGCGGTCGTTGTCTTTGTTTTCGCTGCTAAATGCCGCTGCCAGTTTCGCCGCCGGAATGCCGCCCTTGGGGAGCACAGTCTTCGCGCCGCGAAATGAGAGATTCCTGGTCAAGTCTGGATAACCGCTGCTGATATGCCGTCGCACGGAGAAGATCAACGTCTGATTGCGGAAGTGCAGCCAGTCCCCATTCTCCGCCACGCGCGTCACGTCCAGTCCGGCCAGATGCTTCAGGCTCTTGGAGCGGACCAGGAACGATCCAGATAGAGGCAGATCCATCGTATAGCGACAGAACTGCTTGCGGTCTGATCCCTCGATCCATCCCTTGGTGAGGTGTACCGCGACCGTGAAGAATTCCTGATCATTGCTGCTGCTCGTCACACTGCACACTTGCTCTACAGCAGTACCGAAATGCTCGGGCAGGTCACCGTATGCTTTCTTTGCTGGCGGTTTGATGGCGTCGATAGGGGAGGGATCGGCCTGCGGTTCCCTGCGAATCTGCACCTTCGTACGAGGAGCCTTGATGATGAGGTTTTTCTCATCGGTGGTCACGTCGATTTCTTCGTGACTCATGTTGGTGAGTGCGGCCAGGAGAGGCTTGGCTCTCACGGCTCCCTCGACCCCATCAAGCTCCTCTAGTTTCATCCGGACTGATATTTCATCGTTGAATGTGATAACGAATGGAGGCTGGAAGATGAAGGAAGAAGTTTGCTCCGCGAGGTCTCGACTGGATAAGCCAGCAGATACTTGATTGAGGCAATTTAGGAGAGTTTCTCTGACTATTTTCATGACGAGAATGACCGATGGTTTGGGGGTGGCTCTGTCTTACTGTATCGCCTGATTTGACATGAAGACGCGAACGAAAAAATAAAAAGTTCCGGGACCGGTGGTGCCGTGTGACAGTCTTCGACCGTTTCAGGCTGCTCTCGGCTTCACACGACGAGAGCCTAGCCATCCACCGGTCCCGAAATACTCACCCAACTTGGCGTCCTTTGGTGTCAATCCAATATTGACGCTCTCCTCGTTTCATAACGACTTTGTGGCCGCAATTCGCGCAACGGTTATTCACTTTTGTCAGTGTTTTCGTCTTTTGGACATCGATTCCGTACTGCGACTTCAGCTTCGACCCCAACAAGTTGTCGATAGTTGTCTTCATCTTTTTTTCGCCGTCTGGCCGATTCGGAAATGCCTTCACCATTATCTTCAACAGCTTGCTCTTGGTGATCGGCTTACCTTCCTTGCCTGCCTTCTGGAGTTCCTCGATAATCGTACGAGTCACTCCCGCACCGCGATCAGTCACGGAGAGTATTTTTGGCTTCCACTTCTTTGCTTTCTTCTGTGTCTTGTGTGGTTTCGACTTACGTTCTTTCGCAGGCTCTCGCGAAGTGCGCTGCTTTTTTTGCTTGGCGGGAGGCGGAAAAGGTTCTGGACCAGGAAGAACATCGGCCTGCCCGGAAATCGCTTCTGTGTTCGTTTCCGTCGATAGTGAACCCGTCACATCTTCAGCTTCCGCTGTCTTCTCTGGCTCCGACGAAACAGAAGTTGAGACTGGTTGAGAGATGTACGCGAGAGGATCGGCGATCACCTCCAGTTTTTCTCCTCGACTCTGCCGCTCCATACACTCGCCTAGCAAAAATTTCGCATCGGCATCCAACTCCGGAAGACCAGTCGAAGGCAAGTAGTAAGTAATCCCATTGGTATTCACCTTTTCTTGAAGGACTTGAACATCCCAGTCCTTGGCGGTGTCCACCCCAAGTGAGGTGAGGAGTTCGACGAGAGCTTTCTTATCGACAGGAAACATTTTGCTTACCATTTGACATTGTAAACGTACACGTACCAACCCTATACTACATCATATCGACGTATTGCCCGAAAAGGCAAAGACATCATGGACAAAAAGAAGAAAGAATACCTGTTACTTCGTCTTTTGGCAGAAAATCCATTTCTGTCAGAAGTGGAGGCGCGCCGCGAACTCGGTTTGCCGGTTCAGAACGTCCCAATCGCCATTGGGTCCGCAATCGGTAGGCACGAAGCCAACCACAAACACTCCGTTTCCGCAAAACGGAGTGTACGTCCATTTATCCAATTCAGCCGATAGAGATTAGCTATCTTCTCCTCGTCCGTTTGGTTGATGCCAATAGTGCCCGTCACGTCATCAAGTTTGCGCCGATCATCTGAAAAATTATCTCGTGTAAGTATCCTGGCATGAAATGACTTAGTATCGGCCTGACTTGCGGTGACTACCAAAGCATGCCGACGTTGGGACATGGCACGCATCAACTTCCAGGTGGTATAAATCTGATCTCTCTTGTCGGCTCCTTTTTCGTTCGATACTGGAGCAAGATTATCGGCATGGTCGATTACCGCAACATCAATTTGAAAGTTATCATATTCCCATGCCGAGAGTTCCGCTTCTAGACCGTGAATGGAAACCGATAGTGAAGGCCATGTTCTCACTCGCAAGCCAGTCCCGAACCGCTCCCTGACTCGACCGAACAATTCCAAACAATCATCCGGCGTCATATCCGCTTCGGCGTGCCGCTTATCGTACTTGACAATCGGCAGTTCCCGTCCGACGTTTTCAATCTCGATAGGCAAGTCCCACCCATGAGGATCGACTCGCATGGATCGTCTCGCGGCGCGCTCAATCAAACGAGGCCATACCTGAAGTCTGCTCATATCCCCCACAACAAAGTAGGCCACCTTCAATCCTTGGATGTACGCCTGCCATGCTATATTCAAAAGGAAATATGACTTTCCGACTTTGTTCTTTCCCCAAAAAGCAAGGAACCCATCCCGCTCCAGTGATGTGTCGAAGAAGTTATTAATTGCCTTCGATTTCCACTTAATGAGCGGCTCGGCCCTGACCGCGAACAACTCCTGAATGAGTGATTCAGACCCAAAAGTGTCGTATACACCATTTCCCATCTCGATTTTTCTAAACTCTGATATTCGTTTGGCCGCGCGGTCAACCTCATTCATCTCCAGATCGGCTTCTGCGGCTCGGTTGGTCGCGGCGATCCGGTTGCGAGTGAAGTGCTTGGCGGCAATGTCGAGCACGAAGTCAGGAGTATGGTTGTGCTGAGCCTTAAAACCCTCACGAGAGAGGTAGGCAAGAAGCGAACTGATCGACTCTATATTGTCCTTGTCGCTCCCATTACTAGCTGCCCACTCTTCGAAATAGACCGTGATGGAACTGTCTGGCGCTTGCTGGTGCTTTTTAAAATGCTCGACCGCCCAACCGGCGATCTTGTTGGCCCATGTCGATGCGAACAGTTTGCCGTCCCACTTGCTTGCAACACCTGCCAGAACAGCCGTCGATGTAATCATAGCGACCAGAATCATACGGTCGGGCGAGCTATCGACTTGCTGCACTTTCATCAGGCAGATTCCTTACTTGCCTTTTCAATCATCTTGTTAAATCGCTTGACACATTCTTTGCAATCTTCCTTCGTTGCTTCGCAGATGACTTCTGTTTTGGGCTGCTCCTTGTCCGGAGTCAACATCCACTTGCCGCAAAGGGACGTAGAAAAGTTCGGTTCCGGAAAGATGTGAAACTTCTTCGACTCCATCGGTCTTCCCCAATAATAATATTTCATGTTTTGCCTTCTACTTCCATTAAAACCTGCTTGGCGTGCTCACCAAGCAAAAACCTCACACGACCCATGAATCGATCATTTATTTCGGACACGACAAGGCGCTTCCAGTTCCCGTCGAAGTCCGGACACCGGTTCAGAATCGCCCGAAACCACTCCATCACGAACATCCGCGCGTCGGGCAGGGAATTTCCGGACAAGAGCATTTTGAGCCGGATTGCCACCGAGTCCGTGCGCATTTCCCTATCTGCTATATCGCCTCTTTTCTTCATCACAGAAAATAATTTGTCACGGAATGCGGTATAGTTGTTCAGAGATTGCTGCACGGCCACGACCAATCGTTCGTCGTGCGCGGAGCGGTTGAGCGTCGTACAAATGCGCCTGGCAGTCGCGGAAATCTCAATGCTCGCCGCGTTGTGCTCGTTGAACAGATCCGACAACCAGTTCCAAACGTTCTTCAATTGCTGTCCGGTCTTGACCTCCGGATACTTACCTGCCTTCCACCAGCCAATGTACCAGTCCAGAATCACATCGATTCGATCCGAATCCTCAAGACCAATCCGGAGCGAAGCGAGCGGCTCTTCCCAGTGCTGATCTCCAGACTGTACAAACCATCCCTGTTTTCTCGCGAAGTCGCGCAATTTCTTGGCCCGCGTCGTGTCGATCTCCTCCAAGGCCCGTCGCATCTTGTCAGGCTGCTTCTCACCAGGATGGAAGACAAAATGGCCTTTTTTCTTTTGGCGGTCATTTGGACTGGCAGTAGGTGAGAAGAAATCATTCATTATTTTGTCTTTTAGTCTGTATTCTATTCCAAACGGCTTCTGGATCGCGAAGGGATTCAGGAAGTTCGATTTCAATTCCCTCCATCTCCTTTTCCGCCTGTTCCACTTCTGCAATAGTCTGAGGAATTAATGCTCCAGACTGACGAAAAGCTTCATAGATTAAACCATCGATTTCGTCGTCAGTCATTGCACTCCAACCTCTCTAGTCTGGGGGTCGGGTTTTGTGCGGCTTTTGATGCGACCTAGCATCAACTTCCACGGATCGGTGTCATCATCACCGTCAGAGATACAATCCCTCAACAAATTCTCTAACCATCCTGGAGAACAAAGCGTTCCTTCATGAGCATCAGCAAAGACTTGTCGATCTTCCTCACAGTCATTACAGCATTTCTCTGAAGTCGTCTCGCCCTCGAAGATCGAAAAGTGAGTCATGTAGCATTCACCGACTCGGATGGTGCGTCCGCAGCACGAACAAGTGTGCTCCTTGCGCGCCTTGTGGTGGGTTTCATTCCAGATCGTGCATGGCTCCAAGTCGATGTAACACATCTTCTCACTCCAGTAGTTTTCGTAGTTCCTTCCGCTCAGATTCAGAACACTCCGCCGGATCTTTTCCGGTTTCCAGCGTAACCAATTCCGTGCGACCGGGAAATAAACTCAGGTTAGCGGCTAATTCTTCCGCTCGCCTTTTTGCAAACGATTGGGCATCTAAAGCAATGTATCTAACCGGCACTTTGCTAAACGACAGTAATTGTGCCGTACTGGTTTTCAGTCCATAAATGGCACCCGCGCCAGGACCGATAGCCATCACATCCATCCACCCTTCCACGATAATAACCGCATGTTTCACATAATCCATGCCGAAAATTGTGTCGTTGATCGGTACACTCTCCATATGCGGTTTGGCATGGAGATACTTCCCAGACGCTACTTTACCAATTGCACGGGTTGACCAACTCACCGGTCGATTGTGTAAAGTTACCGTCGTAAATAATCTCCACTGATACTCAGCACTGATTCCAATTCCACCCAATCCCCAAACACGCACCATCTCATCAGGATCGAGTCCTCTTTCGTCTTTGAGATACCGCTCATGCGCCGAAAGTAGCGGTCCTACGTCAGCCGGGGGAGCATACTTACCGGTCGTTTTGAGCTTCTCGCCTGGAATGAAAGTATCCAGACCGGCTAGTAAGTTCAGGATGACTGGAATCGACTGACCGCTCATGTCTGCTAACACACGTGGGAGCCACTTACCTGCCGATCCGCACTTCCAACAAGACACGGAGAACTTTTGCAAGTGAATACCAAGTCCTGGTTTGCCTCCTCGTCCACAGTATGGACATTTAGCTCCTAGCCATCCCTCAGATACATACGGAGAGTCTCCGTGTTCGTAGAAACGAATGCCAAGTTCTTTCAAAACATCGCGAATTGCTGGCACGTTTAACGTCTGCCTTCTTTCTTCTGAAAATGATCCATCATGTCGTGCTCTCGGCAATATTCCTCGACCGACTCCAGCACCTGCTTCTTGCAGAATTGATACACCTTGCGAGACGTCTCTTCGGCGTCATCCAGGCGGCATTCGCACGTCTGCGAGCAGAAGAAATCACGAGTTTCATATCCGCCGCAATTAAGTTTGTACGAATATGAGCGTGTTACGCTGCAAAGAACAGATGGTATTTCGTCTTTCACGCTTGAACTCCCACGATTTTGGTAAGAGAATCGCCCCATTCGAATTCTTTAAAGCAAGAGGGACAGAAAGTCTCATTCAGGGATGGAAAACCATATTGCCGCATCGAACGCACCATCCAGCCTTCCATCTTCATGGTTTTGTTGTTTCTCGGAGATCGTCCACAACAATCACAGAGGATCTTATGCTCAGCACCAACTCCCCGTCGAACTTTCGATGCGTAAAGCCGCCGAACATTTTTGTCGGCGTAACAGAACCAGCAGAGTCCTCGCGGTTTAGTCGCTTCGGTCTTCTTGCAGTGAAGGCAAATCATATAGAATCCTTTCTTCCATGTCGGCTCTTCATCCTGAAAATCAAATCGTCCAGATTGAATTCTTCGCTTGCACCACCATCTAAAATCTCCGCTGCCTGATCGTGTTTTTCTTGAATCATCCCTACTATGTCCTCCTCGATGGTCCCCTCAGCGACAAAAATTCGCAAGTGCGATCCTCTATTTGCAACTCCCCGTCCGATGCCATGCGTCCGGGACTGAAATTGATCTAATTCGCAGAAGCGCCAAGGTAATTCCAAAAGAGCCGAATCGCTAGTCGAGGTACAACTCCATGCCGATCCCGCACTCAGAACATTCCCCACACACAATTCACAGGTCGGATCGGTATTGAATCGATTGAATCCCGCGTGCTTCGCGACGTCGGTCAATCTTCCGTCCACTAAAACCGCCCGGTCTCCGAACTTCTCCATGAGCGCCCCGGAGACGAAATAGTGAACTACCCCCAACAGCAGTTTGTTTCCAGACTGTAGAAAATCATCGATCCAGGCCAGTGCATTTCGCAACTTGAGTCTTGCCGCCAGTCGCTTCAAGAAACCCAACCGACTCCGCGCTTTGGTCTGTCTCTCTCCAGGCTTCTCATTGTTGTATTCGTTCTCCAACCACAACAGAAAATTGATCTCCGCCGTACGGTACTCGCGCAGGTCCACCTCAATTGGAATTATCTCGTGACGGATGGGCGGGAGGTCGGCCAAGACGTCTTCTTTGCGACGACGAATAAGACATCCCCGCACGCCAGGCAGCCTGCCTTTGAGCCGGTCGTTAAGGTGGTCCAGATTCCTCGCGCCTTTGTAGATCGTCTCTCCAAAACTCTCTTCCGCAAAACAGTAGTGATTCACGTAGTCAAAATAAGATGGATACTCTTCCGGGTCCAAAATATTCAAAAGCGCCCACAACGACGGGACTCGATTCGATACTGGCGTCCCGGTCGCTATGATTACTCGCTTCGTGTTGCGTGCAATCCGCCTCACAGCTCTCGTACGTGCAGATAGTGGATTAGAAAGCGCATGACCCTCATCACTAATAAGTAATCGAATCGGTAGTTTTAAAAGCCATGCCAACCAAGAATCTTTCGGCACCGGCATATTCGGTTTCCAACTGCTGCTCACTCCGTCCTTTGCCGGAGGAGTAAGAATCTCATAGTTGATCGCCAGTATAGAATCGTTGTCCCACAGCGGTAATTTATCGGGATCGACTCTTTGACCTTCCAGCAGTTCAATCCGAAAACCAAAGTGCTCGCGAGAGATTCTCTCCCATATGCGCTTAGAATGGGCCGGTCCCACAACAACCACCGCCCCAGGCGGATCTTTAGGCAGAAACCTCCAAACGTACTGAAGTATCTGGACCGTCTTCCCAAGTCCAGGATCGTCGCATAGAAGTACACGACCGTCCCAGTCTCTAATCATACGAACACCCGCATCCTGATAAGGACGCAACGGTGTTCCAAGTGGTGTGTTCATTAAACGTTTTTCCAAATTTCACGTCTGGCTATTGCACCAACATGACGCCAACCCAACTCTAAATCTTCAGCAATATCCTTCTGACGCTCTCCTATAGAAAGCCTTCTTCTGATTTCTTTTACTAAATCAGAAGAAATCTTCCTCATGGGGTGTGTGTCGCCTCCAAATCGAGTTCCGTGTTTGGTTTTGTCGGCTTCGTTTTCATCGTGCGTTCCCCATGCTAAATTGACAGCGTAGTTGTTTCTGGAATTACCATCTAAATGCCGACATTCCATCCCGGTCGGACAAGAACCGACGAAAGCTTCAAGCACAAGACGATGTACGTAAAAACGCCTCGACCCTTCTTTATGCAACCAAACAGTAAAATAATAACCCTGATCTATCTGTTTACACATACGCCCAATCAGAAAATCAGTACGAACCTTGCCATTTTTCTTACTAGGCTTGTACGTACACCGCCTATCCAAAGAACGAACCCTTCCATGAGACGAAACTTCGTAGTGTCCCTCATATCCAACAACTGGTTTCCAGATTTCTTCCATGAAACCAATTTATCAAACCTGACACAACCGTCAAGATAGTTTTTTTCGTCCAAGAAGTTCATCCGTCGATATCCCAAACGCACTTGCCAGCGCCAGCAGATTCTTCATCGACGGTTTTCTTCTCCCGGCCTCATAGTGAGCAATTGCCGTCGGATGTAGTTCCGCCTCGCGCCCCAACTCGTCTTGAGTCCAGGCGCGTGCCTTGCGAAGCAGACGAAGCTGGTCGGAAAATTTCATGGATCACACGGATTCCCGCCAGTCTTGGCGTACTCTTCAATAAGTTCCTTAATGCGCACCATTTGAAATCCGTGCAAGTGAAGAAATTACAACTGTTCGTACAATCCAGCCTTGGCTATGTTTTCTTTCATCAGATCGGCCTCGCTATCACAAGCATCGAAAAGATCGCCATTAAAGGCATCTTCCGCCACGTTGAGTTTCTGAAATAACTCAACGAGGTCTTCGATCTCGTCAATCTCTTTGTCCGCCGGTTTCTTTTTTGGTTTTGCCATTACATAGCCTCCACTCGTAACCCACTCAACTCATTAAACGCTCTAACGGTACGCTCATGGCTCCAGCCAAATCGACTGCGAACGAACCTTCTAAATTTGTACATCGCATGTTTGCTATTTACTGTATCGCCTACTACCAGTGCCACGTCACCAGAAATATTCTCGATTTCGTTCAAAACCAGTCCGGCATCGGGACCGATCAAAGAACTCAGTGAATGGTAGTCGAAGGAAGGGTCTTCCTCCGTGTTCATATCTGGCACAAAATCTATCCCAATCGTTCTACAGTTGTTACGATCTTCCTTCTCACACGAGGACTCAAGATCGCATGATAAAAAAAAGAACGGAGGTTCGTAGGTACGCGCACGGCGAGTGTCAAATCGGACCACGGAATCTGAAATGCGAAGCGTTCCCTTCAATCGACGAGGCAGGAGGTGCAGGAGACGAACTTTGAAGTCTCCTTTAGCATCCTCGTGACGCGCAAAGACCTGCATGAAAATCAAATTGGCCTGCGATAGAGACTCTTCGACGTCCTTTTGGTACTTATGAGCAAAATTGACGGCAATGCCTTCCACTAGGCTCTTGTGCTGCTCGTACAACTCAGCGGCTCGTTCTTGAGTTCTCATCGAATCAATCCTTTTGTAAAAACCAAGGAACGGTTCAGTGTGGAGGTCGGTTCCTCCCGCCGGATCTAATACCGGTCTACCAGCGGCCTGCTGCATCGGACGCCACAAGGGACTCATACCGACCGCATAACGCCTCTGGGCACGAGCAATTAAGCTCGCACTGAACCGCTCCAAGTCTCTCAGAATGGTATCGAATTCTCCAGGTCAGTAGCGTCAACCAGTGACTCAACCAGCGATGCCGACTCGACGTCGAATGCACCCATGCGGTTCATCAACAAGACGTCTTCGCGGGAGATCTCTTCGTCGAAAATTTCAGAAAAATCAACGATCATTGGAGTGTCCTTTCTTGACAAGTTATTGTTTTGCCTTCAACACACTCCATCTTAGCGTCGTTTTCTGAAAAGGCAAATTAAAAAATCGCCTTCCTTGGCGCTCCCACCACAGGAGATTACCTCTTGTCAATGCCTTTGAGTGTCGCCAGTAAAGTCGTGTAGTACCGATTTTCAAGCATGTACTTTGCCCAGTCTAGTTTCGTCTTGCCTTCGTTGGCAAAGTAAGCTGACGGATGAGGCTGCTCGGCCAAAACTCCGCAAACAGCCGGTACTGACAAAAGAGCTTCGCACTGTGCCTTAGCGACCGCTTCCTTGTCGATCTTCTTTTGCGCTCGCTTCTTGCGCTCCATCTCGGAAACGTCCTTCTTGACTCGCTGGATAAGCCCTGCATCTCCAGTCTTCATAAGACAATCACACCCAACCTTGAACGTCTTACCGTCAGCGCTGCGAATGCGGAACATATTCACAATGTAGGTTGAGCAATAATCACACGTTCCTCCGGGCTTTGTCGAAATCTGGACACCTCCGATTGTCCCAATATTGCGCTGCCCATAAGAAATGTCCTGATCGACCATCCCTTCATACGTAAAAGGAGCTTTACCCAGGCCAGCAGCCTCAAAGCAGTGAATAGTTTGCGTCTCGCTCATTTTTATCTCCGGTTGGTGGTGGGTCGTCCTTACACCCAATGATACTCCCGGACGTGAAAAAGGCAAATTAAAAAATCGCCTTTTAACCATATATACCATCTGACAAAGGTACGGTTGACCATGCACCATACTCCACGGCATCGTGTATTTTGCTCCAGTCCGTCGATGCAACGCCTTGTGGATGGCTGCTCGTCCAATTCGCCGCAGCGTACCACCGCGTTCCATCGTGTAACTGACCGACCACTGCCAACGATGAGCCGCCATCGCACCAATAAATGACGTGTGGACCAAACCGCAAGGACGAAACTTTTTCTGCTTTGATTGGTGGTAGTTCTTTCTTATCTGTAGTTTTTGATGGCAATCCTTGACTGATTTCGATTCGATAAGGAGGAAGGATGTAGTCCTCTCCGCAGTAAATTCGTCCGTCAGCCTGAATCGAAAGAACTATGGGAAGGTGCAACTGAGGCGTCCTGCTGAAAACAAAAAGCGGATGAGGAAGCGTGTCCTTCCGCATTTGAACTGTTATCGGCAACGCGTTCGGTACTTGAGTCCCGCCTAACAACTCATCAATCTTCCGCCCGATTATCTTTCGTAGACTGTCAATGTCAATCTCCATTACCGCCCGACCATGCCATGCCGCATCAAACAGCGGGCGCTGCCACTCTGTCCATGCTTCCGCGAGAATCCGCGCAGCCGCTTCGGAACAGCCCAGGCGTGCAGCCCATTCCTTCACCGCAGCGGCGTTGCTCTCTTCACAGAACTCAGAAATAGCCGGATCGAATTTCATTTTATCTCGGTTCATGTTTTGCCTTCTAAGATTAAACGATTAACGAGCCATTTTGTTTAGTAAGGCAATCCCACACGAGATCGCCATTGCGAATCCGCCAAACGTCAGAGGCACCGCATAAGCAAGCGGAATGACAGCATTCTGCCGTCGCCATTCCATTTCTTGCTCGTATTGATCGTCGTTGAAAACCGTTACGACTTGATCGGAACTCCAACCATTGTGAATGGTTCTTATCCGCTCTGGCGTCAAACCGCAATGCCAATTGGTAGCTCCAAATGTGCCGATTACGATCCCTAGTACAACCAAAGACGTCAGGCAAACTCCATCATTCAGATAGTCTTTAAACATCGAAAATCCTTTCAGGTTCATACACACAAAATTAACCAACCAACACTTAGCTAGGGATTGTTCCAAAAATATTAAGCCACCGTCCAGCCGCTCCGCAAACCCTTCTCCCACCGCCCCAGGCGATAGCGAGTAGAAATACCTTTGCGCACTTTTGGGCAAACAATAGGAACCACTTCCGTAGCAATAGGAAAGGTTTTCCCGCCATCCGACAGCGGTCGCCGCTTCGCCCAGTTCCATGCCTTTTCTTTGGTCATTCTGAACATGACCAGTCCGTCTTCAATCTCGGCCTCATTGCCGGTCAGATCCAGAACGTTCCGCTCGCCAGGATACTCACGCTCGATGGGCCACCAACTGATGCACTTCTGCGGCTTGTCCAGATCGTTGTCAGTAGTTTTGACGCACATCCAGCCGTCCCGATAATCGATAATACCAATGAGTTTGCTCATGCCGAAAACCTCGCGCGAAGGTCGTGATCTATGACGGCATCCACACAAGCCAAGACGGACTTGAGTTCGTGTTCAGCCGCTCGCAGTTCCTCTTCAATTAATGAAAAACATTCAGGGTCGCGAGAACTCTTCCAAGAATCCTCGACTTCGGCTTTTGCAAAGCGCAAGATTGTCGCGCGCAACCACGAATTCAGATTTTTGTAGTTCGTGTCTTTCAAACTCATGAGTTTCATAGCACGAGTCCTTCCTTCGCCTTCTCCAGATCGATCACCAGCACGCTAAATGCCGTCAGCGGTCGGTTGGGCTGTCCGTCTGCCCGCACGGGATTCCTGGAATCCACCAACTTCCATGCTTCCAGTGCCTCCACGCAATCCTTGAACTGTAGCGCCTTGTTAGGATCGGAAGTAGTAGCCAGATGACACAGCATCGGCCTTCCGGTCGGATCAAATCCCTGCTTCGACGGATCGTACTCCTGCACGTACTGACCGTCGAACGGAGTCGATTCACCGGTGTTCAGACCGTCGATGCATAAGACAACCATTATTTTGCCTCTTAGTAATATTCATGACCATGACCATGACCATGACCTTGACCTTGACCCTGCTGACTCTGACCTTGACCCTGCTGACCCTGACCTTGACCTTGACCATGACCCGTATCTAACTTCTCCTGAAAAAATCGAATCAATCTCAGGATGATTGTCGGTCCTCAAAAATTCCAACATACGTTCATTCTCACATCCTGCATCCTGCAAAGCATCTGCCAAAATAGGAAAGACCACTCTGTCCGTCGATACGACATCACACAAAGCCAGCACAGTGCTGGTAAGATGTTCTGGCAAAAAATCAGAAGGAAACACTAAATCGTCTCCTCGAAAAGTTTATGCGGCCAAGGATTCCACGAAGCGTATCGAAGTCCTTTTGTGCCTATTAATTCCACCTCCATTCCTTCAGCGCTTCCGGTACGAACAAACTCATTGAGCCTACCCGTTTCGCTGATCCAAGCCGCGTCTTCCAGTAACACTTCACCGCTGAAACCAACCTCGACTAAGCGACCTACATAAAGGTTACTGGTGATCGATTCGAACAGATAGTTTTTACCAATTTCAAAAACCATTATTTTGCCTTCTCTTTCTTTGGTTTTTTGCCTACGGGAAGCCAGTCCGTTGTTTTTCTGTAACCGTCAAGAATGAGCTGCTCGAACTTGATGCCGAGCGTACCGTCCTTGCGCGTGAGTCGAATGATATACGAACCGACTCGCGGCTTCTTGTACTGAGACATACCTTCAGGAAAAACGGTGTCATCAGTAACGACGTCGAAGACACCAGCAGCAAGCTCGACGATGGGGTTTGGGGTGGTCGAACTACTCAACCAGCAGTTATACTTCTTATCCCACTTGACCATCTTCGTGCCAATGAGAAATGGCGCGTTCGCCGTGGCGAATTCAATGCGAGCTTTCTTGACCGCGACCTGCGCATCGTTATAAGTAGTAACAGCCTTCTCGATGCGCTTACCGAACTCCACCTCCATTTGAGCATCGATCTTCTTCTCCGCTAATTCCTGCAAGCGCCACTTCTTCTTGTCTCGCGTCCGTATGATTGTCTGTTGGGCTACGTGCGCCTTTTCTTCGATTCGTTCCAGAACTTCTAGTTCTTTCTTTGTCATCGCTCAACTCCTGGTAATTTGTACTTATGACACGTATCGATAAGCAGATAAAACGCACGACTCAGCATAATCCACCCTTCCTTTAGTGGCATTTCAGCCTCTTCTACTTTTACGGAGCAAATATCACTCAGTACCGCGACGACTCCAGACAAGCCATGCTTCTCGACCAGACCTTCAAGTACAGCACAACCAGCAGTATCTATTCCAACCATTACTTCACCTTCTTTGTGCTAGGAAAATCACTCTTGAGACAACTCACTGCTCCAGCTTCTATCTTGGCAATAGCAACCTCAGTTCCAGGCAGACGGCCCAGGACACCTCCGCAGTCGTCTCCTCTGTAGTAGTAGCTGTCGCCGTCCCGATAAAGCTCCAGCCAATGCTTTCCATTTTGGGTCTGCCATCTGGCCAGAAGCAACACCAGAAAAGGCAAACTATTAATCTTCCTTTTCCACAAAAAACTGAGTAACTTGCTCCGCAGTGAAACTGTAGCCCCACTTCTGACCTTTTCTCGCCACGTTCACACTTCCGCTGTTCTTTTGATGCGTCTCCGTATTAGTTATCCAGAATTCCTGCCCTTCTCGAAAAGTAGTAACTCTGCCTTCTCCATCGACTTTAAATGAGAAGGTCTGCTTACAGACGAGTTTGGTACATTGTTTCATAAATTCATCTTACTCCCCAAACCACAAAAGGCAAATTAAAATTCTGCCTTTTATTCTCCAATACTCTAAACATCATCCCAGTCTAACACTCTCTGCCCAGACACAAGCGGAGCAGTGGCGACTCTCTCGTGCTTCGATTCCTCAACCACTACGGCAAAACTCTTGTTCTCCTTCATCAATTCCTTCAATTTGCGAAGCAGAGTCGGATAGAGCCGCTTTTCAGTAAACCAGCAGCAATAATCCCACCATTTCTTACTTTGCCTAAAAGCCGGATGGGGATGAGGGAGCGCCAGGAGAGCGGCCTTGATGTCTGGATTCGTGAGATAGTTTTTGCACTGCTCCTGCGCGAGATAGTGCTTTCGCTTGGCGTCCTGGTAAGCTTTCCAATCGTCAATAAACACATGATCACCACCATCAAAAAAACGACTCAATTTGCCTATTTGACTGGCGATGACTTCGCGGGACATGCCTTTATCTCTACGACATTTATAAGATCCCATTGGCCCATTTATACTCGCGATTCTAATGACCACGTTCTCGCGCAAGAACTTCAACAACAGTGCATCCTCACAACCAGCATCCATATGGAGCGCATCGGCCAGGATCGGCAGGAGCGAGGCGTCTTTACTCTTTTCGATCTGCTGACACAGAGCAATCACTGTGGAAGTGATCCAGGTCGGATCGACCAGACCTGCCCACTTACCGTTGTCGGCTTCTACTTCCCACCAGACTTGCTCGGAAAGTTCCATTGTCGGGATTTTAACACAGGAAGATGAAAAGGCAAGTTATTAGTTAGGTTCTTATCGACTTGCCGCTAAACCGCTCCCATCTTACCCGCGATATACCGCACAAATAGAGGATGCCGCCTCAACTCCGAAACGCCCCAGACTTCAGCCATCTCACGAGGATTCAATGCACTCTTGGTTTTGTCGGGGTGGGCGACCCAGACATCCCACATCCTTTGACAATCAGGATGGGACTTCAGCAACTTCTCATGGGCTTCAATCTCGCTCCGAACCTCATAATAAGGATCGTCCATTTATATCCGCCTGCCGTTGATCGTATCGGGATAAGGCTGTCCGGTCGCTTCGGTATAAGCCTTGTGACCCAGAGCATCGGCTCGTGAGTTCTCTTCACGAGGAATCCACTCCGTAGTCCACGAACACTTGATCTGCTCCAACAACTCCCAACAGCGCGCACGAAGCTTCTGAAGATGTTCCTTGTTGCACTTCCACTCTTCGGTCAGTTGGTTTACAACCAGCTTGGAGTCGCCTCTTATCTCCAGGCTCGTCAAGACCTTTGCCGCGTCGGTACTCTGGTAGTCGGCCAGAAATCGCAGACCCTTCCCAAGCGCCACGTACTCCGCGACGTTGTTGGTCATCTTGGGAGAAGCCTGTAATGCACCGTACCCTTCCACGTCGGCTTCAGTCAGACCTTTGATGACGTAGGCCCACGTACCGGTTCCTCCTGGATTACGGGGAGTACATCCGCCATCGAAGAAGAGTTGAATTTTCATTTTTGCCTTTTCAAATAAGAGCGCGTTTGCGGAGCGATGGATAAATTGCCTTTCCTTGTTGCCTACACCTCCATATCTTACGATCCGCTCTCGCCATATCAATGAACCGCATTTTGTGCCATCTCTCTTTACCATTTACTACCCGAGCGAACTTCAAGCGGTATGCGAGCTTTGATGCCCTCCCATCTTCCAAAAGACCCTTGAGAACTAGAAAGGCTTTCAACTTGCCGATGGTTTGTTGTAGTGACGGATTCAAAAGGCGCGGCCACGAACACCACTTCCCGACCAGGTGTCCCTCTCGACTCGTCATCGACTTCTTGACGACAAAATGTGCATCTTCAAGTTTGGTTCCTCTCTTGACTCTCTTGTGGATTTTGATGTGACATCCATTACATACTGTCACAACATCCTGTTCCAGTTCTTTCCCAACACGTTCGTATGTTATGTGATGGACGTGCAAACCAGTCTTCTCAACACCACAACAAAAGCATCGACTCTTCCGGACATGACTGCTGAACTCAATCCAATGATCCGATCTTAGGTATTTCGCATATTGTACTGCATCCATCAAAACACCTCACTTCCAACACACAAAGCTAAACACAACCAACTCTGAAATGGAATGTTGATCCTGGATTCTGAGCGGAGTAGCCCCGTACCATTCCAAGATTTAAATGATCTTGAAACGATACGGAGCTACTTCACGAATGCGTCACCCCTCATCCTCGCTTTCGTTTGGTCCGGAGTCTTGTTTACAGTCGCTCCGGACGCCAGCCCATGCTGACCCCCACGACTCCATGCTCTATTAAGGAGCGCCAGCCACCTACCCCCGAACGCATGGAACTGCTTGCACAGTTGGACAAAGCCAGTGAAATAAATTCACCCACCCGTCACCTCAACAAACCGATAGCATTCCCTCTTTTCAATCGAGAAAATGCAGCCAGCCGACTTTGGCTGGTAGTGGGGAACTCCCGCTACTACAACGCCAAGCCGGTTCCCATACCGCTATTGCTCGCCAGTCCGCAGATGTATGGCATTTCCGTCGCCTCAAACCTGGAGGCTATACGCAAAGAATTTTTGAATTGTGGAATTGCTTATGGTCGGTGTGTCACATAGAATGTGCTCACACTGACGTGACGGTCGAGCGAGTCTTTTCTTTGCGGGAAAACTCGCTCTTTCCGTTTAATCCACCCCAAAAGTCTATGCCCATCAAGTTTCGAGGTCAAGAAAAATCCATGAAACGCAAAGCTGGATATGCAACTCTGGAACTACCGATACTACTCGCCATCGCGATTTTGGTCATCATTGCCAGTGTGCTGCTCGCAGTTCGGCTCTGGCGATGGTGGAACGGGTGAGGCAGACTCTCGTTCCTTCGCCGCTCTTCGATAGGCTTTATCAAGTCTGGAAAACAGAGTCATCACGCCATTGGCCCGGTCCCTAAATACCTCGAATCCAGGAACTGTGAGTATCCCCGTCCACTCCACTTTCTCGCCATCATAAACGAAATTGTCGAACCTGGAACCGTGCGGGAGCCGTCCTTTGAGCTTTTTCTGACTTCTCTTGGAGTTAGGGTCTGGCGGTTGGGGTGGTTTTATGTCTTTTGGGTCTTTTGGTGGTTTTTGCTTCTTTTCCGGCTTCGGTTTGGCAGATGCTTTTGCATTTGAAGTGGTCGCATCCAGACGATCCACGTTCTCGACGGTAAGAGGCACCGTCTTGATGGCATTCTTTGCCTCTTTGAGTTCAGCAGCCTTTTCTCTCAATTCTTTCGCGTTCGGTCTAGCATTCATATGAACTTTCCAGGTTCAGGTTATTGATCGGTTTTATTCTATCGAAAGTAATGGAGCGCAGAAGCCTCTGGAAATACACTCGCAGAAGATGGGGTTATCGTGCTACGGATTCTTGACGGAATTTTTAAGGCTTTTCTAACGGCCCGGCCCACTCAGCGCCCGGATATTCTGCAACCACTTCATCAAAATCAAAGCTCTGGCCGTTACCAGAAAATCGTATAATGAATGAATCGTTGTATTGATGAAGAGAAACAATTATCTCACCACCTGCTCCCTGACGATACCAGTACCAGCCGGGTTGGGTCGGTTTAGCGGTAGTCCATTTTGGACGAATCATTATTTTGCCTTTCCGAACGACTCAGAATCTTGGTCGAATCTTTTTTTGAATCTCCTGAGCATTCTATCAGCGCTTGCGGCCGCGTCACGCTCTGCGTTATCATCCGGACCCTTAGCCTGTCGGACTCCCTCGTGCGATAAGAGACCGAACAAGGCAACGCACGAAAAGATCATCCACAAAGTTGCCTCAGTCTTGTCGTCGTCAAGTTTCATTTGCTTTCTCCTGATTTTTCGTGAGCAGTTCCGCCATAAGCCAGCCGCTCATATATATCCTGCAACTCCTTCACGTCGTCACTATTGATCAAGATGGCAGGAAATCGTTTGTTCTTGAACTGCCTCAATTCGCACTCGTTCATGTCGCTATACTTCAACCCGCCGAACACTTCGAATTTATTCTCTACAAAGTCTCGAATTGCCGTCCATCTCTGTTGCCCATCGATGAGCCAGTAGTCGATTTCGCCGAAGGTAGGCGACTCATTGTAAGCATAGACAGAAATCGGCAGACCCAACCACAACGACTCGATGAATCGCGATTTTTGCGTAGTGGTCCACACCTCGCCACGCTGGAAGGGAGGAAGGACAAACTGCAACAATCGCGGCAGTTTTGGCTTTGACTTCGATGGACCGTTTTCGAGAAATCCGTGCGCGACGGAGAACTCCATCGTACTGCCGTAATTCAATCGTGGAGGAAATCTTTTATTCATTTATCTCTATCTCCCACAGAAATTATCGACTTCACTAGCAGCAAAAACACCAGGATGAAGCCGGGTATGGTTACGATCAAAAAACAGACCGGAAATACGTCGAGTATAAACTTTGCTGTCTCGGTTGTCATTTGCCTTTTCCTGTTTTGTTAGAGAAAAATTCCTTCAGGCTCTTTTCAGCCTCTTCAACTGTTGGATAGTCGAACAGCGGAGAGGCGCTCCTGAGATCCGCCCACTGCTTGGCGTGTTCATTCCCCATTGCCAGTTCCACACTCTTTTTAGCTTGGTCCTTCACCAAGAATTCAGCCAAGGCGCGGATGAATATGTCTTTTTTATTCATTTGTCTTCCTCCTCTGAACTGGTCGGTTTGAATTTCGATACAAACTGAACAGCCATTAAATCGCCTTCGACTCAGCCACGCCGAATGCAGCCAGAGCCTCTTGTGGAACTCTCGTCTGAAGTTCCGGCGTTGACGGGTTATATCCGGCGAAGGAATGAGCTTCGTTGTCGTTCAAGCCAGCACTCTTCGCTGCCTTATATCGCAACTGAAACTTGCACCAGTGCCGAAAATCGCTCTGCTGCTCGCGTGTGGTAAGGATGGACGGACATTCCAGGCAATCTTCAGGCTTCCAACCAAGTTGAGCAAGATTACTGTTGGCTGCATCCACCGCTTCCTTGATTTCGTCTCCGTAATGCGATCCGTGGACAGGACCGTCGATGACGCCTCGCTCCGGGTCCATGATGAGACGACTCTGCCATCCCTGCATATCGCGATAGACCAAAGCGACATAACCACGCCACGCAAGAATCTGCGGCGTATAGCTGCCCTCCAACGCCTTCTCGATCTTCTTACCGGCATCTTTCTTTGCCTCAGTCACAGTACGACCAGTTCCCTCGACTCCGTAATGCATAACGGTAACAGAATTCGGCATAGCAAGCTCCTGAGTTTGAGTTACCAGAATCTTACAACCGATTCCAGAAAAGGCAAGTCAGAATTTTGCCTTTTATTTGCCCCTCAAAATCTCACTAGCTCGTTTGACTTCGCCCCGCATGAGCAGTTCGACAAAAGCAACCACACCTCGTTGCGCCGACTCGTCCAGTTTGCCGAGATTTTGGAGCAGATTATGAGCTATAGAACTTGCAGCTATTTCTCCATTTGAAGGTCGGGGGCTATTATCCCAACTATGCACTAGCGATCCGAAATACTTCAGATCGCGTTCGGGATCGTAATTCTTCATGCACTTAATAACAACCGGACGAGGATCAGCAATGCCAGCCGTCCGTGCTGCTTCTGGATGCTGTTTCTCCAGTTCGAGTAATTCATCCACCAGCTTGTCGTAAGCCATCACATCGGCTTCCCAGATTTTGGAACCGCCGTCAGCGTACATGGGAACGACAAATCGCACGGAGTCTATCCGCTTTAGTCCTTCGATAAGCTCTGGCGTCTGTCTCTCAGTCGGAATAGTGAATGTACGAATACTACCATCGGCGTTCAACGGAGCATAGTTCACATCTCCGTATCGTGCCCGATAACCGGCAAGATCACCACCATTCATTTCAATCCACTTTTGTTGATCGCGGATGCGCTCGCGGAGCCAAAGGATTTTTGAAGTAGCGTTCATGTTTTGCCTTTTTATGTTTGGGGTGTTTTGACATAAAGAAAAGGCAAGATATAATCCTGCCTTTTCTCGGAACTGCCGGTTACACAGCCAGAGCAGGAGTCGCTTCGGGCAGCATCAGTCCATTCAGGCGAATGGTGGAAGCCACGAACGCCTGGGGATTCTTGATGGCCCGATCCCGAAGAATCTCCGTGAAGCTATTGAACAAACTCCACGCGGTACGGGGCTGGAAGTCTTTATGACGAGGCTCTTCCCATTCCTTGATGACGTCCGAAATCTGCTGCGTGTTGATAATACCACGCCGATAGGCGGTCAGGATGATGTGACTAGCATCCCGTGCCGTCAATTCCATATCGGCCAGCTTCTTGATGCGATCTGCTTCGGCGTCCTTGAAGGACGTGAGTGAAGCAACTGCCTCTCCAATCGCATTACCGAACCGCTGAAGGCCGAACCTGGTGTGTTTGCGGCGAACCATCAACTCCGCGCTGAAGGCAAGGTTATCGCAGACAAACACACGGGAACCAGCCGCAAATCCCAACGGGAAGGTCTTGTCTGTGCTGTTTCGGACACCCACGGACAGACCAACACCAGTCACGAGTGGAGTTTCCAGGTCCAGGATGCCAAAGAAGCGGTGATCATTACGGGCCAGACCGTACTTTTCGGCCTTGATCGTGTAGCCAGCACCAGTGAGAGTCTCGCGGACGCTGTCCAGAACGGTAATGTGTGAAGTGGGATGCCAGCGACCCTCCGGAGCCGGAGTGACGACGGCGCGGACCTCTTCGATGGTTGCCTGACGACCGCCCGAGTGAAGCATGAGATTGGACATCAAAAGTCTCCTGAGTGATTAGGTAAGTCACTTCGACTTACACTTTCATCTTAGTTTCGATTCTGGTGAAAGGCAACTAATTATTTTGCCTTTTTGCAGAATTTGCAAAAAGACTAATAACTACCCGGTAAATCATCCGACAGTTGCCACGTTCCTGGCTTATTTTTCGGTAAATTTGTAGCAGGAATGACACCAGCCCGATTCGAGGTAGTCTCCGCAGATGGAGCATTCTGGACAGGAAAATCCGTGCGCTTCTCACCCTCCATGACCGGCTCCAGAAGCTCTTCCCAGAACTTTGAGTAGGCAGAAGCCGAAATATCGACTGTGCAGACCCACCCAGGCGCATGTCCGCCTCCGCCTTTGTCCCATTCGATTTTTTTTATGGTCCCTTCATCACCAGCTTTGTAATGCCCTTCATAACCTATCGTATTTGGACCGATCTTGATTCGATCTCCTATTTTGAATCGCGGTCTGTTCGATTTGATTGAAACCAAAGTAGTCCATGTCTGTACGGACTCTCGGAACTTTGCCGCGCTCCGGAATGTAGTCGTTCGCTTCGTTGTAAGATTTGTCACATCGTAAACGGTAGCATCGCGAGTACGACCAGTTCCGTAAGACGTGCGGATCTTGTCCACCCGTACCGTTACGATTTTGTTGGACACTTTGGCCTTGTAGAGACCGCCGACAACGATGTCTTTCTTCAGCATTTGTCTGCTCCTGTTTGGGTTTCACTCCAGGGCATCACGTTCTCCAATCGCACATTACTGCCGAGAAATAGGCTGTAGACTCCTTGATAATTAGTAACGATAAGCGATCCATCCTCCCGGATCACAAAACTCACTAATCCTTTCCCGACATCGTCATTGATGTCGATCTTCATTACGTCTCCGTCAACCCGAAACGCTTTGGCGTTTTCGCCCCAACCAGACACATAAGGAACTTCCTTTGTGGCGAGGGTTGATTCTGTAGTGACAATAACATGAACGTTTTTACGCTTACTCATTGTTTTGCCTTTGTGATTCGTGTTTTTACGCGCACCAGTTCACTTCGAAGAGACTCGATTTTTTGGACCAGTTCGGTTCCACGTCTTTTCACCAAATCGTCAAAAGAAGGAACATATTGTCTGTATTCCAGATCGAGTCTGTATTCATCACCCTTCTTGACCACTACCGTCTTTGGTTCTTTTCGCGATCTGGTCATTTGATGATGAAACTCCGTCAGTGTTGGCAGTTCTGTCAGGTTATCTTGAGCACGAGCCAAGATCCCCATCAGGCAGATTTCGTACTTTTCCAGCGCGTCCGTCGCTGGATATGGTTTGTGGTCCACGCCCATGCAGTCACCAGCGATAAAACCGCATCCAGGACGCTTGTATCCGTGATGTCCGATGCAGCCTGTACTTTCAAGAGCCCACTGACCTTCGCAAATTTGACACTCTGCCCGTGGCTTGACTGGACCAGTCTTTGGCTTAAAACCGCGCTCCCATCGACCGCAGGCGCACTGGTGTGTTTCGGGATTGAATTTGTGCATCATTCGGCCAGTAGCAGAGCAGAAACGCATATTCATAACTTTGCTCCTGTGTGGTGGTGATTTCGTCCTACACACCCATCTTACCATCCAGGAGTGAAAAGGCAAGTTAAAATTTTGTCTTTTCAGACCACGCTCTGAAGTCTATCAAACAGACGATGGGGGAGGACACCCCAGTGAAAGAGGCAGTCGAGTTCTCCGCCAGTAATGACCTTTCGGTTATACTGTTCTATGTGTTCGAGATCGACCTCCAGCACTTCGGCCAGAGTCAGTTTGCTTACACTATAATCATAATTCAAATATGCTGCTTTACGCCGCTCTTCAGCCCGAATAGTATCCATTACCATCGCCGTCTCCGATGTCAGTTGTTTGGAAAGACTGTCCATCAGAAATATGCATTACGGATGAAGTAAAGTCAAAGAATGGTTTTTAATTTGTCTTTTAGGTTTTTGTGGGATAGGATTGAAGAACTGGAGGAATTACAATGCGAACTGGCTTACGAGCTAAAACTCCTGAAGAAGTGCCGCCAGACTGACTAAAGGCACTGAAGGCAATACGCCGGAGAATCCATCCCCGGCGTATTGCTCTTTCCCTACCTAACACCAATCCTTGCGGATTGGATCATCGTCGTCTAAATACACGACGATATGCCGCATAGCTGGTCGTCTGCGTTGCTGCTGAACCACCAGATAAAAATAGATGCATGTAACGTTTTCCGTCTGAGCCAATTGCATATGCGGCTCCGGCATATGTGTAAGCTTCATTGACGGCACAGGAGAGCCAACCATACTCTGGCGGATACGCCGCGCAACCTGCCGTATCGACTCGCGTTCCTGCCGGAACGAATGAGTGATCGAGTGCATACGAACCATTCATGACGTGACCGAAGATCAAATTCGCCGCTCGATAGTCGGCGATCTTCTTTGCGCCTTCAGTCAATCCATCATCGCGAATGAACGGTGGAAGTCCTCGTTTGGCACGCAAGGCATTGACTTCATCGAGCGCATCTTCAGCAGCGAGTGAACTACCAGCCGTCAGAATCACAGCGAAAAACAAGATAATCCATTTCATGAGCTAATTACTCCGTTAGGAAAAATGGGCGATGGAAAGAAACCAAAAGCCTCAACCACCACCAAACAATGCGATTATCTGCTGGACTAACGCTATAATTTCAGGAGCGTCGGCCAAGAGTCCGTTCAAAAAGGTTAAAAATCCAGACCAATTTACGGCGTCCTTGGTTGTGTAGTTCGCCAATGCCTGATCGTAACCTGCTTCTGTCAGCCGACCGGTGGATACCACGATTCGCTTGAGTTCGGCCTTGGCCGCGTCCAGAAAAACTCCGCTGAATCTTTTACCGCCGACAGGCTTTTTCTGAACCTGAGTCGTGACGGTCGTGGTCTGGACTACCGTACTGATCGTCTGGGTCGCGCATGCCGAAGCCACAGTACCCTGATGTCGATGCGTCAGTTTATAAAACAGTCCGTGTCTGGCCGAAGTAGAACAACTGCTAGCGCTGGCTGCACTGTTGCACTGAGCACCGGCGATGCCTGCGGAAAACAAAGTGACGAACACTGTCACTGCGAACACTAAACGTTTCATTGCCTTTTTCCTTTTGTGAGTAAAGAAGTTAAAAATCACGCATTTGGATATTCAGGTTTCGTTTGTCGGGGTCCAAACTCCTTTCTGCCGTCTTCCGGCACCCAGAGAGGATGCGTACTGAGCGAATCGTAGGACAGATCGAAAGCACGCTCTCCGAGTTCGATGCGCTGGAATCGTTCCCACGCCTCGTGTTTAATTGCCGCTGACGATCCGTGCTCTCGTGTAAAGTATCGATTCCGCTCCAATTGCTCTTCCGCGCCCCATTTTATACGACGCTCGGAGCGGAGTACGTCTTGATGACTACGCTGCATCCAGATCGCGGTACACGGCAACTGATGGACGTAAGCGGACATCGAAGGAGCCTGGACCACAAACGACTCTTTTGATTGTATCAATTTCATGAACTTCATGAAGTCGTGCGTGTCGAATTCAATTTCAGAATGAAAAGGCAATTTAAGATCGTGAGCCAGGATCTTGGCAGCGATCATCGTGCCTGACCGCTGTGGACCAGCCACTACGATCTTTTTGACGTTAGTAAGTTTCAACGTGTTGAAAACTTCCGAGTACGAATTGTGTCGATGTAGTCCACAGTTGTACACCTGCCATGCCAGCCATTTCGGATTGACCTCGTTTTTCCAGTAGTCGCGGCGATAGAGTTGCATGGTAGGAGCCATACCTTCCATCATGAGACAATCGGCATGCTCGCGAGGACAGACGATACCAGGCCATGCTTCCGTGCCCCACCACGTTTTAGGAATTCGCCTCCAGAGCGTACTGCCGAAGATGGCAGCGTTTCTAAACCACAAAAACGTCCCGGCTGCGTGCCACGAAGGATCGAGTCCGCCGAATTGATTGCCGCTCTTGATGAACGTCCCGCAGATCGCATGCGAGCGGAGTGAATCCTCGATCAGCGACGGGTAGTCGAGCATGTTAGCATGCATCACATCAACCCAATGCTTCACCATCGGCTGCTCGCCGGGTCGATATTTGGACCCTTTTGCGTGGAAATAATATGTAAGCTCATTAGTAGCAATACTTTCCACGCGGTGGAGTAGCTCTTCGAAACTGACGACTTCACCCAACACCGGATTGTTTTTAAAATGCAAAAAATCGACCTGCTTCATTCCAGCAAATGCGGCTTTCACGTCCGCCAGTTTGTCGGTCGAATCGTCCGTTACAACCGAGATGATTTTCTGTCCGTTGAACAAATCGGCCCGGCGAAGAATGTAGGCGACCGACGTCCGCCAAACTCCATTCTTCGTCGGCCAAATGTGACCGACGATGTTCCTTTTTATTTCACCGCCATACGGAACAGGCTTTAACATCGCTCTTATCCCCCGAGATAAGCGTGTGTTCAGAAGAGCGAATCTACACCGATTCGCTCGAAACAAATTATTCGTCTTTTCACGCCTTCAGAACCAACGACGGCGTTGGTGTTGGTGGGTATGGAGGAGTCGTTCCCTGACCAACCAAAACAAGATCCTGCGCGAGTGTCGTGGCGTTGATACCGTTGGGTGCGAGATTGTTCTGTGAGTCCCAGTCTGGCGAGAGCGAGCAGTGCATCTCGGTCACGATCTGAGTGTTGGCCAGTGCCTCCCAGGTAATCGTACCATACATGGCCCAGGTCGCAATCACAACCCCTAACGCACTGACATCTATTATAGCGACATCGTGTCCTCCGACAATTTGGAGATTGCCTGTGATGTTGTTCCACACGAACCCGTTGCCATTGGCGTTGTCGTACCACGCAGAAGGCAAGTTAATGCCGATATTCTGAGCCGGGCCGAACACTTCGGCACAGACCTGGACCTCGTTTTGGTTCGTGTTGTCTACACTCACAAATCCATTGATCTTGTGCTTCTTCGCGCCGCATGGAATTCCGTGTTGCTGTGCATATTGGAGCACGTCAACGATCACGCAGCCCTGGTCACCGGGACCGCAAATGTTCGCGTACCATTTCAGGGCTTGCGCATCGCTCGACAGTGCCGGTGTGCCGAGTTCATTACCCGTCCACGCTCCAATGCGATGAAGCAACGAAGCAATAACACAATCGCCTTGGGTTGTATTGCCGTATGCCTCACGAATTGCAGCGATTGCCTTGGTGAGCCAGTCGGTAGTAACAGGCGGAGGCGCGGTGTCTTTTGACTTGTCATAGTGAGCCGAGAACTTGGGAATGACTCTTATCTTCCCACCTTTGTAGATCTGAACCTTGAAACGACCTGCATCAAAGGTACGAATGGGTAGTATCGCTCCAAGCTTTCTCGTGATAGCCATGATTTCCCCCGATAGTGCAAGGATTTTGCAAGGTTAAACAGCCCGACCGGGTATCCGATCAGATCGGGGTCCGATCAAATCCCCCACCTTGCGGGAGGGTCCGGTCGGGCCGGAGTGAGTTGTATGGAATTATTTTTCTTTGTCTTGTTTGGCTGCATTCGTTTTCTCTCCTTCTGACAATCCAATCAAATCTTTAACCATATTTCTCGTCCTGTCGTTTAGTTTGCCTCCATTACGAATCAGCACAAATCCAAGCATTGTGTGGGTAACTCCACCGTAGGCCCACAGCGGCCAAGGCACTTCGTGACCGGTAGCCGTAATCCAACCGACGACCAACTTCAGGACGATCAAGCCACATCCTAGTACGAGCACGGCAGCAGTGTATCCAGTCATTTTTACTCCGCAGGCTTCTTTATTGCCTTCACGTCTCCTTCGAGAGTCGCCAGTCTACCACAGATGTCTTTCACGCTGCCGGTATGATCGGTGTAGAAAGTCTTGCTGGTAAAATCGAACGCGCAGATCCCGTCACTCAGTCCACCCACGGCGCAGGACATCGCTCCCGCAGCGCCGGGACACCAGAGGAAGCACGGATTCATCTCGCCCATGCAAGGCGATGTACACGTTCCTGGTGCCATCGTTAGACTGTCTTTTCCGCTCTCGCCTGAAGTTTCCACTGAGGGATTAATTTCAGGCGAAATTATCCGCGAGAGGTGAAAAAGGAACCTGCTAACATGGAACGAGTGGGTACTCTGATCTACTCTTTTGGTAGGCTGCTTTCCACATCCGCCACATCCTTGCTTCTGAGGATCGCTCATGGAATCGCCCCGCTCCGCTTTGGTTGGTCTTCTCTTCTCGATTATCGCACTGGTCATATTCGTCTTTGCCTGCCAGTCTACCAAAAAATCGACCGAACTGGCACAAAAAGTCGGAATAATGGATGTGGTGAACTACTACCGCGATTTCGATCTTGGAACGGCTGATGGCTACTGGAAAGGTCGAAAGATCGAAGTGAATTTGGTGGGCCTGCCGCAAGAAACGTATCAAGTCGAAGGGAATCGGATCTTGTACTACACAGGTTTGAAGAATGCTCCCCCCATTGTCGCGTTCATATGCATCGAACCACTGACCGACAACAAGCGCTCGATTGTAGTCGTAGGATGGGTGAAGGGCATCGTGAAGGACGGTATCAATCGAGGCAAGCGGGTGGATTTTGTGCTTGAGGTTGAGGGATGCACAGTGTCGATAAAGTGAGTTAGTCCAGTCCCTTGCTTCTTGGTTCGATCTTCGCTGCCAGTCCGGATATTGTTGCGCGCCATTTATCGGCCTGATCCGCGTGAAACCGCCGATCCTTCTCTCGTTCCGCTGCTTGCCACTTCTGTGATTCCTCCTCTCGCTGGCGGCAGTCCTGTCGCAACCGCTCGGCCTGTTCAGCATTGTCACGGACCTGAAATGCCGTCGATGTGCGCACCTCGTCCAGCAATCGAGAGAACAGAATGTAGATCATGACGCAAGCAGCGAGCACTGCAATTCGCAGGAAGGCATCCGCTGGAGCGCTGGTGATGGTACGGATGAGAGCATTCGACTGCTGAACTGTGGAAGCGATCGATCCCTTGGCCTCTGGTTCTTCCGGCATCTTGTGCATCTCCTCATGAGTTCGAGCACGGAAGATTTTATTGGATAACGACTATGGCGTCATGCGAATTCACTGCGCGGGTTTTCTTATGACTGCTAGAACGTCATCACCTCTGTTCTTCTTGCTGCGCAGATCGATGAATTCGAATCCAAGAGGATCGAATACAGGTTTCGCTTCGTCGATACACTGGATATCTTCAATAATATAGTAGCCGTTTGGTTTTACTCTCATCCAAAGATTCTCGAAGGTCTTTTTTTGGTTGTCGATCCAATGTAAGGCGTCATCGATCACAATATCAAACGTTAATTCGCCTAGTGCTGTGTTGACCTGCTCCAGATTCGTCGAGTCGGCTCGTGCCAGAGTACAACGATTGGGCAGTAAGATAGGATTTGCATAATTATCTAATCCGATAATCGTCGCGAGTGGCAAGAACTCGGACCACGCGCGTAGTGACGCACCTTCCAGAATACCAACTTCCAAAAGGCAAATCTCTTTATCGCACAATGGCGTAAGGAGCTTGTCGTAAAAATCACCATACGAATGTGCTGTACATTTGTCTGATTTATATTTGTTTAGTAGTGCTTCGATTCTTGTCATGGTTTTGTCTCCGGTTTTGGACAAGCCGGACAGTCCGGACTCTCAATTAGTTCTTGGATTCTCTTGAGACGATTTTGTAACTCTTCTTCCGTGATGTTCGGATTCTTCTGTCGGATTTCGGCGGCTCTCTTGTCCAAGAATGGCTGAATTCCCGATTTGCGAGTCTTTAGAGCCAGATGTTTCCTCATCTTAGCTACTGCTTCTGCAATCTTTGCCTTTTGCTCCGGAGTCAATTCAGGCACGACGGCGTGACCTGAAGATGCCATCATCATTCCACCGAGCGCGACCGTAAACGTGCCTTGATTTCCAGAAAGAGCCGGGTCGGTAGCCCCGCAAATGGTCCCATCGAAATTGACGTTACCTTTCGGAGCATTATTCCCGCAAGGATTTACGGTGGAATAGGTGCCGTCTCCTTGCGCGTAAAGAGTCTCATAATTCTGAGCACTGGTTGCTATGTACCCAGTTCCTCCAGGAACAGTCGAAACTACAGACATCCCAACTCCTATCGTGGCATTGCCAAAACAGTCGTTAGTTCCGCATGCAGCACCTACAACCACCTGGGTACTCGTTCCGTCGTCCGGAGGAGTGCAATCTGGATTCGATGGCGAGAAGAAGAACCCGTTAATAATGCCTGTCCAGCAGAGCGCCGGACCGTCTGGACATGGCTGAGAGCCAGTCAGGACCATGTTTACGATGTTGTTGAGATTAGCCCAACCTCCTCCAAAACCCGATACTGTCAATAGTAAAGTAGGAGCTTGACTGATAATGTCAGGACACGAGAGCGAAGGCGCTACTAGTGGATCAGGACAGCACTGCACTGGGTCCGTAATACAGAGTTCGTTGCAAGTAGTATTGACCAGTCGTGAATTATAAGATTGAACTTGTATACTAGTCACCACGCTCACATCATCGACAACGGCTTTAGTGTCGCATATAGAAGTCACTATTGGTTCAGGCCATAGCTGTATCACGTAACCCTTTGTTCCAGGGATGGGACACATTATTCCCTTTCGTCCTGGATTCAAGCACTGATTTCCGTCAGCATTGACCAGGTTGCATCCCGTGGCTGGTGGAGAGAGCGGCGATAGAGACACGGGAGGTGTGGAAGAGTAGGTGAGTTGCTGCCAACAATAACCCAAGCTATTGCTGTAATAAGAAGTCAAGACGACTGGAATGCAAGTATTTACTACCAATGGACCATCGCCATAAAGATTATTATCCCCCCAATCTTTGCGTACTACTCGCGTCAGCACTCGCTCCCACGGCATCTTTGTCAGATTCTCGTTTTCGGTCAACGAATTCGTCAGTTTGAAGTTCTGACGCCCAGGCATGTACTCCCACTCGATTCGATCTTCCATTCCTGTCGGAGTCCAGGCTTGAATGCTCCTGAAAGTAGCATCGGTATAAGAAAGCAGCCAATTGTAATAATCGGTCGCGGCCTGTGTTGCATATCCCGATGGTATGTTGCCAATGTTTGCATCAGCGCGCACGTAACCAGACGTGTTTGAAACTCCCGTGACTCCACCAAAAGCGAGCAGTGACAGACTTTCCAGTGTGACTGCCGTGATTTGATCTGGCGGACCCCAAAAAGACACCGAGACTTTTTCTGGAATAGTACCCACTAGCTCATTGATTGAACTGTACCCGCCCAAGACAAGGTTAGAGGCATTCTGGTTGTACTGATTGTTGCTGTTTGTTTGTGCTGTAGTGGCATCCACGAATGTGATCGAACCATCCAACCCGAACGTCATGCGCAGTCCTACGGTCGCGGCAACGGCATCAATTATCAGAGGAATCGGTTTGCCTGATTGTGACCATCGAACAGAAGGGGTGCCGCTGGCTGGCGTTCCGTATCCACCAGGAATGGCGGGAATAGTAGGAACTGTATCCGTCACGGAAGCAATCAGATTTGTAAGCAACTGCGACCAAGTATCCATGCCGGATGTAAAGCTGTAGTTGAAATCATTCATCCACCAATAAAATCTTTCGTCCGTTAGATACATCAGCCATAGTTGTTGCCCTAATGTTTGAATGAAGATGGGCCGGAACCCGATCAGATACATCTCCGTTGCCGTGACCGATGTGCCATTGGTGTCATCCGAAATGATCAGCGGTTGAGGTGTCGGACTATTGAAACCGACATTAGCTTCGATGGCCTGCGCGTTTGCACCGCCCACAAAACCGATGAATTCGGCCCAACGAGAAGCGGTATTTGGCCATCGCAAAACATTAAAATCAGGAGGGCCAATTTTAGGAAGAGATGGAATCGGCAAGCGGTCTAGATTGTTGACGAGATATCCAGGAGTGGACCAGAGCTTGGGCGATTCCCGTTGCCAAAACTGTTCTAATCTTTCGCTCATTAAAGGCGTAAGAGGACAAAGATCGATTCCAGCGTATTGCAAAGCCAAATCCAATCTCCCTGGCTGTCATCCTTTTATCGGTGGTCCGTTTACGGACCACCCCAAAAGACCAATTAGTAAGAATTGAACCAGGTTCATCCCAAGAGGACGAAAGCTAATATAGCCAGCACCTTGTTCAGGCCAGCCCAGATATACACCAAAGATCACACAAATCAGGAAAATCAACCAGAATGCCAAACCCTTGCTCATCTCTATCTCCTTCTGATGGGCGAAGATTAGGCGAATTTAGATTTTGTCTTTCTGCATTTTGAACAAAAGGCGCGAATAATTTCGCTTCTGTACGCTTCGACCAACCATCCAGCTTTTTCAAGCTGCTCCTTTCCAGTCAGCCCACGCTCGACAAAATCAAATACTACAAAGCAGTCCTTTCCATCACATAGCCACGCACTGACAAACTTCGATTTTGGCTTTCGATTCGGCAATTTCTTGTCGAGCAATTCCGATAGGGTAGGTAAGTCAGCCACGGTCGAACTCAATTCGGATTCAGAACCAAGAGGGTCCGGTTCCCGTTGACGGCATTTCCGGAAACACGAACAATGCCACCATTAACCGAAAGATAAACTGGCTGCCCTTCTGGAAGTCCAGAAGATCGACCGAGCAGCACAGCGGCTTCCATTTTTTGAATTTGCAGAAAGTCAAAACCGCCATCCACCATTTGCCCAAATACCAACGAAGCCGGATCTTGGCCTGGAATGTACCCGCCAACAGTAACAGGTCCGCCAGTACCGCCCGGTGCATTCTGCAAAGCCGCTACCGAGAATACGGACGAGTCCGAAACGAATGCTCCATCAAGCTGTGCAAGCACAGGAAGACCGAAATCTTCACCATTGTAGGGATCGACGGCCAGAAGCGGTATCGACACGTCGCAATCCATCATCCCCGCCACGCCAGTAATCGAGATCAGCAAACTTTTCGATCCAGGTACAGCAAAGCGAGCATTGGCGAACTGAAGCTCCACAACTCCGGGGTTAAGAGCATCGCTCACCAACTGAAGACGGCAGTTGTTGGCGGCTGGCGCAGTGTACTGACCCAAAGTCGGAATGGCTTCGATAGTCGATCCAGCAGACGTATATGAAACAGGAACTGCTTCGGAGTCAGCAATCGTGCTGACGATCAGCCCAGAACTAGTATTAGTGAGTCCAGTAAAGCCTTTACCGGGCGCAGCACCTGTCGTGTCTTGCCTAATTTTGACACGAACGATCACCGAATTCGAATCCAAGGCATAGTTGATCAACACATCAAAGTCCCATGTCTAGCGAGTAGAATCCAGCGTTCATTTCCATATCCAAGTATTGCCAGACCTGAGCAGTTATTATAACAGATGGCGCGTATGGCGAATAGGAAGGAAAAACGAATTGGAACTTCGTTGGTCGATAGCCACGCGCCACGAAATTCACGTCCGTTTCTTGAACAGTCGTCTGGTCTTTCGGCGCGAAGAACGGAATTGGCCTCGTGAGACTGGTCGGATGATATCCCCGCACCACGAGATTGACATCTGTTTCGGGCTGCGGAATACTCGATGCGTCTTGCGGAGCGAATGATTGAGCGGGTTGAAGATCAGTCGGCTTATAGCCTTTTACAATCTGACTCGTATTCGCTTCGTTCGGTGGCGCGGTCTGGTCTTCAGGAGCGAAAGAATGAAAAGGCAAAAGAGTGATTGATTTATAGCCAATCGCGGTGAAGTTGGTGTTGGTTTCAGACTGTGGCGTGCTCGATACATCTTGAGGAGCGAACGACAGAATCGGTCGAATGAGAGTCGAGGTGTAACCCCGCACAGTCAGGCTTGTGTTTGCTTCACTGGGCGGTGCGGTCTGGTCTTCGGGTGCGAATGGAGGCACGGAATAGATCGTGGTTGATTTGTAACCACGCACAATCAAATTGGTGTTGGTTTCCGGATAAGTCGTGACGTCTTGCGGAGCGAATGATAAAGAAGGCAAAATAATAGTTGGTTTATAGCCCCTGACTGTGAGGTTTACATTCGTCTCTGGATAGGTCGTAATATCTTGTGGAGCGAACGGAGAAGTCGGTTTGTTGAGACTGGTTGGTTTGTAGCCCTGCACTGTAAAATCAATATTGGTTTCGGCAGTAGCAGGCGGAGGAGGCAGGGCTGTTCCTAGTTGCGATACGAATTGCTGAGAAGGCAAAAGAATAGTTGGTCTATAACCAGTCGCTATGAAATTGATATTGGTTTCGGTAGTTGGAGGAGGCGGAGGACTTGTCCCTGATGGCAGATATGTTCCTTTTGTCCACGTAAACGGGCCAAATGGTGGCCCAAACACCTTTGTCGTGCCACTCAACGTGCCATTGTTGGCGTTGCCAGAAAGGTCTGGCTCCGGTGATGCAAGGCCATCCAGTGGCATCCAAAATTTGAGTGATGGGCGGCGAAATCGTCCGGGCCTCCTGCCAGATGCAAGCCCCTGCAATTCAAATTGAAGAAGCGGCACATTCCAGAATGCAGCATCGGCAACGTTCCCTTGCAGATTACGGATAAACGATCCGTGTGACGGGTACTGATCGCCTCCAATCGTCCAGACTTGTGGAGTTCCGCCAGAACCTGTGCTGTCTGTTCCTCCGATAGCCACTCCATTAAGCCAAAATTGAGATGATCCAGCGGTATTTACCAGAGCTATGTGAACCCACGTGTTGAGATAAGGAAATACATCAACACCGGTATCAAATCTCTGCACGCCAAAAATCAGGATCTGCCACGAGTTGTCGATTTCTAACGAAAATCCACTACCGTCTGTATCACTTCCGTTGCCTATTACTACTTGCTCTGCTGAGATCGAAGTCGGATAGCACCAACAGGACATGGTGAAGTTGGTAACGGCCGTAGACATCGGCGCGGAAGTGCTGTAGACGGCGTCGGTCGATCCGTTGAATCCGCGTGCCACACTTCACGTCCTCGAATTAAACCAATGCCGCCTGCTGAGTCCAAGACTCTAACACCACGGCGGCTTGCGCCTGAGTTATTCCAGAAACGGATGCAAAGATCGCCGTCCCAAGACCGGCAGCGACGTTACCTGCTGAACTGTAGGTAGAGGCAAACGCTGCTGGGGTGAGACTCATTGCAGTATCGCAAGCTGTAACTGCTGTTATGAGTTGGGTGAGATTAAGAATGGCGGTTGCGCCAGGAATGACGAACAGAACATTCGCACAGTTCCGGGCTGCCGCCGCGATCTGAGTTGAATTGAGGATGGGCATGTTATGGCTCCCAAATCGCACTTGGCACCCACACACTATTCTGTGCCAAAGTCCAACCAGTCGCATTGAAATCCAGAACGACAATGAGCCAGTCAAGTGGATTCGGTGTGCTGGTCAATACGATCTTGTTCCGCACGATGATGTCGGCTGTTGCCCACGTTTGAGAAAGCTGAGTCTCTGAAGTCAACGAAGCCGTACCGAGACTGTTTCCCGCCGCGACATTGATATCCTTTACGGTGACTTTGGCCGTACCAGTCGTGGCGTTCGCAAAACCGTCAAGACAGAGCTTCAACGTACCGCTCGGAATCGAGCCCGCTGGCATGAGGAATTTGAGGATAGCTGGAGAATCGGTTGCAAGCGAAGCTACAACTCCGATACCCTCAATACTACCTGCACCGTTAGTATTTGTTGCTGGTACGTAGAGTTGCGAAGAGAGGTTCCCGGAACCCTGGCTTAAATCGATACTCCAGGGTGCGAGAGGCCCACCAGCCATTGACGAAAACCTTGGGCGACTTCAGGAAGATCAAAAACTAATTCTGATACACGTACCAATTCGGATTGCTGGCGAGATTGGAAGGCGTGAGGTTCACGGTCCCGCCACTGTAATAGGGAATAACGGCACCGGTCGGAGTTGATCCGATGACTGTAACCGATGTCGTTGCGGACATCGTCACAATCTCGTTGAAGCAACTCGCGGATGTGGTGACCGACGAGGAAAGACCGCCGCCGAAGCAGCCATAAAAAATGTTCTCGACGTTCGCTCCAGCAAAAACAGCACTATCGGAAACTGCCGTGAAGTTGAGGTATTCGTTGAACGCTCCAGTATCAGTTGCCCCGAAGAACTGGATTGAGTTGACGGGACCGAACGTCTGGGTGTTCGACAGTCCTGTTGCGATCCCGACCCAGTAGACGGAAATATTTGCCGGTGTACCGGTGATCTCCGCGAGTGCTCCTCCTGGTGAAGCGGTAATCGACAACACTCCCGCATTCAGGCTGATCTGGACGGGTACGGCGTTGGTAGTTGCTTTCTTCGGAGCGGTCGCGAGAGCCTTTGCCTTGAGAGAGGCGCTGCGGACTTTCGCAAGCGTCAGTGCGTCCGGGCCGACCTTCGCAAATGGAATCGTCAGCGTAGCCGAAGGTGCAGTCGCGCAAGCTGTTGCTTGCCGTCTTTCTTTGAATCGCCTGAATGGACCGGCTTCGGCGTTGGTCGAGCCGATGATAATGGCGAAAAGGCAAACTAGTAGAGACAAACTAATCCATTTTGCTCGAAGCATGAGTATCCCCTTTATTTGTGAAATAGCAAACACAAAGCTATTAATCCCAATCCGCCCACGAGGGCGGCTGAGAGCAAACACACAAAGATTCCCTTGACGACGTTGATCATTCTATCAACCAAAGTAGTTACGTGACCAATAATTTGGACCTGTGAGAACAGGAGGAGGACTTCCGCCAGACGGATAAGGATAACTGAGGTCGGCCACAAACGGTAGTTCGAAACGTGCCTGCGTGATCCCCCACCGCGTGCCGTTCGGTCCATCTCTGTCGGGCAGGTCGATGGACCCGATCAGACGCATAGGGCGATTGAAGACCGAATCGCCGTCTTCGTTATCTATCGGCCCATTCCAGGTCTGAAGACAAGTTAGTATTTGTTGGCTGAATTTCAACTGCCCCAATACCTGATCGGTAAGTTGATTGGCGTCTCGGTTCTCGATGTCCGACTCAATCCTGTCGAAAATTCTGACGAGAACTGTCCCGTCGAACTGAGTATTGTAAACTCCCCCACCCGTCACATAGTTTTGATTGACCATCATAGAAGGAAGCGAGAGCGCCACGAACTGATCGGCGGGCGGAAATTTCAGATGGGAGGTAGTGCTGTGTCGGCTCCAAAAAACTTTATCCTTGGTAAGTCCAGAAGTGCCGCTTGCGTTGACGATTTGCATGCGAATGTCTTCGAGAAATTCTTGAGGGAAACCCATCGAACCAAACGGTTGTGGTTCGTCTTGATAGAGCGGATCAGTCGGTGAAGGAGGGATGCTCATAAGTTGCCTTTTCACAACACCTGAAGAGCGCCGGTGCGCACGATAGTCGTCTGGTCCGGATCGGAAAGAGTGATTGAATAAGTAATAAAATAAGTTTGTCCTGAAGTACCTCCTGAAATCAATGCTGAAATCTGGTATTGACTATCCAATTGTACACCAGTTACGGTGAGGTCTGCCGGAGTGGCAGTAACACTAAATGCGACTATCGAATAAGGCAAAACAAGAACGCCGTTGACGACTTGTGCGTTATCGACGAGGAGATTTTCATTCCCATAATCTGTCGGGATGCGAACGCGGTCTCCGGCAGACTTTTGACACGAACCAGACATTAAAGCGTTGCCTGGAGGACTCGGCACTTTCCTCACTCCGACTGTTTCATAAAATTTGGGTGCGGGTGATCCCCTGTCACCCGCACCCACACAACCTTGCTTAACTGGAGCAAAGGCCATGTCAGACGGCTATTCTAGCATTCCAGAATTCCATTGCGATCCTGAAAACGATGTTTGTTACCGCAAGCTGGATTTTATGGGATTTCCAGGCTATCGAGTAGGGGATGACGGATCGGTTTGGAATTGTTCATATCACGGCAAAAGAGGCAAAGGTAACGGAAGCGGATCAGTCTTAATAGTCGGAACTGTATGGAAACGACGTAAATCAAGGTTAAATAACAAATCGTATTCAATATTTGGTCTTTACCGCCATTACTACAGAAAGGAAATTCTCGTTCATTGTCTAGTTCTTGAAGCGTTCGTTGGCCCTCGTCCGCTTGGAATGGAAGGATGCCATAACGATGGCGATCAGCAAAACAATAAATTATCCAATCTCAGATGGGATACACCGCAAGGCAATGCAGCAGACAAAATAAAACACGGAACAAGCAGTCGCGGAGAAGGTAATGGAAATGCCGTACTAACGGAAGACCTGGTTCGAATTATGCGAATCGAATACGATAGTGGAGCTATGATTACTCAGATTTGTAGAAAATATAATAAACCATTTGGTGCAGTACGAGGCGCTGTGACGCGGGCCAGATGGAAGCATGTCACATAAAGCCCGCGTTTAGTTCGGGAATTAGCTGCCCTCTCTAAATCCTAACGAGCAATCAAACGTGACCGAAGCAGCGTTGAAGATCGAGAGGATATCGAAGTTCCCGTTCGCCCCACCATTGGGCATCAGATCGATACCAGCCCCATCGAATGGAGTCACCCAACCACCTTGACCACCAGTCTGAGCCAGACCGATGGAGAGGAGATTCGTTGCCGTGCTGCCTGCCGTGGGTGCGGTAAAGGCTGTCGTTCCGGCAGCAATGACGACGCTATTGATTCCTGTACCGGGATTCACCGGAGCCGGAGTCACTGATGTGCCGGACGAGGAGGGCGTGCCGTAGCGCCGACCGCGAAGAGAACCACCGCCAGCCGTACCGGAGCGTGCCGTGCCCATCACCTCCATGAGCTTGGCCGTTTCTTGCTCAGCAACGGTCAGGAGTCGATAGTGATCGGATTCTGTCAGTGCCGATCCATTGGATGTGAAAGTAGGTGGACCGGCGGCTGGACCGTTGATGCGGAAATAGTACATGCGACTGTCCTCGTGAGCATGGAATCAAAGATGGCTTCAAAAACAAAGTCTTGTACGATTCCAGGTTCGCAAGAGGCAGGAGTGATCAATTCCACCTCAAGTTAATCTCAAAGCGCCGCAGCCACGACCTCTTTGTACAAATCCTCATTGAGTCGCTTGAATGTCTTCCCGCCTTTGGTCACGACTGGCGGAGATGGCTGGAAGATCGACACCGGCTCCTTCTTGCCGTCCGCGAAGATGAGGTTGCAAGGACGCGCGGTTTCGAGATACTGATCGGAGTTCTCGTTCTTGCGCATGAATACCCGACCATCAGGCATTGCGACGCAGCCGGGAAGCACTTGACGTGCTCCCGGAACATTCGCCGTGGCCTGATCCAGATACTCCACTTCAAATTCACCGAGCGGTTTGTTGTCGCGGTCGATGAAGCTGCACTTCTGACTGGCCATTGTTTACCCTCCAAGACTAGAAAGATCGAGTGAAGTAATCGACGGTTGTGTGACGACCGGAATCACAGGCGTTTCCATATCATCAGGTACAACCACCACGGCAATGCGGAATGGGGGCATTATCTTCTGCCCCTCAGTTGTATTGATCGAACCATCGAGGTTGACGTTCAGGCTATGAGGAATGCCATTGGATGGAACGGCGGAGTTCCACAGAATCTTGCCGTCACCGTTGATAATGGCTATTTGAGTCGTCACATCGCCCTCAAACCTGAAGTCAATCGGCATTCCTGGAATCAGAGGCTCCTCACCACGAACTACAGCTTCGGGGATCGTCTTCAGTCCAGGAACCCGACCCCACTTTTCACAGTTTGGGCACAGGTAAAAAATCTTCCGTGCCCATTCATTCGTCACGAACCCGCCGGTTTCCTTATGGCAGTTGGCGCAGAATACTTCCGCCATGTGTCCATATCGTTCGCTCTTGACGATTGGACGGTTGTTTTCGTGTAACCGACAATCAGGAAGTTTGTCTTCATTCCACGGATCGGCCTCGAATCGAGCCAGTGCTTTTTCGTACGTGTCTTTCTCGTCGCCGTCCATTCTACAAACCCTCTTGCAGAGAGAAAATGAAATTTTATCAAGAATCCTTTGACAGATAGCTTCTTAGACCCACTAATGATACAAAGATTGGCAGAACGTAAGCCCCTATAGTCGGTACAAAGGACAGGTCTTGGGGAGCAAATGGAGATACCGGCATATTAAAACTGGTCGGTTGATAACCGAGAACAACTTGACTCGTGTTGGCCTCACTCGGAGTCGCCGATTGATCGTGAGGCGCGAATGAAGGCACCGGTTTGTTGAGACTGGTCGGCTGGTAGCCTTTTGCCGTGAAGTTGACAATCGTTTCTGGATAGGCAGTCACATCCTTGGAAGCAAACGGTCGATTGAGATTAGTTGATTGATAGCCTCTTACGATTTCACTGGTATTGGCCTCTGTCGGTACGACGGTTTGGTTTTCGAACACAGTCGGCATGTTGATGCGAGGAGGCTGATATCCACGCGCCACGAAGTCGATTTCCGGATAGAACGGGATGTCTGTATAAGAAAACGATGGAACTGGTCTGGTAATGGTTGTGGGCTTGTAACCCCGCACGACTAAGTGCGGATTCTCCTCGTTTGAATGATCTTCGTGAGCGGATGAAAGCACCGACTGAATCGTGATTGAATGGTATCCCCGCGCCACGAAGTCGATGTTCGTCTCTTGCGCAGTAGTCTGATCTTCAGAAGTGAAGGAAGGCACCGGCCTCGTAAGATTAGTCGCTTGATAGCCGCGTACTGTCTCGCTCGTAGCTGCTTCATTCGACTGATTGTGTGGAGCAGTCGGAAGCACCGACCAGATCGTGGTCTGGCGGTAGCCCCTCGCCACGAAGTCGATCTCGGGATAAAACGGGATGTCTTCATAGGCAAACGACGGGACTGGCCTGGTAAGACTGGTCGGTTTGTAACCCCGTACGGTCAGGTGTGGGTTTTCTTCGGGTAATTGATCGTGAGGCGCGAACGGAGGCGCGAATAAGATCGGAGCCGAATGGTAGCCCCGCGCCACGAAATTCGGACCTGCCTCGTTTGACTGGTCGTGCGGCGCGAACGGAGGCACTGACCAAATCGAAGTTGGGTGGTAGCCACGAACCACAAGATTGACATTTGTTTCTTGAACAGTCGTCTGGTCCTCTGGCGCGAACGACGGCACTGGCCTCGTGAGACTAGTCGGATGATACCCGATGATTGTCAGACTCGTGTCGGCCTCGTTCGGTATTATGGTTTGGTCGTGCGGAGCAAACGACTGAGAAGGCAAAAGATTAGTCTGTTTATACCCCCTCGCCACGAAGTTGACATTTGTTTCTGGAATGGTCGATATATCCTGCGGGATGAACGAATATATCGGCCTCGTTTCATTTGTAATGACCGTCGGTTTGTAGCCCCTCGCCACGAAGTTGACATTTGTTTCTGGCTGAGGTGGAGGAGGCGGAATAGATACATCGTTCGCGGAAGGCGGAACATTAACATAGATTTTGTTGGGAACAGTACGTACTTGCGCTTGAGTGACGGACAAGTCTGGTGGTGGGGTCAGACCTGTCGGTAAGAAAGACGTGCCGATAGCCACATAGGTCACCCCCAGAGAAACGGTAGCTGTCGCGGCAGTGGCGGTCGAGACAGGAAAATCATCTTCGGTGAACAGAGCAATCTGAGATAGTGTACCCGTCTGATCTTCCCGAATCGTAAAGCCCGCTCCCTGTGTTGGAGTTTGTGAACTCGTAATCTGCGCAAAGGCAGCGTGGATCATCTCCCCAGGATTGTTGACCGGAATAGAGCCCGTGGTGAGCGTCGTGGCCGCAGTTCCGGTATTGGTTTCTGGCATATCGATTACACCAGAAGTTGCATTACCGCTGTATTCGTGAATCGCAAACGTCAGAAGAGTCGTCGTCGTTGGTGTGACCGATACTGTGTTGGCTCCCGTGGCTTTTGCGATGGCAACGTATTGTGCAATCCCGATGGTATTTCCGATATCGTGCTCAAATCCTGTCCTTACGTAAACATTGCCCTGAGAATCGGCTACAGACGGAGGGCCAAAAGAGATTCCGGAAGTGAATCCAATATCAACGATGAGTAGATCACCAACGGTCACATTGGTGTTGTATGGAAGCGTCTGTGTCGTGGAGACGCTTCCGAATTGATCGCTCGACGATTGAACGAAATTCCAAGACAAAACCGCACCATTATAAAAAGACAAAAATAAAATTGCCTTTTATCTACTAGATCCTACAATAACAGAATGAATTTCTTTAAACCCTATGTGGCTTTGAAAACAGATTCACAAGGTCGCTATATTGATCGAATGCAATTCGACAATCTAAACGAAGCTCAGATGTCAGTCGGAGGAGATTACAAATGGATCATCCTTCCCGCCGGATGTGCAGAAGATTTAGTTGCCCGACAAACAATTCCACTCAACCGCTCTGGTCCCTATCAAACTACGGATTGGTAATTAGAGTATCCGGCAATGTCGGGCTTGCCGCGTATGGTAAAATCAAACCAGGAGCCTGAAATAGCCTATTCCACAAAGCCTGCATGGTTGCGAGATACTGCGACCCTCCGCGATCATTCGTCAACACAACCGACCACCCATCTTGCAAAGGAACGGCATGAAAAGGAGCAGATGGGTTGGAGAATACTGCAAGATTCGGCCCCCCAACATAGAGATTAATAGGAGCACAAAAAGCCGCACAGTCCAGCAAAAGATTCGCTCCCGCCGGTGGTGTTGAGGTCGTAAGCGCTAGTTGATAATTTTCTGGCGGATTGGTTGGAAGGCGGAATGGAATCGTGAAGGGTGTCCATTCGGCTGATGACAGCCCAGACAAGTTAATATTAAATGTTTGTGGGTTTCCTGCCTGATCGTTAATTACTGCATTGTTTGCAGCATTGACAAGAGAAACGGTTAACACACCTCCAGTCATTACGCCAGTCGATCTCAGGAAGATGTTAAAGGCATAACCTGCATAAGAAGTCGGAAGGACTGTCGTTCCGGCAGCAGCCCCAGTCGTAGCTGATGATCCGAACTGTTGCGTCAACTCATTAGTCGCACCAACATTAAACTGTACAGAAAAACCACCAGTAACGAGTGAGGTAGAAGACTGCTGAGCCGTTACTCCCCAGATTCCAGTCAAAAGATTCCAATTCGATGGTGCTGGTGTGGCGTTCCAATTAGAAAATGCTCCGTTGGTGAGATAGTTACCGGATGCAGATGCGTTTTGTAAAGCAGAAATGCAATTACCACCGACAACTACACCCGATCCGGTAGGCCAGTCCCAGTTCCAGATTCCGGTCGGAACTCCCGTTCCTTGCGATGAGAGATTGGGAACTCCCACGTACTGCCACGGCTCCTGACCGACCGTCGCGCCGCCCGTGAAACTGTCAGCAGTGATGGATAACTGACCTGTCTCGGGAACTGTATTCTGAAGAGACATACCATCAGCACGGACCAGAACCACGCAGACATTCCCACTACCTATATTCGTTGTAAACGGTGTATAGGATGACCCAAGTGCTGCTTCTTTGACTGTCTGTCCCTGGGCGACCATTTGATTGTAGATATAACCTAAAGCATTCGAAACACCACCCCCGAAGGTAGGATCTGCTAGTGCCACCATGCCGAGAAGGATGTTAGTAGCGGCAGCTTGCCACTGCCCCATCGGAACCGACTCTGAGCGAATCAGTGTGTCATACGTTTGTATGAGATTGACTATCCAAAGCTCATTCATCCATGCTTCGGTTGCAAGTTCCTCAAAAGTAGGAGGTTGTCCAGCCTGAGCGATATTGATGAGATACGCTGTATGGCCAATCCTTCCAATGCTTTCAAATAGTTCTGTAAGATTGATTGCCATAAAATTCAGTTCGGAAAGAGGATCGAGATAGGAGTATTACCCAACACGTCAACTCCATTGGTGTAACTGCCCGAAACACCTCCTCCACCCGATGCTCCTACACCACTTCCAGACTGAGGATTGTTCCCAGTCGGTCCATAAACATCGTACCAACCATTCGCTGGCGTCAAAGATGAAGAGAGTAAGAATGGCGGGATCGCTGCGGTTTCTTGTACTTTGGACGGATCGAGAGCTTGGTAAACGTAATGACCTACAGCTTCGTAAATGATCGACACGCCATCTGGCCCCACAGTCATTTCCGGCAGTCCGGCCACCCCGCCCACATAGATCAAATTCGGATCGGTCGATTGTTTTGGCGGAAGGATCGGAGGTGCTCCGGTGCGTTTTGCTGCCCATCTCTTTCGAAGTGTGAGTTGTGGAGAGGCTATCTGAACGGCAAGGTTAATACCGTTTGGATTACAGGTAGGCATCACGATCACACCGGGATCGTCCTCATACTCCGACATGCACTGCCAGAAGTCGTAAACCCCAGGCAGTCCGTCGTAATAAAACAGTCCCGTATCAGAAATCGTTGTGATAAAACTAGGTGCGGACTCACCGGCAATATCCGCATAGGCCGCAGAAAGGAGCGCGGGGTCAGTCTGTCCTTGGATCTGTACATCAGCAGTAAAAGAAGTCGATCCGGTCGGTCCTATGCCGTCGCCGGGATCATCTTCGCCTATCTTTTTTCCGTTAACGGATTTGAATTTAAGTCGCTTTGCTAAAAACTCTTCACCCCCAAAATCACCACCCCCTCCGATAAAATCAGAACTGGACTCAGAAGTGCCGGAAACTCCTGGACTGCTAGAAGATGGAGAAATTTCATCGAAACCTCCGCAGGGATCGCGCAAAATCGAAGCGAACAACCCGATAGCATTGCCCAATCCCCAGGTACAAGTCCCACCTCCCGGTAGTGACGGTCCTCCATTAGTCATTACCGGATCGATAAACACTGCCAGAGGATCAAAGACCGAAGAACTTGGACCGGTGATAGTTGTAGTCCCTGATGAATTTGCTAGTGGGTTTATAGGATCAGTAGGAGGCTGACCTGCAATGGGAGTAGTCCCCGCACCGATCCAGTTGAATTTTGGATTTGCAGTCGGATCGGCTCCGGTGCCAGTCGGCTTTGCAACACCACCACCAAAGGCATCATTAATAGCATCTCTAACAATGGCAAATGGACCAAGACCAAAATCGAATGCCTTGCTAAAACTTGTCTCCCGCTGTTGGTTTCCTGCTGTTTTATACGTACCCATCGCAGTAACCAGCACGCCATCGACTGTCTCCTTCGTACGAATCATTGAGTTGCCTAAAACCGCATAAGTCTTGGGATCGTTGAGGGGAGACGCGGCCCATAGCCGTATCTTCAGAATCGCTAGCGCGAGGTCGGCAAGAGTAATGACACTCGCTTGTTGACACCCTACTAATTGAACAGTCACTTCACCAGTACGGACGCCAGAAAGATTGGGGAATGTCTCCGACTGGATGATGTCCATATCTATAGCAGGAAACGCTGGAGCATATCGAATCTGCTCGTCCCGAAACTGAAAATCGCACCGCAGCCCGTCGGGAGAGATTTTATAGTCGGCAAATATCCTCCTGAATCCAGGCGGAACCTGTCCAGGCACTCCCGGAGACGTCGGGAGCATCACTCCGCTCCGTCTGAATGATTCGACGTCGGCTCCGAGTGAAGAACGAATGAGTGTCCCGATACGATGGTAAGTTGCTTTCCAGTATTTATCCACACTAATGCTGTCGGACCATCGTATGGAGAGAGGCTGTATGATTCCACCGACACCGGCCTTGCCTGCCTGACAATCAACGAGAGACACCTCACAGGCCCAAGTCACCTCAATTGCTGTAGGAGTCACATAGACAGCAGAAAAAGCATCAGGATCAGGCCAGGGTCCATTAGCATCGTCCATGCCACTCGGAAGGCTGATGTACACAGAAGGCGTAGCAGGGACCTGTGCGCCGAATGGCGTAGATGAATCCCAGAACAGCGGTTTTCGTGGAGCCGTCAGCATGTGTCGAATGCGAGTCAGGGTATCTGCAACAGTAGAGTCGTCTCCGTTAGACGGAGAAAGAAAAATAGAAGAATCGAGTTGATTTAAATATAGAAGTGCCTTGACCTTAAAACGTATTTTGGTGAATAACTGGTCCGATCCAGATGGATCTTTAACCGGTCCCATGATGTGAGTTAGTGTTTGAGCATACGTCAGAGAGATCCCATTGTAAGCGATCATGGCCACCTCCGATCTCGTCCTCGCTCGCGTTCTGCCGCCTTTTCGATTAAGTCCCAATTAACTGCTAGTTTTTCTCTACTTCCGGTAAAGTACCGCAATATAGCATTCAATACCTCAACAAGCGGCCTATTTGCATTCAAGAGTAGCGTCAAGACCTCCAGAATAGGAGCGAGAGTCTCATTAGTTATGTTCGTCAGCAAGGAAATGATCGGCTGAAGAGCATCTTCGAGCTTGTCTATTGCCGCAGTCAAATCTTGCGCCGATCCGCCGGTCTCTCCTGCTGTTTTCGCGTCACGGAGTTGACGATGGGCATCGAGTGTACCAATTCCAATCGCTTGACCAGCACCGTATTCAGACAACCGACGAATTTCCTTTTCTTCATGCCGAGCAAATTCGTATGCCGCCACACCAAACGCGGCAACAGCAACGGCAAACTCTCCTATAGGTCCAGCAAAATTGGCCAGTTCGACGCCTGTCGCGCCTGCCAAACCGCCCGGCGTACTCGGTGCCTTCTCAGCAATACGCTTTATGGCTTTCTTGCCTCTCCGAAGTGCCACTCTTCTTAAAGGATTTCTTTTCGGAGCCTTCGTACCGAACCTCCGCTCCAGACGTTCTTCGCGTCGAGCTTTACTGTATATCGACCCTTTGTGAAGTTTCCCATAAGTGCGCGAAGGTGTTGTTGGTTTGCCTTTTTTACCAGTAGTAGTTTTGCCTTTTGTATCATCCTCTCGCTTTGCTTCGCCTTCCTTTTTATCATCTTCTGTCTTGGCTTTCTCTATTCTTTCCTGAATCTTTGTCACGAGCACAAACATTTGCGCGTCGTGGACCTGCACAACTCCACCACCCGATGAAGGAGGCGATAAAGGAGGAGAAGAACTACCACCACCATGAGGAGCGCCAGGAGATGAAGGAGGACTTCCGCCTGCCGGAGCCGCTTCCGCGCCAGTCGGCCCCGTTCCGGTTGGTGTGGAAGCTCCAGTGCGTTCAGCACGAGCGGCTGCGCGTTCACTCTTCCTGTTTCGCTCCGCAACCAGTGCACCACTGAGTCCATGAAGGCGAGCTGTTCGACGCGCATCTTCCCTGTTCTTTGCAGTCGTGACGGAAACAGTCTTGACAGCACCAGTTGCATCTTTCCCGGTTACGTCGAAGTGCTGCTTGCCTCCAGCAGATTTAGCTTTAGTAACAGCACTCAAATCTGGAGCGAGCACACTCGATAGTGAAGGTGGTGGAGGAGGTGGAAGTGGCGGAATGGGAGCGGATGTGACTGGCGGGGAAGGAGGCGAAACACCTCCTGGAATCGCCGGAGCTTCTGGTGCCGTTTCTTCGGTTTCTGGCGGTTTTGCTCGCGCTTCTCTCTTTGCCTTCAGATCGGCCTGCGCTGCGCGGATTCGGAGGGCGGCAATGTCTTCGTTGGGACGTGGACTATTTCGAGCCGGATCAGCCTGTTTTTGCAGTTCGGCCCTCTCCGTCGCGTGCTCGACGAATTGCTCCAGGACTGCCTGCCGTCGCTTGATGGCTTCGTTGATTTCTTCCTGAGACTGTTCCTTGTTCTCTGCTTCCTTGTGCTTTTCTTGAAGTGAAAGAATCTCAGAGTTTATGGACGAAGCTTCACTGTGCAGCTTTTTGATGGCTGCGCTATGAGATTCAATTAAGGCAAATAGTTCCTCTGCGTCCAATAGCTAACCTGCGCGTTTGAGGGCTTTTGATATAGCCGATACGAACTCTGTCAGCCGGTCATTTTTAATGTGTCTTCGGTTGAGGAAGCATCCGCACCACTCGACGTAGGTGGGCTGTCGGCCCCAGGGGAGGCCCGCGATTGAGGCTTCCCAAAAGGGCGGGCGTTCGCAATCAGATCGTCGCAGTACATGATGAAACCCATCAGAAGTCCGTCCAGAGCTTCTCGCGTCATGCTGTGAGGGTCTTGATCGTCGAATTCATCCACTCGAAACGCTTCGCAGATGGTATCCAGGATCTTCCGGCGCTTCTCGTTCTTTTGCTCGCGATGCCTGTCAGCCTCTTCTCCGATCACCCCGAACGGATCGGGACGAAAGAACGAAAAGAACTCGTCCCGCCACTCATCCCCTAGTTTATCGGCCAGGATGGATTCCACGACGGCGGGATCAGCCGAACGCTTTCCGGCCCCGTCCAGAAAGTGAAAGATGTTCTGATGCAGACGTTGACCGGTCCACTTTTCCTTGAGCCAAGTCCAGAGGCGCATTTTAGTACTTTCGAAAAATTGATATGACTTGTCTGAACTCCACTCCGATCCAGTAGAGCATGGATGGAAAGGCAAGTGCAAGAATTATGAAAAGAAAATCCATTATTTTGCCTTTCAATCAATACCTAGATGCTTCTTTACTGCTCGAATTTCAGTGAGGACTACTTGTAAAGTTGCCTCAATTTTCGAATCGAAGAATTTTCGCAGTAGGGTCTGATAACGTGTGCGATTTCGCTCATTGTCGGGAACTATTCCACGTTCCGTCACCGATCCCGGCGTATGCGGTTCGCCATCGAGAGCACACGGCCACTCATCTACAGGTTGTTTTAAGTGGGATGCTTCATCCATATCAAAAAACAAATAACGAAGTTTCGGATTGCCTGTTTTTAAGCAGAATTCAATAGGACCGCCAAGACATTTTTTTGGAACATATGGATATCGAAGCTGTTCTTGAGTTGCATCCATTTTTATTTTGCTTTTTTATCTTAACGTAGTCGGTTCCGGCGACGTTGTTTTCGGCGCTTCTGTTGGTGGAGATGGTAGAGGTGCGTCTTTCGTCGCTTCCAGCTTCTTCAGCGGCGGACCTTTGAGTCTCTTGGTGACAACAAACGTGCGTCCTGGACCTTCCATACCGATATCAATGCATGTCTCGGGATGATCCAGTGCCCACGGGGCGTTCGGATCATCGTATTCGGTTTCCCTGCCAAAAGTCGGATCGGTCCTCTTGATCGTCCCGACGCGCCCGTACATCTGCCGATTCTTGGTGATACTAGCCAGGATCTTCGGTTCCGGCGTGCCGTCCTTGAATGTGATTTCAAAAGCAACTCCACTCGGTTTGGTGATGTGGACGATTATCACGGTGAACTCCCAAAATCGGCATAATCGATATTGTTAGGGAGTCCGGCACTCCCTATAATACAATCATGAAACTAACCGTTCAAGTTCGACTGCTGCCTACTGACGAACAGGCCTCTTTTTTGCTCGTTACATTGAGAGCATGCAATGCCGCTGCATCGTTTGCCGCAAAAGCAGGATTCGACGCTGGCTTGTTTTCTGCTCCATCGATTCAAAAACTCTGCTACCGAGAACTTCGTGAGCGGTTCGGCTTGTCGGCTCAGATGGCTATTCGTGCCATTGGTAAAGCCGCTGAGTGTTTTAAGCGAGACAGATCTATTTGTCCAATTTTTAAATCTACCGGAGGAATAACATACGATGAGCGAATTCTGTCGTGGAAGGGATGCGACAAAGTTTCGATTTTGACTTTGAATGGCCGCATTCTCGTTCCTTACATTTTCGGTGATTATCAAAAAGCCAATCTTGCCCGCCTTAAAGGACAAGTAGATCTGGTTTATCGAGATGGAAAATTCTTCTTGTTTGCCACATGCGACATTCCCGAAGATCCAATATTGGAAATTAAAAACTTCTTGGGAGTCGATCTCGGAATTGCTAATATTGCCACCGATTCCACCGGAGAGCAATTCTCTGGTACTTGTGTCGAACGAAACCGCAAACGTCGGATGACTGCTCGCAAACAATACCAACGAAAAGGAACCAAGAATGCAAAACGTCGGTTGAAGTCCATGTCCGGTCGTCAGCGTCGATTTCAAACATGGACAAACCATAACATTAGCAAGCGACTGGTCGAAAAGGCAAAGACACTTCGATTGGGAATCGCTCTTGAAGACCTCAAGGGAATCCGAAACCGAATCGAGGATACGGTTGGCCGAAGATTTCGTCGTCGTTTCGGTAATTGGGCATTCGCACAACTCAGAACTTTCGTGGAGTACAAAGCTCGACTGGCAGGCGTGCCTGTCGTTGCCGTCGATCCACGAAACAGCAGCCGCGCCTGCTCCAAGTGTGGACACTGCGAAAAGACAAATCGCAAGAATCAGTCTGAGTTTGTCTGCATGCATTGCGGACTCTCCGTGAATGCCGATCTCAACGCCGCGCTCAATTTGAGTGCTTGGGCTGTTCGTAAACCAGCCCCAAAAACAACAGACGTTTTAGCATCTACCTAGCGTTTAGTTGCAAAGATATTTTACCTGCTATCCTCTAGCATAAACATCAGTCTACGGTGAGGCCCTCTTGTACAGAACGTTCCCGAGAATGGTCGCAGCAATCGACGGATCGACGTAATTGAAGTTACGAAACTCAAACTGCGGGCGGGATTCCTTGGTCGATACGCGATTGCTACCTGGATTCACCACACGACAATTCAGAAATGTCCAAGGACCGTCAGAATCGAAGAAAGTAGGGATGTACAAACCCGGCAGGAGGTTATTGAGTCCGAACAGAGTACCCGGCTGCGGTATGATGCCGTCCGGCAGGTCGAACGGCTGACCCTGCGCGAATCCCCGCAGAGTGTTGATGAGGGCACCACCATAAGGCACGAGCGAGAATCTTGCGGTGACGGCAGAGTTGAGAATGATGTTCTCTGCTTCAAAGCCGTCCTGTCCGCCAGCGCCATCGTGCTTGATGTCGTGGACCGCTTGCTGAAGAGCAATGTCCACGCCCTCTTCACAGACACCCAGAGCGGCGTATGCACCCCCAGACCCAACCTGTGATTGTGGGATGCAGGGACCATTAACATGATATTGGAATGTTTCTACGGCTGGCATGACTTTCCTCTATTTGAGTGGCACGTCAACCCCTTCATTGCACACACCAATATTGACATACTTGCCTTCAGGAATCTTTTCGTCCGGCCAGCACGGATTGTCAGTCAAGAACACGCAGTCCACGCCGCGAATCTCCGTGCAGACACCATCCGGACCATAAACATCGAAACTGGACAGGCGAACGGCTTTGCCGATAAATGCCTTGGCTTGCACGATGATGTCAGCCACAAGACATTTGTTTTTGAGCGGCACAATGCTCCCATCCGAACCGACGAAAAATTCGACAAATCGCCAACCCGCGACATGACCGACAATCTCTGCATCGCATTCATTCTTTACATTGATGTGGTTCGATGCGCGAATGCAGACCGAACCAAAGAGCTTGTCATCCAGAGCTTTTCGAATCACTGCCGATGGAATGATAAAGCCATTCGGAAACTGAGAGGTTTTGTTCTTCTCCCACTTGTCGACCACGGTCACGACAACAGAAGCGGTAATGCACTCACCCGGCGCGACGTGCGGAGGTTCGGACTGAGCCGAAGTGGACTCTGAAACGGGAATCAGTGCAGCGACAGCAGAAGATGCTACTGCCTGGATTGCTTTTCGCCGGTCGATGAGTTCGGTCATGGAAAACCCCTGAAAAAGAGGTTCAAATCGTTGGTCTGACAGAGCATGTTTTATAAACTAACGGGTAGGAAGTGAAGTGGACACTTCCCACCCGCCACGACCACTTGCTTAAAAGGAGCAAACGGCCATGTTCGATGTCAATTCTACCAGCCACCAGTTCTTTTACGACGAAATTTCCGACGTTTGCTATCGGACGCTGGATTTTCTGGGCTATTCGGGGTATCGGGTTGGAGATGATGGAAGTGTGCAAACTCGCCGAACTACGAACCCTAACTTGCTCAATAATAACTGGTCCGATTTGCTTACCGATCCAAGCAGCACATATGGACATTGCCGTGTGACTTTATGCGGACCAAACAAAAAACACAAACGATATTCAGTCCATCATCTTGTTTTATTTGCTTTTGTTGGTCCCCGTCCAGAAAGCATGGAATGTCGCCATCTGAACGGTGATGCCAAAAATAATCGAGTCGAGAATCTTCGTTGGGGAACTAAACAAGAAAACATCGATGATCGTGTGTCTCACGGACATAACCGAGATCAGAACGGAGCCAAGAACAACATGGCTGTTTTGGACGAAAGCATCGTCCTTGAAATCCGCCGTTGCTATGCTGCTGGTGAATTCGTATCACAACGCCAGATAGCCGAACATTACAACGTGAGTCCGGCTTTAATCTGCAACATACTTAAAAGAAAAATCTGGACGCATATCTAGCAGTCACCGCCACGATTGTAACCACCACGATTCAGTAATGAATTGATACCATATGTGGGAAAGAGACGTACCAGGCGAGGGACAATTGTAGACTGCCCTGGCGCGAGGGCATAAGGATTAGGCGGAATCACGGCAACAAGTCCTGCTTTTTCCGATTCTTGGAAGCTAAATAGTTTTTCGCCATCTCTCAACTGCGTAAGCATCTCAAAACTTTCACGAGCAGCAGGACATTCTTCAGGACGAGCCGTACCAGGTTTCAAAATTTTGTAGGCAGACCATAGCGCCCTGGCTGCGTTCAAGCCTTGAAGTAGAATCTGGCTCACGCCGGTCAAATTCATAAGATCGGCTGGTGTGTACCGAGAAGCCACGACAACCGCTGATTCAATTTCTCCGGCACCGAATCCAATGTGCTGCAACCATTTCCGACCAAAGTAGTTGTTCGGATCAATACACGCTAGATAAGAAGGACGAGGCGAATCAGTGTTTGCCTTCAGCATATCAGCTATGACTTTTTGCGAGAAGAAACCGAATGTCTGGATCGCCGAAACATACGGTACGAGACTGGAGTTGGATGTTTGGGGTATCGACATCATCCCACCTCCTGCAATACCACAAGATCTTCTTCTTTCCGATTCTCGATCCGCAACCGAATTCCGTAAAGGAATGGACAGAGCGAGTACCGCCGATGAGGATTCCTCTGCTCGCAAACAGCAGTCAAAGCATCCGGTGCGCCTTTGATATGTGCCTTATTTTCAAAGGATCGTCCATACAATCTGGCCTGTCTCTGCGTCAAGACCACGCTGACATTATCCTCCATGATTCCTGGACATTGTTTTTCTATCCAGATCAAAGCAGAAGTCATGATCGTCTGCATGACTGGCTGAAGTGGAGGATCTGGAGAAGCAAAATCACCTTCGTATGTCTGTCTCAGAAACGGCCCTTTATTATCCGTGAACTCGACAAAAAATACGTGTTGTTTCTCGTCAATGGTGATTTCGGCGCAGGGGCCAGTCGGACGTGGCGGCTTGTACTGCACCAAACCTTCCTTCAATTGGTCCAGGGCGCGCTGAGCGTTCGTCACCAATTGCTCAAATTCTTCGTAGGTAATCATCCGTCTTTTCCTATCACCGCCACGGCAGCATAATCGTCCGGAGTGGGCTCTTTCGGCGATACCGGCACGGACTGATCCGCCGGTGCTTCTTCTGTTATAGCATGTTTCAGCACCTTCAGACAGGTCCAAGTACCCTTCTCATTTAAACCATATTCGATCTTCGTGCTCGGCAGTTCGATCAGTTCGCGACCCAGTGCTTGCTCGGCTAAAATCCCCCCAAGAAATGCAGGAACCGGCTGTCCTTGAATGACTGTCGTGGGAGAGGGAAAGAAATATTTCTTGCCCGTGTCGAGATGGATCATAATGCCCACAGTCGGGCGTGAACGCGACTTGGCAAGTTCGGCAGCGGTGGTAAAAAGATACAACATCTACGTCGTTTTTGGTTGTGTATTAATCATAAGCACTGTGTTCACTCCGCAGCACCACATCGTAAAACCTCCCAACAAAGTCTTTCCTGCGTCCAGCAAATAAATCCCCAAGACAAGCTGAAGAATCGCTAAAACAGCAGCATATTTGGGATTTCTGGTCATGATTTATCTTTTCAGCCTTTCAAATACCCCACAACCACGTCAAGGGCTTCTTTTCGCAACCTCTCCTCTGCCTTACCAAGTTTCAACACTTCGATTGCCGCCGTCAATCGAATGTCGCTGATCTCTATTGCAACAACCTCCTCAACCGCTGGCCAGTTTCCCTGCGGATCGCGAGGGCACGCGATGGTCATGCAATCGACGAGCATCGCAGCATTTTCTGTCTGCTGTTTTTTGGCCAACTCGTTACCAGCAGGATAGTTAAAAATCACGATCTTCGTTCTGGTTGGTTCCTCAGACATAAATTCTCCTTAGTTTGGATTTCTTGTTTTGTCTTTCACACTAACAAACAACCAGTCCTGGAATTCGGAGCGATGAACGAGTAGTCCTCAACAACTCTGCCTCTGTCGCTCTTCTGCTCAACTGTCATTTCTTCTTCCATGCTCATCCGAAGTGTGGCGTCGAACGGATCACCATGCTCGTGCGGAACGTAAAGCACGCAGCAGAGTTCTCTCGGCCAGACGTATTGGCGTTTGGGTTCGATTTCGAGATCGACCTTAATTGCATTCTCGACAACCGTCTTGATACCGAATGGTCGCGAGTGAAGCCCATACTTGCGGTTCGGATTTCTCTGATCCATTACATCTGCCATGCGTTGACCGACACCACTATTGAGCCATTCGACTACTTCTTTGGACTGCGCCCAATCGCTCGCCCGAGTGGGATTCATCACCAACACGAAGTTCTCGCGGTCTAGCGACTTATTTCGACCTGCCCACACCTCCAAAAAGAATTCCCATTCCTCTTTTGTCTTTGGAAACTTGTACCTTGCCGCACTTCCCCACAGCGACCGGCAACTTAGCGTATCCACGGCAAACATGGTCCGCGCTGTCATTGCTTTTGCGACCTGCATCGCGGCGTACTCAGCCACGGCAATGTCACTTTTATTGACTCGCGGAAGACCGAAGTAGTACATGTACCGAGTAGTCTCTGGCACGAACTGCTTTTGCGTTTCAGTCAGCCTGTCAACACGGGTGGACGCGGCGTACTTATTGATTCGATAAAACGTTGGATTGGCGGCGTACTTCCGCAAGAGTGTAGTGGCCTCTTCGTTCGGGACGTACGGCTCCGCTGGCGGCTCATCCGCGATACTCGATCCGCCGTCTCGTGCTTGATCGATGTTCACTTTTTATCCCTCTGTGTCAGCATCCAATCACCCTGATTCAAAAATCCATGCCAGTAGTAGTTAGGTGGGCCTGCTCCGATGGAATTTCGAAGGGTCAGAGTTCCATCCGACTCTTCAATCAACGAATGAAACTGCGGAGGGTCGATCTTGCAGTGATGCAATCCGATTGCTCGTGGATCATCTTTTGCATTTGGAAGTATGTACCAAACTGACAAATAGCCACAAAACATCGTCGGTCCATAATAATCCCCCGGCTCTTTAAGCAAGTCATAAGGATCGGCCATCGGATCGACGACGGGGATTCTTCGGCCTTTCATTTCTTGTGGCATGATTCGCCTTCTTCTGCTTCTCTCGGAATCGGATTTCCTCTGCCTTTCCAATGATAGGCAGGAGTTGCTATAGCAGTCTCGAATGGAATTCCTAGATTTAACCGAGATCGCAGCATCGCGGGAGTCAGTCCGTACTCCTCAGCCCATTCATCGATGGCCTGCGTCTTTCCATTGTATGTGATTTTCTTCTTTGTCCTTACCGGAGTCGTCATCGCCCGCTCGACAGTCCAGTTGTTTTGATCGAGCCGATTCTTGAGCGTGCCTTCCCGAAAACCCAGTTCACGCTCCCACTGAACCATCGTTTGAGTGCGGCCATTCCATTCGATCAGTCGGTTGTTACGTTTGTTGTTTTGTTGCTCCGAATCAGTTGCCCAATGACAATTTCCCGGTTCGTAATTTCCATCATTATCGATTCGATTAATGGTATACTCATCGGACGGCGGATCTCCCATATCAGCATAAAATGCCTCAAAGGATTCTCGCCACTTCGCACACATCTTAATTCCACGAGCACCGTAATCCTCCCATCTGAGATCGTCTTCGTTTTCCGTTCTTCTGATGATTAGACACCAAGTATTGTAGATTGCCGTTTTCGACATCCCGTGTGTTCTTTTTGTCTCACTCATCACTTCTTTACGAAGACAACCACAAGAAAGAGATTTGCCTTTATTGATGTCATAGACGTAAATTTCCTTGATCGTTTTGTCTGGACATGAACACTGAACCTTCACATATCCTTTTCTGCTTCCTGGTCCGATTAATGTCCAGCGATTGTTCGGATGTGTAAAATCAACGTCGAGCATGACTGACTCTCCAGTATAGAGTTGGTATGTGAAACAAGCCATGTCTTACGAGGACATGGCTTGTTATTTTTACCAAAAGCTAGACAAGAGTCAAGCAATTTGAATTCTTCTCTTTGTTCAGCTAGCTCCGGTGAAAAGCCACCCGGTCTGCGGGGCCGAAAGCGACAGGCAATAGTCCTCCACAACACGACCCATTTCCCGGCGTTGATCTGGATCGGACTTGGTTTCTACGGTCTGATTTTCATAGAAGCGGGCACAAATTGTCGAAAAGTCCAACGTTTGTTCTTCTGGTGCAACGATCCCCTGCGGCCTGGAAGCGATCATGGCAATCGCCTGCGGCCAGATGTACGACCTCGACTGCGCGGCTGGCGAAGCGACATTGGCGGACTTGGGTGTCGTCACCACGATTGCATTCTCGATCACCAGTCGCAAGCCGTAGATGAACGGAGCCAGTCCGTACTTGCGGTTCGGATTTCTCTGATCGGTAATGGCAGCGAGAGCGTCAGGAGAACCCTTGATGTATCCACGGTACTCGTCGGCAGCCGATACCTTTCGACCTTCCTGCGGATTCATGGTAAAGGTCAGTGCTTCCTCATCCGTGACGATGCCACCAGTTGCTTGCTCAACACCGATTAATGCCGTGTTGATGTCGTTTTGCAGGTAAGGAATCGGATTAACCGAAGCCCCTCCCTGCGTGGACCATGCGCCGGAAGCAGCGGATGTGTTCGTGAAACCGGGACCGGTCCAGTTTGCGGCAGCATTGATCAAATTCACCATGATCAACGTCCGTACCGTCATGGCCTTCGCAGCCTGCATCGCGGCATGTTCAGCCACGATTGCCCATACCGCCTGCTGCACGCCCTTCCTGCCCAAAGAAAACGGGAAAGTGTACCGAGTGGTGCGGTATGGCTGGAATGCGAATCCCTGCCGTTCTTGACGGCCACCGGGAGCGTCCACGCCATCTTCCCAGAGATAGTCATTGATGGAAAGCACGCGGTAAGGAGAGTCACCATCGAGCGTCAGATAGTAACCCATGTCGTTCTTGACCGTCATCTCTTTGAGATAGCGGTTGATGCGGAAGAACGTCGGGTTTCGCGTGTACTTGAGGAGCAGACCAGTCGCTTCGTAGGAAGCGATGTACGTATTGGAACCACCAGGAAAGTACTGATTGGGCCACGTTCCCAGACCGGCGTACATGGTCGGCGATTTCTGTACACCTAGAACGCGATTGTAGGCATAGGTGGGACGAGACGCACGAGCCACGAGCGCACGGGGATCGGAGTATACGGTTGGCGCACGTCCGCCAGCGTCGATGTACGACTGATTCAGACCACGAGCCTGGAATCCCGTGGGCGGACCTTGCGGAAGAAACTGAGTACGAGGGTCGCCCGAACCGCCGCCATATTCAAGATGTGGTCGGTCTTGGGTGTACTGGTGCGGCATCGGCGCGTGCCGAAGCTGGTAGTACGTCTCTCGCTCTCGCTCCTGCCAACGGCGTTGACGCATCCGCTCACCAAGCGCCGGATTGGGTGCCGGAAGCTGCGGACGGGGAATGCTGCGAGGATCGATGGAACCGGGCGCGGCATACATCGTCGGCACGGCGCGAGCGTGACGGTGTTGGACGTTGAAACCGGGCTGAATCATTGTCGGAGGCATGGCGAAACTCCATCAACAAGAAAAGACTAAATGTATACTTGTCTTCACTTCGCGGAAGAATTACGAACCCGTGGGAGACCAAGGAAAGATCACCAGTTTCACGTTCACCGTCTGACCGCCATTGGCAAAACTTCTGGAGATTCCAGCAATCCATTGATTCCAAGGTCCAAACGGTGATGCGAGTGTAGCGAATCCTGAGTTGGAGCAGACGATCAAAGATCCCGGCTTGATCTGACCGGCAAAGGCCGGATCGACGTCCACCAGACAGTTGCGTCCGGGTCCGTAGACCCCCACGCGAGATTGCGATCCAGGAGGCAGGTTTGGATCGGTCCCCACCGCATAGACGTAGGGTGGTTGGGTATTACCAAGCTGTCCTGGCGCAAACTCCGTTGCTTGTGGAGTAGCGCCAACGCACATGGCGTTGAGTCCACCCATGAAACAACCCCCCTGCGTCGTGCTGTCGAGCATGACAAATCGAGAGGGATAGATATTACCAGACGGACTGAAGTTGAAATCCCAGTCGGAGTCCATGATTCCAAGAAATAGACCCGCTACCAGCAACAGTACCAACAAGATCGATATGAGCAGCATGTCAAACTCTCCGCGCGAGTTAAAAAGCAATTTCAAATTTTGTCTTTAGTTGGAATGCTACCAGCCCGAGTTATCGTTCGGCTGACCGAATTCCGACAGGTCCATTCCGCCCATTCCACCTTCTGGATAGGGACTACGGCTCAAACGCGAGCCGGGAGGCGGCGTGTACTCATCGAATCCTTGCTGTCGTGGATCAGGTTCCGGAACCTGTCCGTACATGGTCGGCTGGTACTGCTCGGGAGGCACATCGCCGTAACCGGGAGCGAACTGATTTTCGTATTCGGCTGAATGCGTCAGTCCTTGGTAAGCTCGCGAGTCGTACGGATCGAATTCCGGAGCCGGAGGCCGATAGGCCGGACCAGCCGGATACTGCGGTGCCGGTGCCTGGTACTGCATCGGCAGTCGGTTCTGGGGAATCGGAGCCTGACCTTGACCGCCCTGGGCGCGCTGGTATCGCACCATCTCCACGGCCCGCTTGTAGTGAGCAGGATCACGATTGTTGCCGGTGATAGCCAGCACTTCCTGCATCTCCTCCTTGGTCAGCGGATAGCTCATGTCCGGCGTCGGTCCAGGCGTCGGGTCACCGAGTACTGGTGGGAGTTGTTCTGTGCCGATCTTCTGAATCCGATCCATGATGTAGGCGATGTAGTGACCCCGCTCGTGGAACGGCTTTCTGCGAAGTTCTTCGACTTCGTAATCGTCCACCAGATAGCCCATCCCGGCGAGACGGCTGATCTCTGCTTCACACGCGGCAAGGTCGGCCTGATCTCGCTCGTAGAGCAGCAGTTCATTCACGCGCCGCTGTTGCTCCAGCGCGTAGCTATTCTGCTGTAGCTCGTAATTCATCTGAGCGAGTCGGCGATCATACGTCACTCGCGATGGTGATGGCGAGCCATATCGCATGGGATTCTCCGGGTTCTGGTAACGATGCTGGCCACGATCAGTGCGAACGTCGCGTTGACGGGCGTGGGTCAGTTGGGAATAAGGAGAGGGTGTGTGAGATTCGTAACGCGGATGTTCGGCGTATCGGGCCGGACGCTGCGCGTTCTGCCGATAACGCGATGCAGGAGTGGGAAATTCCTCTTCTTCCACTTCCTCTTCCGGAAACGGCGTGTTTGGTGGCCCTAATCCTTCGGCTCCGGCCTCTGGAAACTCCTCTCCACCACCGAGAACCTCCTGTAGACCCTCAATGGCCATTTCCAGGTTTTGCAGGACGGATTCGATACCGGCATCTTCGCCCATACCTCCCATTGGCATTCCACCACCCATCATCTCTTCACCTGCCATCTCACCGCCAGCGAAACCGGCTTCTTCACCAGCCTCAAAACCAGCGTCTTCGCCTGCACCGAATTCCTCCTCGTCCAGTTCATCCGCGTATCGCGCGTATCGCGGTTGGCGGGAACTTTGAGTTGGACGGGGAGCTTGGTGCAGAGAGCCGCGCATTCCGGGCATCGGAGTGGCCGGTCGCGGCATGTGAGACTGAATGTGAGGATTGATCGAAGCGGCCACATGCCTCTGTCCTATCCGCGCACTGCCAGAAGATCGCGGACCCATCGGCATCCGGCCCGTCGGTCCACCACGAGGTCCGGCATAATCCGCGTACGTCTGTGGGTTGGGCGCATCGCGGTGACTGTGCGGAATCCGCTGTCCAGGACTGTAAGTCGATCCGCCATCACGCGGCCACGGCGCGGAGTACATGGTGCCTGGCTGCGGTCTGTAACCGTAAGGAGTGCCGATGGGCAAACCGGTTTGCGATGTTGGCGGCAGCGGTTGGTTGTACTGCGGCAACCACGAATGCATCGGCTGTGGTTGAGGTCGTTGTCGTGGCGCTGGCATTGTGTTTCCTCTCCTCGAATAGCGAGCGGGACGACGGACTTGTCTGTAGGCGCGACGTCTCCCATCGCCCATCGAATACCGATAAACCACCGGGAACGATCCGTCACGTCGTTGATAATTAAGCGGCAGCTTCACGCTCTTGGAGTAACTGACGACGCCCAGATCCAGGTAAGGATCGCGGGCCAAAAGAGCGACACCTGTAATGCTCTTATCATCGTCGTAGTATTCACTCGAACGATAAGGAAAGTTTTTGCGTATTTGAGCGTGAGTCGGATCGAGCAACTCGTCCGCCACAATTGCCGGTTCTTGTTGTGGTCCGAATGGAGCCACGCGAGCATTCACATAAAATCCGGCCAGTGGCGGTTGGTGCGGTTCAGCTTTGGTCGGTTCTGTATGCCCCAATGTCATGCGGATCGGAACGCCCTGCTTCTGCATCCGCTGAAGATTGCGGGCGATTTCGTAGAGCTTCACCTCATCGACAACGATTTCTTTGCCGGTTGTCGGATCAATTCGACGATGGCATTTGAAAATGGGAACGCCAGGACGCTTTATCCAACGACGAGGATCGTTAAGAGTTTGCAAAAAATCAAGCGTGGCGTCCGGACCAGTGTAATTGGTAGTACTGCCATTGCGTCGGTAGAGAGTCGGCTGGCGCTGTGTGCGACGTTGTGAATAGATCGATGATTTGATTTTCGTCCGCACGTTCGATTCCAGAAACAAATAAAAAGCCTGGAATCAAACGCAAAGATCAAACCTGGAACATCGTTGCGTTCGGTTCCAGGTTCCCATTGAGAGGATCAATCTCATGGTGACCAGACTGTTACATCTTGTCATGAGCCAGATTATGCCCCTACAGGAGTGAAAGCAATGAGAATTTCTGAAAATTTCGGTCGGGACGGCACGGAGTTAGGCGATACTATATGGGTGGTTTTATCGTGTAGGAAAAGACAGAATTTTGATTTGCCTTTTGGTTTTGATGATGTAAGATGGATTCATGAAACCTTTCACAACCACTTACGAAGTTAGACTAAATCAACTATTGCAAGATTTTGGCTATCGATACGAAGGAACAACTCTCATATCCAAAAGCGTTCGTGGTTTCATTAATGACCGAATCGTCGGCAGGTTCAGAAGCATCTCCGTTGCTGTCGAATATCTCATTCCCATCATTCATGAAAACGAGTTCTACGAGCGGTGGTCTAAATTAGGAGAATCGTCATGACCACCGACACCACCCTTTAAAACAGGACTATAAAAAGTCCGCGCTGCTGAAAACACAAGGATTAAAACATGATGACATACATGACTGCTATTTCTATCCTCAAAACCAGACCGCTAAAAATCCCCAGAGAAGAAGCTATTGAGGTGGCTACAGCAGGACTGACTTTCAAACTCGCCTACGATGCCGGTCAGGATGCCGGAAACCGATCCATGTATAAGAATAAACGGACGGTTTGGAATGAAGACGATTGGAGTTGTGCCTTAAAAGCGACCAATCTGCTCTTGAATCTCTTTGATCCTATTCGGTATTCAATTCAAAAAGACGAAAAATAAACTTGCCTTTTCTTATTCGTAGAGTAGGATAGAAACATGTCAACACCGATGACCTTTGCCGAAGCTGCCAAACGACAACACCTGTATGGCAGCTACTACACCATCTGGCTAGTCAGTCCAGAAGGCAAGCGGGAGTATATTGGATTCACTGGACGAAAGAGCGGCGCCGGACTCTTTAAGTTCTTGCAACGCGATACCATGCAGAGTTTAATGAAGAGGCGGTTCCTGGATGTCGCTTCACTGTCGTTCAAAAAGACTGCTACCGCACTCATACTTTCGAATGGATGGAAGATCGAGTTCGGCGGGACGATTCGGCAGGAAGCGAGCGAACAGAACTGTACCTCACCGACGGAATCGTTCGAGAGTACCGCTCCGGCAGAGTCGAGTGGCGAATAAAATCCAAGTGTTCTTCATACCGCTCTCTCGCTTCATCCAAATCAGTCGCCGGTTCCCACCTGTACTCGTGAGCGTACGAAGGCGACGGTTGGTAGCCGAGACCAAACAAAACCTTAGCGTTCATCATTGCACGTCGCTTATCGGACGGCTGACCGTAGCCGAAATTCAATCCAGCGGCATGCGCTCGCGATGCTAATTGCTTAAAGGTACGAAGCATGCTCATCGTTCCTTGTCTCATTTCTTCACGACTAGCTGTATCTCCTTCTGGATTAATGTAATTCAACTCAATCATGTTATCATTCGGATCGTAATCGATGTCAGCTTCTCTTCCGTCAGGAAAGATTACCGTATTTCTGTTCGGTTCGGCGTAGCTTCCTGGTCGGGCATCGGGAAACACACTCTTGATTATATGATTTGCCTTTTGCTCACCATGTTGTACTTCTTGACGACGCTGCATAGTTTGATTTCGTTGTATGGGGAAATTCTGCTGTTCTTCTTCCCAACCATCCCAACCGTTATCTAATGATTCGCCTTCATCAGTTTGCACATCAGCACGAGGCGTGTTCATCGGTCTCGCGTGCTCGTCCTGCACATTCTCGTCCGGCGGCTCGTATCGTTCCCGCTTCTGCTGCGCAATCTGTTGCGGGGTCGGTGCAGGATCGCGGCGCGGTGTTGGAACTCCCCTTCCTGCCATACCCGGACTATCCACCCAGGCTGGACGTTCTGGAGCCTGCGGACGAGAGATCGGCCCGCCATTGTCGTCTTGTATAGAAGACGAACGTGGAGTTTGTCTTTCCTGTCGAGGCTCATCATCATAACGGCTTCCATACCAGTAATGAGGAGCGTAGAGAGTTGGATTTCCGTTGCGCGCGTATGACTCTGATATACTTGCCTTATTAGTCGCCTCAACCAACTCTTTATATTTTGCCTTTACGACTTCTGGCGGACTGGTCGCCGGTCCCCAAACCGGATGTTCGGGATTGATTCTGAATGGTTCAAATCCAGACTGCATGAGTATTCGAGCGTTGATCCGTCCGCGTCGTTTGTCGGTAGGAGTGTATCCGATACCATAACCCGCTTTGGCGATACCTGTGACCAGATGCCGAAGGACTGCCTGAACCTGCATTGCCTCGCCTTCAGGACGCTTTTCCGTGCTGTAGCCACCCCCCGGACCGGTATAAGCAAAATCAAATCCTTTCTCCTCTGGATAGGCAGTCAGCATAACTTTCCCTCCGCCCGGCAGTGGATGTCTGAACTGTCCATGCTTAAATTCACCACCAGGCAATATCGCTTTCACAGCATCGCCCATCGCATACAAATCTCGATTCTTTTCGCGTTCCCTCTGCTCCTCCTGCCTATTTCTTTCTGCTGCTTCCTCAAGCAAACGTCTCTGACGTTCTTGCTCTACTCGTCGCCGGGCTTCGAATCGATCCTCTCTTACTTGCGCCGTGCGTGCCACGGCTTCATCGGGATCGTCTCCGGCTTGTGCGGCGGCTGCTCGCGTTTTTTGTTCGGCAGCTTGAGCGGTTGCTTCAAGTGCCGCGTTCGCGGCATCGGCGCTGTTTAGCAACCAACCGCCCACAGGCTGACCATCCACCATAGCGCGGTGAGCGTGAACCCTCCAACCTCTTGGAACGAGCGATACTTCGGCATTGGATGTCGTCGGAATGGTGACGTTACCGTAGACGTCCACTATTTCAGAATCTTCGCGAGCGATGTTGTTGGAATTAGGGTTCTGAGCGAGTTCCTGGTCCAGCATTTCCGTCAGCATCGGAGAGTTCAGCATGGCGGCACGCTCCGTTGCCGTACCGGCCATTCGCCATTGCTGGTCCAAAGCTTGTCTTTCTTGCCTGATTCGCTGCCGTTCGGCCTGAAGTTGCTGTGCCCCTCCCGCACTACGCGCTACGGCTTCATCGGGATCTTCGCCACGTTCCGTAGCACCTTCCCGCGTAAACCGCTCCATGTATTCCGCAGCCTCCTCTTCTCCGCCTTCTTGAGCCAACTCCTCACTCAGTCGCCACTCTCCAACCGATGCTCCGTCGTTAATGTTCCATCGATACGCCGTGTAGCTATTTCCCGCATAATCAAAGCTAGTCTCTTCCAAGAAAACACCCACACGATTGTCGTAAACATCGGCCAATTCCGCAACAGGTTCGTCTTGAAGGGTTGCATTGCTATCAAGCTGTCTTTGAACTTCTGTTTGGTAGCGGCCACTCCTGTTCAACATATCTTCTTCAGGCTCGGGAGCGTCCTGTTGATTCTCACTGGCAATGCGGCGTGCCTCCCGTCTTGCCTCACCATGCCCCGTCGTCCACTCGCCATAAGATTCGTCATTGCTATCTCCTTCTCTGCTGACCACCGTCCGGTATACACTTACAGAATCGCGATGTCCTGGTGGAGTATATTCACCATTTTGTATGTATACGTTGTGCTGATTCTCGTATGCATCATCCCCATCCGTATCCCACTCAGAGTAAGAATCGATATGATCGTAACTTCTGTCAGCATTCACGTCATCTTCATCGATTGAACCATCCCATTCTGGTATCTCTTCTTCCTCTTCTTCCTCTTCTTCCTCTTCTTCTTCTGGTTCCTCCTCGATCTCTTCTATTGTTTCGCCTTCATCAGTCTGCGCCTCACCGGCAGGCTCTTCTATCGGTTGATCGGTCTCGTCTTGTACTTCACTTGATTGCGCTTCAGCCGTTCGTTGATTTCGTTCATCTTTGAGCCTTCTGGCTACTTCTTCGTGATCTAAAGACGCGCCTTCATCAGTCTGCGGTTCTCCCATCATCCGCTGCCGTTCTTCTCGCTCTGCCTCTTCCAGCCATCGACTTTGTTCTTCTAATGGTGACAGAGGACGGTTTACGTTCCCTGTGACTGGAGATACACCTTCCTCTACTTCACTCGGACTTGGTGGGCGTAATGGGGCTTCTGGCCTCGTCCTTACTTCCAATTGCGTATTTGGATCATCCATCCACTCTGGGCGCGATCCAGTTTCGTGCGGGAGTTGCTGTGACGGAGACTGACGCTGGCGTAAATGCTGTGCCAGAGCCTCACGTCTCTGCGCGTCTCGTGCTTCCCAAACTTCATTATCTCGTTCTTGCGCTACTTCCTGTTGCTCATCTGGATAAACGAATCTTTCCTGGCGCGGTGGTTCTCGCTGTGGCTGTTCGACGGCAGAAGGAGGTGCGCCTTGATCGTCCTGCACATCGGGAGGCGGTTCTGGAGTATCCGGCTGACTTGGTTCCTTGTAACGAGTGCGGCGATGGATGGAATGATCGCGAGGAGGCATGGAAAACCACCGACCGCGATAGTCGCGTGGAGGCGCAGGAAACCGCTGCCCACGGTCGTCCTGAACGCCTTCAAGAAAATGAGTCATCGGTTTAGCTAGTCGTGGCATGGCGTCTCATTCTACAACGATCAAGGAAAAGACGAGCCTGTGTTCGAGGATCGAACGGCAGTCGTCGATTCTGTGTTGGCTGTTTCTTGTTGCCGAATAATCGTTTATGAAGCATGGCAATTGCCGTAATAGTTCCCGCTGTCGCGAGAGAAATACCCGGTACTGGAATTGGCAGTGTCGCGATGGCGCTTCCTACTATGAGGCGTGCGTATGTCGGGCCATATTTTGTCTTTAATTTCTCGTACTGTCCAGTTACCTTTTTCCATGCCTGATCGATTGTCCGTCGCGGCACGCTCTTGACATGACTGAGAATTTTAGATACGCGAGTATTCGGATCGGTCAGGTTCTCCGAACGCCACTCGGGACGTTTAATATTTTGTCTTTTAGTGTTCTCCCCCTTACCACCTGGATTTTTCTTATTAGTGAACTTGCCATCGGTTTCAGAGTGCTCTCGACCTCCAGTATCGGCCCGATAGTACGTCGGTCTTTTCCAGCCCCGGTACTGCTCATGTAACCTGCGATGGGGAATTTCGTCAAGTTGGTTTTTAGTGATAAGATAGCCTTCAATAGTCTTCATGCCTTTAGCTCTTGCCTTCCACAATCGATGAACGCCGTCACATATCCAATCTCCATCTGGGTAACGAATAACCATGATCGGAAATTCGAGGTCTGTCTGGTCTGCACGTTCGATAAATTCTGGATGGCCAGGCAGTTCGTCTTCTGCCTCTTCTTCTCCTGGTTTGAGATTGTTAATCGCTAGTTTGCTCACACTTAATGCTTGGGGCTGAATACTCATCATGTTGATGTAATGTTTGATATCAGGTACTTTCCATGCACCACCAGCATCTTCAAATATCTGATCGTAGTACTTATAGTGCGTCGGCCTGCGTCGATTGTGATACTGTTCGGGAGCAATCAGCGTCTGACCGAACTGAGGAGCAATCGACGGGTCGCTAACCGATGCCCAACGAACTTTTTGTCTGTTGGCAGCGACCCAGGAAATCCATTCCGAGTAAAGCTGATCGCCTGGATAAAGCGTAAATCTCTCCAATCCGGTATCCACACATATAGTATCCCCGCGCACCAGCACGCGCGGATAAGGCTGCTCTTGCGTCATTGGCTGAACTGGATAATCGTATCGAGTAAATCCGATCTTCTTTTGCCTTTTGCCGAAGTTTCCTCCTGGCAGATAAGTATTACTTCCTCCAGGAAAACCAAATCCAGATGGCGTGGTCCCCATCCCACCCGGAGCCGTTCCCATAAATCTTGTCGGCATGTCCCAAGAATCCCGCGAGAATGGCATCGGTTCCTGGACTCCGCCAGCATTCGCGAATGTAGTTGCGCCGCCAGCAGCCGGAAGCATGGGAGGCGCGCCTTCACCTGACATTCCCATCGGGTCCATCGGCATCATTGGAGGAGGTCCACCTGCCACTTCATCATCCTGCTCTGGATGAGCGTAACCAGCCGCCTCTCGCAACTCGTTCATCTTAATCGGCACTTGAATGCTTACGAGGTCCAGACCATTCCGAACTTTCTCTGCTGCTTCTGTATTCGGCAGGAGCGACTTGAAATAAACCGGGAACTTAGCTGTGGGGAAATTGTACCGTTTGAGAGGCGCAAGTAGATCATAAGTCAATACATTATCATGACGATTTGCATCATGAATCAAAATCTCGTCTTTAGTTGCCTTCGCCAAAAATGCCCGTCCCGTATCGCCCAACCCCTGCATCTGTCCGCCGCCAGACGACATGCTTTGACCGACGATCATTCTCTCGATGTTCCGATCAAAGTAGTCCGCCACGAGGTTTTGTAACGCCTTCAGTCCGGCCTCATTCATCTGAATCTGTTCGATGGCTGGCCAGTTCCCCTGCGGATTACGAGGACAGACGATGGCGGCTTTACCGATCACGGCTTGAGCATTGGCGATTTGCTGGAGACGTGCGGCCTCATTCCCGGCTGGATAATTGAAGACGAGCAGGTCCATCATGCCGACGGCCTGCATGTAGGCCAGCATCCACGTCAAGGCATCGGATCGAGCGATATACTGCCAATAGACCTGACCCCGCAAACCGAATCCCTGCACCGATCCGGCCAGTTCACCTTCAAAATAATCAGCTTTCTGACGGATGTGCTGATAGATACCAAACCGCTCGCGCCAGTATGGACGCTGAAGGCAGAGAGCCGTGCCACCCCGATCCGTCCAACGCAAGTCGATGCCCCATTTCGCTCCATTCCGCGCGTACCAACCCGTCGTCATGCTGTCGAGCATGATCGCCGGAACGCCGTCGTACGTGAACTGGATTGAATCGCCGTGAAGGGGGTCCCAATTTCCAATACCCCACGCATTGTTCAAGTCTTCCAGTCGTGTGAAGTTCCACTGATTGCCACCACGACCCCACCATGCCCCCATCATGAACTGCCGACGCATGGCGTCGAAGTCCTTGATTCTCTTCACGACTTTGGTAAGGCTATCCCGAACGTGAACCTGGAATGGATCTTTTTCATCTTCAACGGTGAGATGCCAGTCGCGGTTGATGGTGGGAAGAATGCGTTCTTCTAAAAGGCCGAGAATGAACGTGTCTCTCATCATCGAACGAGCGTTTACATATGTGTCCCTCATAGCTTCGTCGAAACGATAGCTATAAACCTTGGTTGCTGAATTAACTATTTGAGTAAACTCACGACTGGGAGGCACTAGAAATGCGTCCGGCCCTAGCATACTTTCTCCGCTAGGTAAGCGGAAATTTTCCATTGTCCACTGCTTCCGATTTGTTGGATCGGAATGAAAATCGGCCTTTGTCGGAATGTCGGGCCGAAGGCGAACTACATCAATTTCAGACATGACACTATTCCGGTGGACTTTGAACTGGAATAGTGTATCAAAATTCAGCAGAAATGAAAGAGCCCCAGTCATAGGATTGGGGCTCTCAGAAAGGCTTATTTATTTTTTGCCTTCGAGAATCACAGCTTTAGTCTCATACCACCAAGGCAAATCTACCTTCTCCCACTTAATCTTGACTAATCTGCATGGTGGTGATTCGAGTACATCGATAACCCTGCCACATCCATAGTAATCCAACAACATTGTCGGATCAAATCCCCTGGACATTTGATACTCAGAGTTAAACAAAACACTATCGCCGATTTTCATTTTTTACCTTTTTTCCACTTCTGTCTTGGAGCAGATCGCAATGAACTCTTTCAAAAACGTCGAACATCTCCGTCCGATGTCGGCGGCTTTGCGAAGTAGGAATTCTGGATTGGAGTGTGAGCCGTGACCCGAAGTAATCGAGTCGGCCTGCTTTTGCAAACCGAGAGATATCGCTTCCATTTCATTTGCCACGGCAAGAGGATCACTGTAGTCGATTCCTTGAGCGAACAACGAATCGGCAGGGTTGATTGTTTTTAATGACTGAACCCCGACCGGCGGTTTAGTCATGGATTCGAGAGTTGCAGTTGTATCGGCCACGAGATTGCTCCTGTAGGATTTCGGACGGTTTTGTTGAACGGAGAACGGATACGAGTAAAGTCTTGTCGGAAGAAAGATCGGTACTTTCATCTGAGAGTCACGCGCCTCGTATGACTTCGTGCGCCACACCATCAGCATCGGTAAAAACAGACTGGATTGGAGTTTTCGGCTTATATTGGACCTGCAAAAGATTCCCCACCGACAAGCAAGTGGATACAATCTTAGCTATTGTATTGCCTTTCAGCACGCATTCCGAACTATTCTGACGGTCGGCCAGAAAACGAGCGATATCAATGCAGTCGTTGCCCAGTCCCAACATCGACATATGATCCGTCGGCGCTGGCGGAATGCCCGCATGAGCACGAAAGTGGTCAGCAGCTTTCAGCACCAACTCAATACCGTGCTGCTCGATCAGATTTCTCAAACCATCAGCCAGCGGTAACGACAAAAGCTGTGCGTCAGAATCGATCACTGTGTGTCTCCAAAAGACAAGTTTCAAATCCAGCAGAATGGTTATTCTTTCTCCATCCCAACACGCAAAAGCTCCCTCATCCCCAATTCTTCCGGCGACTCCACCGGAAACTGATCGACGAGGGGGATGAGGCTTTTCAGGTGCTCGGCCTGCCGCTCCAGACTATCGATTTTCATTCGGAGTAGCTCACCAGCAGTTGCCTGATCGTATTCGTCTTCGGTTCCCGACGACAGCCGATCATCGTATATCCCGTCATCGAACTGCTCCCCTGGCGGGAGATGGACTTGTTGCTGGACTTGTGGATTCAAATGACCCAGATTCTCGGTCGGGATTGGTACGCCGTTCTGCGACAGAGGAGGACCTGGTTGATAGACCTTGCGTTCCTTGACCAGAAACGGCCCCTTCACGACCTGCCCGCGAGAATACATCACCACCTCGACTTCAGTATCCTGGTCCTGAAGTATCCTCTGAAAATTCTGAAAGGGAGGATTCTGAAGCAGGATATTGATCGCATCGCTCGGCTGAACATTGCGAGGCAGCGGAAACTGGGACCGTTTATTTCGCGTAGAGATGATAGCAAACGGACCATCCGGCGGTTGTGGTTGGCTGCGAACAGGACGGCGCTTTGGTGATTGCTGGTTCATTCGAATAGACCATTTCTTTCTTTTGCGAGTACACCAAGGGAGACAGGGGTTTGTCTTATCGAAACGACTTCGTCGATTTCTGGAATGTCGGTTAAAGCAGCTTCTACTTCTTCAAAAGGAAGCCGATAAAGCACGCAATCAGTATCGTCCCTTCCGGCAATTATAAACCAATTATTGTTGTGGGGTACTGCTCCTCCTGGAAACACCACGTTCCGCTTAACTACTGCCTCGTTGCCATGATATGCTTCCGGCCAGACAAGAGGAACAGCAGTTTGCCTTAAAACCCGATGCGGCGGTTCGTAATCGAATACGACACAACCAATCGTATAGCAGTTTCCCTTGGGAGTCTTGAGACAGCCATGAGCGAAATGATAGTAACAACGACTTCCGTCCGGTTTTCGCACAAGAACTGGTGTTGCTCCACCTCGCAATGCACCGCCCTTCCAAGGCAACTTATTGTCTGTCTTATAGACAACTTCGCCATTGTGATTCAAAATAATATGCTCTGGCTTGATCCCATAAATCCACCGTCGCATCCCGCAGTACAGGAATGGCACCCAATTTTTCTCATAAGCGTTACCAAAAGGCGAATCGTAAATTTGTATTTCGTCTATTCCAGAAAGATCGGTTTTGAATTTTACAGTTCCAACCCTCACGAGCTTGGGAGGATAATTGTCCGGCAAATTGAGAGCGGCATAAAAACCATCCATAAGATGTAGACGAGGATCTTCCAATCTCGGAGCGTCTGGATGCGAACTCCGAAAACTTCCGATTGGCTCGACGCTCCACTCTCCCAACCAATCGTCCTTGCTATTCTTCAGTTTCCACAACCCTAATGCAGAATGGCCCCAGGAGTCGCGAGTAGCTACGATCAGTTGTTCACCGCGATACAGACACATTGACGGATTGAAGTGGCCGTCCGGAATCGGCAGCTTGACTACGTTCGTATTGCGGTGGATCTCCGACCGAACGTCGCAGGTCGCGCACGAGATTACTTTCCGTTCTCCTAGTACCACATCATTCACATCTACCCGAACATGACAGGGTACATTCAGACGAGCGCACTCCGACAAGACTATCGACTTGTTCTTCGTGATGAATCCATTGCAGCACATCCCACACTGTTCCGGTATATCCGCCAGAGTGAGACGTTCGCCATAAATCCTTCCAGTTCCGCCGCAATAAGAGCATTCTTCCTGCACCGCACCAATGCCTGTTTCCTCCATAAACTCCCCACGATAGATGCATTCGTAGGGATCGATCAACTTCATTGTCGCCGCGTACTGCTCGCGACTTACCTCGAAGGGCTGCTGTTGTGTCTTCTCTTCGGCAGGATTATCGAGGGTGGACGGCTTCCACTCAGGCATACCGATGGACTTGTGGTCGTAAGTTCTCTGCTGGACGAGAGAAGGCAGTACCATGCACCATTCGAGATGATTGTCCTTGAGGACGCGATCATAGAGTTGTTGATCCATATTCCGTTCGGCAACGGCCATGAGTCGAGACAAAATAGGGATTGCCTTCTTGCGGATCATGAGCGCGTGACTTCCCCACGGCCACGACTGTCGGCAATAACGTGAAGTAGGACCGCCAAGCCGCTCAGTGATCTTGTTCCACGTACGGATTCCGGCATCACCAGAACCCAAGAAGACTAGATCCCATTTCGGCAAAAGATGGAATAGTTCCTCCTTGACCTTAAAGACCTCTTCAGAAAAGTTGTCCGGCAGCACGGCATCATCTTCGAATACGATACCGTAGTCGTCTGAGTCGCGAAGGATCAAGTCGAGGCACTGCCATGCAGTGTAATGGTTCAAAATCAAGGCGACGTGACCGCTACTGATGGTCTGTCCTGTCTCGAATTCCCTGACTGTCCTCAGACCGGCAGACACCCCATGCAACCCACGCATGAACGTGGCACGTACGCCCTTCTCACGAAAGTGCTCGATGCACTTCGCCTTGCGTTCGGCAAGCTGGTCACAGGTAATCACGAGACAGACAGGAGCCTTCACTTCTTTTGCCTTCTTAATTTTATCAGAGATTCTTCGAATATCTTGTTGGCTAAACATTCACGTTCTCTGCGAAGTAATTGCAGTTCGTAAAAATCCATACTCCACCCAATTCCCATCCGACCACAACGAATCACGTGATCAAGAAAAGCTATTCGCTGCAAGAGAGGATTGGGAGGTTCTTCAGGACCGTCCATTACATTCTCCGGAATTCACCCTGCAAGATCCGCCAGACCATCTCTTCCAGTTCAGGACTTGGATTCTCGCCCAAGTTTTTGCGAAGAGCAACCAGACCTCGCGTCTTGCTCTCCAGTTCGACGATCTTCCGGTCGAGCATTCCCAGAGCATCCTCACGACGCTGGCCGTTATCGTAACGCGGCCCATCACAGGATGCTGCCATCTCAGGCATTGGCATTCCTTGTGGCCCTTCTCGATAGACTGGTGGCTGCGAGCCATGCGCGACATTACTGACTAATCCTCCTCGACTTTCCGACCTGGATTCGTCGCCGTAATTCATGTGAATCGGTCCGGTGCTCTTTTGCTTGGGCGGTTCTCGATCTTCCATTACTTACCTTTCAGAATAGATTTCGGCTTTTCGTCGCTGTCGCCCAGATGCGGCAGGAACTTGAAGCCACGGGACAGGAACTCCACGATCTTACGCACGTCGCCAGTCTTGAGGAGTTTTTCAAAATCCGGCGTCATCTTCTCGTGAGTTATCATGATACGAGGATTGACGAGTTGTTTGCCGAGTTCCTTGCACTTTACTTCAGCAGGATCGGCTTGACCCATTCGAATAAAATTATCCACGTCAAGAACGATTACTAAATGGTCGTCCTTGTGGTTCGGAGTTTGTACGGGAATGCAAATCATTTACTTGCCCTTCGGAGGCAACTTTTCAATTGCCTTTTTTGCTTCTTCAACGGAATGAAAACACCACTCCCTCGACCGATGCCGCAGAGACGATCTTTCGTTTGCCTCCATGTCACCACCCCATCGAGGAGGGAAGGCAGGTCCGACTTCGTGGCAAATCTTCGTGGCCCCAACCGATATCACCGTGCCGTGGACCATATCCCAATTGCCTTTGTCCTGCTCCATGACCACAAAATCTCGCCAGTAGACCACAATTACTGTATCGCCCACGTCCCAGTCCTCGGCATCGGAAAGTTTGATTTCCGGCTCGATTTTTGATGCAGAGGGCTGGTTGTGAGCGAGCGCGGCGTCCATTTGCTCTTTCGTACCAGTCGTGGCCACACACCCGGATGGATCGAAGAGTGCGTACGTGTCGGGCCTGTCGCCGTATTTCTCAACTTTCCAAGACATTATGATCTCCGCTAGTAAATAAAGTCTGATAATATCGCTTATGTACTATTGCGGTTTCAAATTTGATCCTCAATTTGTCTAAAAAGATCCTCAAAATTTGTTGCTTTGGCCACCGCGGATACACCGTTTTCGAGTTGAACAATTAACTCCATATTCATCTGATCGCCATTGTAATTAATTGCGAATGTTGCATTATTCTTTTTACCACGTTTGGCAAAGTCACGGATTTTATTCAAAAGGTCAGGATCGTTCATAATTTTGTCTCCAAGGAAGTTGTGAGAAACATAGTTAGAGAAAACTGAAGAGGACGATCTATTGCTTTCGCAAATTTACCATCTACTCTTCAGTTTGTTTCGGTCAGTCCCACTTGCGAGCGGGAGTAATGGGTAGATTTCTGGGATCAACTGGCTTTAGAGGATTTTTGGCGAAGTAGTTTTTCCTGATCTCTCGTACTTCAGCAAGAGAGGGATTCTTGAATTGATCAGCGATTGAAGTCCCTCTCTTGCGACCAGTTCCATCAACTATAACTTTTAGCCAGTCCTCTTTTTGCCGCCCTTTGAGGGGTACAATATCAATAGATCCATCTTTTTTCTCAACTACTCCGCAAGGCTCATTGAGAGCATACCATTGCATAATCTCCGTGTGGAATTCGCCATCTGGGCTGATTGCTTCTCCGGCTTTCCACTCGGTTCCATTGAGAAAGAGCTTTTGATCTCCAATCTTGAATCGATATCCCCAAGCATCAGGATTGTTACGATCCTTCATAAGACCAATGCTAACACTCCAACCTTCTTCCTTTTGGACTTGGCCAATTACCCGGCCTGCGAAGAGGCAATGTATCGGTTCGACTTTTTGGGCGAATGCTGGCAGGGAAAATACCAGAATCGCAACCAGCGAGAACAGACTTTTCATACTTCACCTTCGTAAATGGCATCAGTTTGGTTGACAACTATCGGTTGATGCCTGAGACCGATAATGCTCATTATGTTTTATTAGTTTGCCTTCTCGCGTTCCGCATTTCCCATCTCGACGAACAATTCCCGCGTCTTCACGATCTGCTCAGTCAATTCCTGATTCCCTCCCAACTCACACCAGAGCAGAAGCGTCATGTTCAGTATGTTTGCCTTTTCGACCCAGGTAAGCCCGTGCCGCTCCGACCATGAATTCACAAATTCCCACAACTCCATTCCGGCCTTGTTGCAGATGATATCGCGCGGATGGGCAGTCTTGAGTACCTCTGGATGAGCCGAAATCATCGGAAGAGGTTCGTCGGAAGTGTCGTCACAGATGAAATCTTTCGTCAAGCATTTCGGACACTGCCAACGGTCGCTGCCATCAGACACATCAAAGCGATGCCCGCACTTTTCACACTTTCGTTTGTTGGATGTGCTCATAACGCCTCATACTACACGTTTTTGGTAAATCTCATCCAACCGTCGATGAATCTCGCCGTAAGGAATGCCCTGCTCCAATCCACGAATCATCGCGCTGTACTCTTCGTATGCGCAGTGACGTCCCTTCCTGAAGCCAATCATACGACCGAGAAAGAAGCCCATCCCTCCCATCAAAATCGAACCGAGCAACCCAACAACAAACCATGCAATTTGTACTGATGTCATGTTTTGCCTTTCTCCGACTTAAAATCGCGATGAGTTTGACAGTAATGCACATTCCCGCCATCCGACCGGTGGACGGTCCAGCCTATCTTCACAATCGCAGCTTCCATACTCGGAATGTCCTTCACGTCTTCTTTACTGGATAGTTCAGCACAGGACATACAGTCCGCCACATCGCAAAAAACAGTATCGACCGCAATCATGTTTTGCCTTTCAGATTAGATAAATGGCCGTTCATTTCTGCCACGGCTGAAGCCGCCTCCTGCTGTCGCTTTAGTCGCTGTTCTCGATAATAGTTCTCCAGCCGATCTCGCCACTGTTGCTTGGCAGCATAATGCCTCCTAGCCGATGTAATCGCGTTTTTGGACATCTTCACGCAGTCTTCTGCGCTCTCGGGAATGACAATTTCCCACGAGGGCGACCACCCGAGTCGAAGAATCTCCAGATCACGCCATTCCATTTGCAAAGTAACAACCTCAACAACCTTATCGAGGTACTTTTTGACAGCCCAAGACTGCGCCAGGGGATCAGTTTTGGCAAACGTCTGATGCCCTCGCCGAAACATCGCTGGAAATAACCCGCGTTCATTATTGCATTCCGAGCAAGCACGAACTAGATTGCAGTACTCGTCGGCACCACCCAAACTGGCCGGTTCTAAATGATCTTTGGTGAGTTCGCCTTTCCAGAACGCGCGTTGGCACCAGAAGCAATTACGCTGTCCCTCCTGCAATTCTTGTGGCGGATCGACAATACGCTCACAAATCGTTCTCATCTCGCAATCCAAATCCAAAAACCCAAAACAACAAAAACAAGCAGAAGGAATAAAGGATCTGTCAGTGTCCTTTTCAGAACCTCTGCCGAAAATTGAGAAAAAGTCTTCGGCATAAAGCCTCCTTTACCTTTCCTGCTACGAAAAAATTGGTGGCCCTCATTTCCCTAGCCAGCCTTTGCGGGAAAATGATCGCCCTCACCGCTGGCTTGACCTATTACTCCTTAATATACCACCCAAAAAGACAAGTACAACGGCCCGTGAATGAAACGCTTTTTGGCTTTAGCTTCTTGATTTCGGATACCATTTAGGGGCATCAGGGACAACCCTGTAGAAACCACGCCGCTTTAGCGACTGTGGAGTAGTCACAATTTCTTCCAAAGATAGTTCGGCCAACCAGTTACCTTCGGAGGCCGCTTCTCCGGATTCCGAATGCGGTCCCACAACTCGCCCCACTTCCGACGTAACTGACACTGGATGTAATCTGTGCTCTTTCTCGTCAAAGTCACTAGTTGAGAAGCACTCTTGGGACCATCCGCCAGACACTCCAGGATGATCTTAACCACTCGATCACACT